CATTAACTTTATTACCTTGAAAATCATTAACAGAGAATGAGAAACTCTTTTTCTTATTTATATTATTCTCACCATAGTAAAAATCATCCCCATAAAAGGTTGTAAAGAAACTATTATAACCCTCTAGATTATTCAAGAAACCATAATAAGAGAATAAACCTTTAGAAAACCAATTACTTCCTTGAGTAGTTGATTTACTTGCAAACTTACTCTCAATAAAAGATTCTGCCTTAGTATAAGTTTGTAATACTGCTGACTCATTAGAATAATTGGTAACAGTAGAAACCTCTTCAGCTACACCATGCATTATAAAAGTTCCTCTTGTCTTACAAGAAAAAGATAAAACAGGTGAATCAGGAATATTATACCCCATTCTAATCTCAAGAGTACCTAATCTATCTGGAACAGCAGGTTGGAAAGTTAAATGACTATTCTCTAACTTAACAACATAACCTGTATATCCATTTTCAGAAGTTGCTAAAGGAGCTAACACATTAACAATGTAATCAAGAGCATTACGACCATCCATAATTAAAGAATCTTGAATTGCTTCATAACTCGACCATACAGTAGGAGTTACTTCACAAGACCAACCTTCAATCTTACATAACTTCTCAACAATATCACTTATATAAACTCCACCATATTGTAATGGTAAAGCAGAACGATAAGCAGATAGACAATAATTATAATAAGTTCTATACCAAGATTTAGGAACTACAGTATTATCCGCTATCTTTGCCTCATTCTCTGAAGCTTCAAACCCTTGAATAGCATTCAAATAAGTTGAACAAACCTTTGCCCTTTCTTGTTGTTTCTCAGCTGTATCCCAACCTGCAGGAATCTCAAAATTACATAAAAATGCTCTAGAAGTCTTTTGAACATCAGTACAAGTCTTAAAGTCTGCTACACTTAAAGCATAGTTATCTCCATTAGACCAACCAACAGTATTCAATTGAGATTCTAGGATTGCACATTGAGTTTCAACTAAATTTCTATCTCCAGAAATACGAGTTGCCCAAGATCTACCAACAGTTTGATGAATCTTCATTAATGGATCCCATTGCCAAATACCCCAAGCATGTGCAGTTTGCTTATCTTCAGGATAAAGTGCATAAGCATCATCATAAGAAATAAGAGAACCACCTTGTAATTTATTTGGAACTAATCCACTCTCACACTCACCATTACCTAAAACAGCAGCAATTGCCGCATCTGACCAACCTCGAGCATGAAAATAATTATAAACTTTATTAGCAGTTTCAGACATAGTTGCCTTAGTTGTAGTATTAGTAGTAGATGAAGAAGAAACAGCTTCAGTGAAATCAGCTTCACCAGAAAACTTACCCCATCTATATTCTGCCAATGCCTTAGCGTCAGAAACACATATAAAAGTAGCATTATTCATCTTAAGAATACGTGTATTTAAATACTGATCCTGAACACCCTTCAAAGCTACCTTAGGTTTAGTATTTTCATCACTATCACTATAAGTACCAGGTACTAGTTCACACTTTAAACCAAAAGCAGTAACATCATTAAGAGTACCTAAAAGAGAATCATAATTAATCTTCCATTTCTTATCTTGATAAGTTGCCTCTGGTAAAATACCATCCCACTGAATAAATAAATCTGGAACAGGAATCAAAATCTGTCTATCTGAACTAAAATTACTTGGGAATGGTGAAAACACTGCATTCTTAAGCTTAGTGATATCAAAATCAACTGCAAAGTTACCTTTCTTATAACGATTGAAATAAGAATTATACAAAGATTCATATAACTGATATCTCTTCTCTGCTTCTTGTAATTCCCTATAAGTTCTCCAAGAAGAATTAATATACCCACTCTCATCAACCCACTTCATAGTATATGGTTCCCATAAACCAAGAAGTGACCAATACACTTGCTTATTTGTTTTCTTATTGGATTCAATATAAGCTTTAAAAGCTCCCTCTAAATCTTCAGAACTTCTAGCAAAATCTAATTTAAAAGCATGATCATTTAAATATTTGGCCTCAGATTTAATAGCATCATTATAAGCATCCTCATAAGAATCTAAAAAATCTTCTTTTGTAATCTTAGTTATTTCAACATCATTACCATCACGTTGCCATACATAATCAGATGTTTGGAAAAGATCCCACTCTCTAGAATAATCATTACGATATGGAATCATAGGTGACCAATCTAGTCTATAATAATGACCTGCATAATCATTTAAATTATTGTGACTTAAAGTAATATAACCTATAAGAGTTAACTTAACTTTCTGACCAAAGAAAGTAGAGGAATAGTCATACACAAAACCAGACCAAGAAATCTGATTATCAGTACCTACCCCATAAGTCATTCTTATACCAGTGATACCACTTAAAATAATATTTTCAAGTCCATGAAAATCTTCAGAACCATCATCTACAATATCTAATGAAAACTTATTTAATGTATCAGTAAGATTTCTCTCTTGAGTAAAAGAAACAGCAGCAGTGAAAGTATAATCAAAAGTCTTCTTTGAATCTTGAGGTGAAACAAAAGTAAGTGTAAATAAACCTGCTCTAGATTCGTATGTACTATTCCAAGCCATAAATTACCCCTTATTTCTGAATTTATTATATCTATCGTACCTCTTCACTAATGACATATGTTCTTCAGGTTCTGCACCTTCCATGAACTTTTCATAGAAACCACATGGACTAAATAATTCAGGACAACCACCTAAACGAACACATTGAGGAACACAAGCCCAATAGATATCTTCATCATATTCTCTAATTGCTTCAAGAACAGCTTTCCAGTATTTTCTAGTTGTAGGATCAGCACAAGTACATAATCTTCTTTCAGAAATATTGATTAATGCTTGTATATTGGCTTCCATCTCCATAGGAACAGGAGCCATCTGACTTCTCTCTTCTCTATTAACACCAGTTCTATCTTCTCTTGAAGTTCCAACCCATTTCTCACAACCCTCATGATGACGGGCAAAATGAGTAGAAATTGCATAAGGAATTTCTTCCCACTTCCAAGAAATAGAACCTCTTCTTATTGGACTATGTTGACATACCAATAATTTACGTTTCCATTCTTGAGGTGGTTCCTTATCACCTGCCTGCTTACTGATTGTTGTCATACAAGCCGATTTAATCTTCGGCCAGTTAATATCGAAATCTGTTATTCTTACTTTTACATCTTTATTTTCCATTATAAAATACCTCCCTATAAAATAACTTCTCCATTGAGAATTTTCTCTGTTTCTATAATTGAAATAGAAACTGTTGCTCTGTCAATAACTCCGTTAGTGACAGTTGAACCAAATGAAGTATCACACTTAAAAATTCCCTTAATATGTAAACCACCATAGCAGAAATAAACAATAGGAGGTTCTATATTATAAGCTACATCTTTACCATTACCAGACTGTGTAGGTAATGCTATCTGCTGTAAAAACTTACAATAAGTAACAACATTATAATCTAGAATACCAGAACCATCAGGATAAGGTGGTAATAAATCACCAAACACTGAAAACTGAAATGATAAAGTTCTGGCACCAGTTGCATTAAAAGTTACTACTGGTTGTAAAGAACCAATAGGTGATTCAGAAGAAGTACTCTGTTCAGTATTATTAGTAAAACCATCTGGAGTACTTGCTAAACCAACCTTAACTCCCTTAAATTTACCACTCATAACTTTAAAATATGTTGTACATGGTGACTCTGGTAAATTAGAACTAGATTCATTAGAAAGCCACCACTTTCTAGGTACATTAGCAGGTACAGGAGTAAATCGATTATCTACTCCTTGAGTAACTAATGCATTGACAGGTCCTCTAGGATTACCAAAGGCATCTGTCTTTTGATATGGATTTGGTGCTATTAAATATCTCTTAATCGCCATAAATTCCTCCTATATACCTAAACTAGGAATAGGTCTTACTGTAAGAGCATCAAGAATTCTTTGTTGAGCATCTTGTCTTTCACCTAATTCTTTGATTGTATTATTAACTGTTTCTAATCCAGCAACAACAGGACTAATATCAACTATCTGTTGTCCACTAACACTACTATTATCTCCACCTGCCGCTACAAAGTGAGTTCTTGCAGCAGTTCTCATAGTTGCAGCAGAATTCAATTTAGAAGTATCATAGATATCAGAAGTTGAACTAGAAACAGAATCATAAGTATCTTTAGCACCAAATAGATAAGAATTAATATATCCAATTGGATCTACCCAATCTTTACCACTCTTAACACCTAAGTGTAAATGGTTACCAGATGAGTTACCAGTTGTACCAACGAACCCAACAAGTGAACCAGCATTAACTCTATCACCAGCTGATAATTTAGAAGGTTCAGATAAATGTAAGAATCTATATACTAAACCATTATCACCCTTCAATGTAATATTATTACCTGCATCACCTTCAAGAGTTCCAACATGAGTAATCTCTCCACTAACAGGTGCTCCAATAGGAGTTCCACCAGGAGCAGTTAAGTCAATACCATTATGGAATGACTTTTGATTTGTTGGCTTACCATCTACATATTTAGTACTCCATTCAAATCCACGAGAACATCCCCAAGGACCAGTTAATAGACCAGTATCAAGTACATCACTTCTACTAGAACCCATTGCCATAGATTCACCACCCATAGCAGGAGCTCCACCAGCAGAACCCATAACAGAAGTATCAATTGCATAACGATAAGCCAATGCAGCGTTACCACGTTTAGCAATATCTAACATCTCTTGATTGATTTCAGTTAATCTCTTTTGCTCTTCGTATTGCTTCTTCGCATACTCTTCAGCTTCCTTGTTCTTCTGACTTCCTGACCATAAACCAGCAAGACCACCAACAAGACCACCAATACCAGCACCAATTGCAGTACCAATACCAGGACCAAAGAATGTACCAATACCAGCACCAATTAAAGCACCCTTAGCAGCACCAGAACCAACTGAATCCCAAGTATTTTCCTTCTTAGCACTCTTAGTCAACTTACCTTGATAAGACTCTGTGTTAATGTCTTTACCACCAAATGCAGTAACAAAACCTGTCTTAACACCCTTATCCATGATGTAATTACCATCTTCATCAGTAATACCATTAATACCACCAGTAATACCATCATATCCAGCCCATAGAGCACCAGCAGCAATACTAGCAACACCAGCCGCAGCAGTTAAACCAGAAGCTTTACCAATAGTTAAACCTGCAAGTTTACCTCCACCAGCAGCTCCAGCACCTTTGGCTCCTCCACCAAAGATACTAACACCTCCACCTTTACCACCAAGCTTACCTAGAAGTTTACCACCAGCTTCAATACCAGCCATAACTCCTAAAGCAGTAGTAAGAATCTTAACATTTCTATTAATCTCATCTACATAAGTTTCAATTCTTTCAGTAGACATAGCTTGTTCAATAAGAACATCATATTGACCATTTGCTAAATCAACTGCTTTCTCATTCAACCACTTAGTACGATCATCAACTTGTTCAGAATCTCCTTCTTGACTCTTTGCAAGATAATCTTCAAGTCCCATACTAGCAAGTAACTTACGATCTTGTTCAATCTGACTTGCATTATTACCAATGGCATTATAGAAACCAGCATTAGAAAACTGTTGACCAGCTATTGCTGAAGAAATAGAATAACCATTAGCAGACAACTCTCTAGTCTTTGCCGCATAAGGTGAACCTTGAATCAAGTCATATAATTGCCAAGCAACATCAGGTGCACCAGAGTTAACAATCTGTTGAGCTCTAGTAATATTAGAACCAAACAACTCAACACCAGCTCCAGTAGGATCCTTCAATGCTTCTACAATCTTATTTTGGAAATCTTGACCAGCACCCTCATAAACTTTAGAATCAAGTACTGCAGAAACCTCAGTCATAGAACTTTGTAATGTTTGTGCAGCATCACCCTTCAACCCTAATTCAGAAAGTTCTCTAGTTGTATTTGCAGCTAAAGTAGTTAACTTATCTAATTGAGCTTGACTAGTTACTAAACCAGAGTTTTGTAACTTAGTAATAGTTTGTAATTGAGATCTAATGAATCCATCACCATTAGTCATCTTCTCTAAATTATAAATAGACTTCATAGATTCACTAGACATACCCAAGAACTTATTACCATAAGCAATCAATTGAGAATTCTCAATTGCAGCTTCTTTAGTCTCAAATAAATATTCAGACATAGAAACTAAATGCTCTTTAAGTTCTTGTTCATTATACATACCCTTCATAGCACCAGAAGTAGCAGAATTATAAATACCAGTTTGATATTCATTAAAATCTGCACCACCAATGTTCTTCGAGATATTATTTCTTATTTGCCAACGTTCACCAAATTCTTGATTTAAGTTTGCTATTCTCTGTTCAGTATTATTGAATAACTGATTCCATAAATCAAAAACCTTAGTAACCTCATTGGCAATGGCTTCAATACCACTACTCCATTTCTTAAATACAGAAGTAGTTTCTTTATCTAAATCTTTAAGAGTATCCTTTGCATCATTAAAAACTTGATTATTAGCATCAGACTCACTATTAATATTAGACTTTCTTTCAGAAACATCTCTACGACGTCTATTAATGTCATTTTCAGTATTAGTAACTGTATCCTTCTGAGCATCTAACTTATTCTTCGCAAGACCAAGTTCAGTTTCCATCAACTTAATCTTTTTCTCTAAAGCAGCAATCTCTTGCTCATCAGAAGCATTAATTAACTTCTTCTTTTGTAATAAAAGTTCTGCTTCCTGTCTATGATAAGCTTCATTAGAAGCTATTACTTTAGATTGTTCAATACGAAGCTCATTCTCTTGAACCAGAATACCAACATTATCAACAGTAGTGGCTTGAGCTATATTAAACTCAGTTTGAATACCATATAACTGTTGAAGAAGTTTGACCATCTTGTCTAAATCTTTATCAGACTTCTGACTCTCTTTCTGAATCTCAGCATAAACATCTGAAAATCTTTGTTGTAAAGAAATTAGTTGCTTATCTGCTTTAGTAAGAGTATCATTAATTGCCTTCTTAAGACCAGAATCAAAATTATCACCCTTAAAAAGTTCCTTAACATCGGCTTCAAGCTTCTTAAGCTCTGCTGAATAACCCTTCAAACCTTCCTTAAAGGGATCCTCTTGAATAATTGCAGTTTCAAGTGCATCAGAGAATTCTTTAGCAAACTTCTTACCAAGTGCTCTGGCTTGATTAGAACTTAGAAGTGCTTCAATATTCTGTAAACCAAAAAAGTTTTCAGTATTAAAGTTATTATTGTTCATCTTTAACACTCCTATAAACTATTCATCATAAAATACTACTATAATATATACTAATTACTAGTAGATTCCAAGAACTCTTGTAACACCTCTAATAAAAATTGTCGTTCCTTATAAGAAACAGTATCAGAATAAGAGAAATCTATATTATTCTTCGCTAAAGCATATTGTTCTTGAATAATAGTCTTATACCTTGAGAAAGAAGAATTAATATAAGACTCTTCTATATCTGCAGGAATCTCTTCTCTCCTATGCTTCATCACTAGGACGAAAAAATTCAGGAGCGATTAGAGCTTCTACCTCCATAGTTCTCTTACAACTCTTACAAATAAATTCAGTATTACGAATCATACCAAATGAATTTCTAATCTTATCTGCCGCATTAGATAACTTATTATAATCTCTTAAAGATAAATTATCTAAATAAGCTTTCTTCTTATCAGGTGACTCAAAAGGAATACCATTCAAATCCCCAATAGTTCTACTAAGTCTAGTATCAAAAGTAAACTCAGCAGTATCTGTAATCTTACCAGATAGAATAGCTCTATCAATATCAACATTTAAATCTCTAACATCACCTTCAGTTAAAATATTTAACTCAAGAACATCTTTAGAATCAGGTAATAAAACCTTTCTTAAAGTATCAACATTATTATGATCTAAATAATTAACAGGTAAAGCTGTAATATCTATTGTAAGATTATTCTTAAATCCACAATAAGGACAAGTATGAACTTGAGTATAAGTATTACCAAAAGTAAAGTTTCTTATTGCGAATAATAAATATAATAAATCATTTTCATGTAAAGTATGAAAATCAATATCATGCGATACAATACAACTCTTAACAATATCTGCTAAATAAGAAGCATCAGTTGCAGTAAACATAATCTTCTCTTCCTTAGTAGTCATTCTTCTAATCTTCACTGAAGCAGGACCACCAAAATAACCTTGACTAGGTACTTGAACTTCTTGAGTTGCAACTCCATCTGGAATCTTCTTCTCACTTTGTTGCTTAACTCTTGCTAGAAGTTCTTCTTTAGTAATTGGTGCAGCATTAACATCACCAACAACTTCTGTGTATTTTTCAGGATTTGCTTGAGCATCATCCATAATGTCAGCAATTTGCTCATTCATCATAATTAAACTCCTTAATCTATATTATTGTTATACGAAAAAAGATGATACGAAATTCATATCATCTTTTACATTATTAATCAACTTTATACATTGCAGATATCTTACCTTTGAAATCAGGATTGTTATTAAAATTACCTTGCCATACATAACCATTAGAAGCTTTCTCAAACTTACGAGAATCTATAACAAATTCAATAACTGAACCATCTTGCTTATGTTGACAACCATTATACACATGTCTATCAGCTTTCTCATCGATTTTAACAGCTTTAAATGTAATACCAGTATCTAACACAATCTCCCATTTAGAACCAATAGGACCAAAATGTGAACCTAATGCTACACCAATAGAACCATCCTCATCATATAAGAAACCATCAGCACCAACAGTCATATGAGCTTGAATATACTTATATTGATTAGAACTCTTATCAGTAATTGCTCTATAATCCATATAAGTCTTAACTGAAGAATCAGAACACATATAATTAACTCTTTCTTCCTTAACAGGTTCCTCAACCTCTTCAACTACAGGAACAATATTCGGTTCCCCAACATTTTCATAAGCTTGAACAACTGCTACATCTGCAATAACACCATCCAAGTTCTTATCACTAGAATCATTGTTTGTAAAAGCTCCAATAAGGAAAACTCCTAAAACAATAACCAACAACCCTTTAAGACACTTCTTAACCCAAGGTCTTAATCTCAACTTTCTCTTCCTACGAGTACCACCTACTCTAGAAATCTTCTTCATACACTAACCATCTCCTTTGTATTTAATATCATAAGGTTATACCCCTCTCTACCTTACAATACTAGTATACAATAAACGAAAATAAAATGCAACTACTTGAACAAAATATTTTACACACTTGACAGTTTAATCTACTTTAATAGATTTCCATGTAAATGATATACTACCATCATCAGCAACAACTTCCTTTAAAGAAACAGACCACTTAACACTAAATGTAGATATTAAATCAGACTTCTTCGCATCTGGCTTATTACATCTAGTAGTTAATGCTTTAAGTTCCTTTTGGAATTCCTTACTCTCTTCTAAATTAACTTCTTCAACACCTAGAGCTTCATCAAGATCACTCTTAACTTCCTTAAGCTCAGTCTTAACCTCACCTAAGTTTTCAGATTTCTTCTCTAACCTATCTAGAACCTCTAAATATCTCTCTTTATACTCTTCGAACTTTGCCTTATAATGAATAGAATTATTAGCATTAGTTCTACTATCACGTCTTGCTTCATACAAGTCATCAGATAACTTCTCAATTTCATCAATATATTCTTTGCGAATCTTGTTCTCAAGCTCCTCACGAATATTGGCAACCACTTCAGGTTTCCACTTCGCTATCTTCTTCTCAAGCTTAATGGCCCTCCTCTTCTGTGAGTTCTCTTGTAACATATAAATTTTCTCCTCGAACATCTCTGAAAAATTCCTTATATCTTTCATAACAATTCACTGTTGATTTATTAAACCAACAATATCCTCCTTACTAAACTTGTTATACGATAGGAAATACTGAAAATCAACTTATAATAAAATAAGAGGATAGAAAATCAGAAAACGATCTGACCTCCACCCTCTTTATTAATCATTGTTTTCTTCAGTTCCTTCTATAACTTCTGTCTCAGTTACCTCTTCAGTATAAGAATCTGCGTTCCCCAAACAAACTGCAAACTCTTCCTCTGAAAGACTGATAACTGAATCGATAACAGTTTCTTCCATAGAATCTCCTTGTTAAAAATAGTGATAATTACTTATCACTATTTTAATATACGAAACAATTGACTACTTTCTTATATCAGAAGCTTTAAACCATCCAGTTACACCATTCATATTGTTATTACAATTTAATGCATAAGGATAAGCACGACCTTCTCTAATATAAATAATCTTTGCTTTACAATTAGTGAACTTCTTAGTACTTGCACCTTCTCCATAAGATGTAGACTTACCAACACCAGTAACAGTTACAGTATCACCTACATTATAAGTAACAGGAGTTGGTTTTGGTTCTTCATACTTCTTAATAGAAGATTCATCCATCCAACCTAAATCTCCAGTAGTATTATATGGATGAGCAGCATTTACTCTTCTAGTTATAGTAGTAACTTTATTAGATACTGAACCAGAAGGACTTCCAGCTACAGAACTAACATATAATGGACCATTAATAACTACTTTATCACCAATATTGAATTTAAAATTACCACTTGGTGTAGGAGTTGGTGTATCTGGTTTCAATTCTGGTAAACCAACTGCAGGGTTAACAATACAACCTCTCCATTTATAACCAGAACCTAATCCCCATCTTCCATTAGAATTAGAACGATATGAATTCCAGAAATAACTAGAACCATATCCAGATTCAGAAGTATATACCTTAGTAGGATATCCTTTAGAATCTACTTCAACATAATATTCACAGATAGCAACGTGACCAGCACCATCACTACCAGATAGAGTATTACCCTTTTGCCATACCATGATACCACCAGGTACAGGATATGAAACTATTTGCAATCCAGCAGAGATTGCTCTTTCAATGAAATTCTCAGCATTACAATTAAGAGTATTGTATCTATTACCTGTTGTATTCTTAATTCCTGCATAGATTTCATTAAATCTACCATTTGCATACCCAACACAGTTAGCTAGAACATTAGCATCTGACTTAGTTGGATTTCCTTGGATACATGAATTCCATCCACCAGTTGCTTGACGAATGAAATGCTTATTATTGGAAGGACAACTTGTTCTTGCTTTGAAATTAGGCATTTTCAATTTCTCCTTCTTCACATAGAACTTCTAAAGAATCTTCATTTAAAGTACTTTGAACAAATTCATCTCCTTCCTCATTAATGAATTGTTCAACTAATGTCATATCAATTTCGATACCATCAGGATTTAAAACTTGAAGATCCTCATTAGTTGGGATAGTTTTTAACTTTTCTTCCATTCAAACCTCCATAAACTATTATATCTTAATATATAACTTATTTAAGTATTGGTCGTACATCTACATAAATATCATTCTGTAAAACAGTTGAATCTTGATATCTACCTTGAACAATAGAACCACAATTACAACACTGATATTGATTATAACGACCAACTTGAGAATAAGCATAACCATGATCCTCAAATGAACCAACATAACCACATCTAGGACAAGCCAATGGATGTTGCATCAATGTTGCTAAATTAACATCAGAAGAATCGATATATGCTAAAATACTCTTGAATAAGTCATATGTAAGAACTACATCTTGATTGTTATAAGACTCTAAAAGCTTGTATGCTTTCTTATCTCTATTGACAATACAATCATGCCATAGTTCGCCAACCTTAATATCTGTCTTACCCTTCTCATCCAAATACATATTAACAGAATCTAAACCATTAGAAGAAAGTCTTGCAATCTTCTTCCATTCTTTAAATACATCAATCTGTTTAAATGGTGAAGGTCGACCAGTATTATATTTAATAAAATATCTATTGGCAAACTTTGTATCAAAACCTTTGTTATTGAAACCCATTATAATATCTGCAGAATCAAAACATTCAAACAACTTCTTAACTAGAAGCTCTTCATTGAAATCAAAATCTGCAAGAGTCCAACATCTTACCTTAGATGTATCTCCATCTAAAATAGAATGATCTTCATCAACAGTAAACTCTAAAGTTGAAAAACTAAGTAGAATCTGTTCTTGCTCTACCTTTAAAAGATTTGTCTTAAAACGATTATAAGCCCACCCCAATAAAGGCGAAACTTCTATATCATAAACAAGCACATTTACAGCCCTTGTATGGGGTGAAACTTGTGGTGCATAAGAAACACCACCCAAAGAAGATTTGGAATGATACTCACCCTTCTTGACCACCAAATCATGCTCATTTACCATCTTAGTCTGTTTAGTCTTCAGTTTATCTTGTGACTTAACAAAATTCTCAAAATAGTTATAAAGAATTGATTTATACTCCTCAACTAAATCACCATTTCGATAACTTGGACTTGTTCCAGAATCTATTGCTCCTCGCATATACTCTTGTATAAATTGCTTTGGAACTCCTGTAGTGATAGCAAGGTCCTTATAAGATAAATTGCACATTCGAATAGACTCTTTCAATCTAGAAAAACCTTTACTCATAAACACTCTTTCATAGGGTTACTCTTCGTGAGAGTAAGTCTCCCAACTGTAATCTTTCAAAATCTTATCAGAAATCGCAAAATCTATGACATCCTTAAGGAAACATTTCTTAAGAACTCGAACAACCTCACGACATTTATCTATGACTGCAATAACATGATCATCTACATAAATCTTTTCGTTTTCAATTCTCATACGAAATCCTTTAGCACTCTATAGTAATATATACGAAATTAAAAGAACAACTATTCGTTGTCCTTGTAAATACCTTTACCTTCAAAGTAAGGAAGATAATAAATAGAATCTTCTAATCTATCTCTATTATAATAATCCTCACCAAACAAATGAATTATAATCTCCTTCAATAAATGATACATCTGAGCAGTGGAAATAGAATTACCTGCCGCTTTCTTCAACTTCGTAGCAGCATGACAAGCTTGTGTTGCCTTAAAATAATACTCATCAGGGAATCCATCAATTCTCCATGCTTCTAAAGGAGTTATATATCGAATTGCTCTATCCTCATATAAATCTTCCTTAAGACCAACCTTAACTTCAGACTTAGTATCAAGAGTTGGTGAAATACCATCTGGACTAAATATTCTAGAAGTAGACTTGAATGCTTGGTCAACCTCTGCTAGAACATAAATACCAGGATAAATATTATACTCTGGATTAATACCCTTATAATAAAGTTGACTCTCTAACTTAACATTCTTAAAATAATTATCCTCTTTATCCTTTAGAAACTGCTTCCCACCTAAATCATACCAATGGAATTTAAAATCCTTAGGTTCATCCTCTAATAAATCTCTTAAACAAATATTATTGTAAAATGGATCAGGTTGATAGAAATACTTATCACTAAAATCTCTTCGAACTGAAACAGTGAACACCCTAGGACGTGCTTGAGGAATACCATAATCAGAAGCATTCATCTTAATTACATATGATAAATAACCCATACGTCTTAACTCTTCTTTATAACCCTCAAATACAGCTGCATGCTTATGATTCAAAAGTCCTTCAACATTCTCCCAAATCATAATCTTTGGTCTAATCTTATCACAAATACGAACCATCTCCCAAAGCAATGAACTTCGTGTACCAGAATCCTTCTCAGCACCAGCTCCATGACCTTGGTTAGAAAAATCTTGACAGGGACTAGAATGTTGAATAATATCTATCTCCCCACCAAGCTCTTCAATCGACTTATCCCACCTAGTAACATCTTGAGTAGGATGATTAGTACCAAACATGGAATTATACATTGCCATAGGAACAGGATCAATCTCAATAGCATCAACGAACTCAAAATCAACATCTAATTGTTCTCTCAACATATCAAATGCAACATGAGTAGCACCAATACCACTGAAAAACTCTAAAACTCTTAATTTCTTCATATATTCACCTGCCTAACCATATATAATATCAATACACTTCAGAACTTCACTCTCTGCTCTTGAATATGTATTACACATTGGGATAAAAGTCTTCATACCTTTGGAATAAGCATACCAGATTATAGGATCAGAAAGTTTAGTTTCCTCACTAATACCATCATTCAAAGTATTCTTATGACTTGGTAATAAGAACTTGATATCCTCTTTAGACTTTCTAAACTCTAGTTTGAATCTAGATAAGAATACCAAATTATTAATATCTTGTGAACTAGTTACAATTAAAGGACCAGGATAATCCTCAACGAACTTAAGAAGCCCATCAACATGAGAAATAAGATTCTTACCTAACTCAATAACTAAAACATTAGGGAATTTACGACCAGAGTTAGAATCTATAAACTCATCCATATCTGCTTTCTCACGAAAATAGAAAACAGTAAACTGATTGTCATATTGCATACAGATCTTCTTAAACTCTGATACGTAACCACCAATAAGTAATAAAGGACTATTTTTAACTATATTGAAAATATAATAACCAATGTCCATAAATATCACTACGCTTTCATAATTAAACTATAAACAGCATTCTTGACTTTAGTATCTGTAGGAACTTTACATACATAAACAAAGTTATTATCTTCACTCATATAAACTCTAACAGATCCTGTACAATTAAGAGCAGCTAATAATAAATCTAATTTACGAGAATTAACTCTAGCAGGAGTTTTCATATCTAATGATTTATTGTTAGAAGTAATATCTAATGCAAACTTACTTAATCCAGTAGTCTTTTGTTCTACAACACTGAAGAATTTCTCATCAGAAACTAATAAAGTTAAATATTCAGATGCATTAGGTAACACTGTACTTAAAGTAGCATAATTCTTAAGTAACTTCGCTTCAACATCTACACCATTAGCAGCACAAGACTCAAGATTTGCACCATCTAGGAAGTTAGTATCAAAGATATTAGAATCAGCTATAAAAGCAAATGTACAATTAGTAGTATTAACAAGAACATAATTGAACTTATTATCTACCTTATTAAATACAACAGTTTGACTTGTACTAGTATCAATAAGTTTCTTTAATACCTTAATATCAACACCTCTTAATATCAAATCATTGTTGATACCCTCGAACTCTGCTTTTGTCCAAGTAGATAAATCATTAAAATACACACCATTGTTGTGTAAGAATATTCTCTTATCAGATGACTTGATTGCAGCATTAACTAAACTTTCAAAGTTAGATAGCATTGCACCAAATCTACCAGTTTCAACATTAAGAATTTCAGTTAATGCCCCTTCTGGTAATTCAAATCTTTCTACATTATGTTCTTCAGTTTCAACCTTTAAGTCTCCACCAACAAGTCTTAAGTAAATACCATCATCTTTCTTAATGATATAAATACTAGAACCAAGAACCTTACAAACCTTAGTAAGTAAATCGTGATTAATGAATAAAGTATCAGTTAGAATTAAATCATCATTAGTATTCATAATACCACAATGATAATGTAATTTAGAAACAGGACCAATAACCTTGAAATTACAATTCTTACCGTCAACTTGAATCATTACTGTCTTGAAAATACTATCTGTGCTCATCTTCTCAAGAACAGTTCCACAAGTACCTAAAGCATTTAAGAAATCTCTAGAATTTAATTTGATATGTGGGAATTCTTTCTCTTCAGGAATGTTGAAACCTTCTAACACAGTAGAATCTTCAGCTTCATCTCCATCGAAAGCACTTAAGTTATCACTAACAGCATCAGTACTTGCAAATGGATCTATATTTAAATCTTTTTCAAATTCCATATAATAACCTCCTTCTTGAAAAAAATCTAATAACAAATTAGAATGGAGTATTTGTTTCTAGACATCATCAGCAACAATTTCCACAGAGGAAAGGTGTTACAAAGACTTTACCTCCAAACTGGCTGCTTACCGATTGAACAAGTTTTATCTTGACTGGTATACTCCAAACCAATCAACGAGTCATTATCTTTTGGACTTGGGACATCGTAGAGTAGTATACTCTAATAAGTTATACGAAATAAAAACACCAAATTATCACTAATTCGGTGTTTGGAATCATCACTCCTGTGTAACCAACTTGGCAGTGCCATTAGACACTTGATAAATTGTATCAGCATATTCAGAAAATCTAGTATCATGGAATATTGCTACAAACTTAAATTGATACTTGTCTACTAACCCTCGCATAAAATCCACTAGAGTAGGAATATACTCTGAAGAAACAGCAGACAAAGCTTCATCCAAGAATAGAATTCTCTCTTGCTTAAAATAAATAATGAAATAAATCTGAAGTACAAACCCTACAACAGTTTGTAAACCTCCACCATTAGAAGAAAGCTCTGTAACAACAGGATCCTCATCAGATAGAGTAGAATCAATAAGGAATAAATCTAAAACCTTACCATTCTTTGTATCATTAAGTTGCATATCAATAGAATACTTCTTATCATAGAACACAGTATTAAGCATACTATTAACAAGCTCTTGTAAATGAGATATATGTCCTTCAGACAACTTATTAATACAAACCTTAACTACTTCTAAAGACTCAGTAAGAAGATTGATTTGCTCCTTCAATCTATCATTATCCTTAGTAACATCCTCAATAGATAGGATGAAATTGTTTCTCTGCTCTCTGAACACATTAATCTCTGAAAGCTTTGAAACAGCAACAGACTTAAGTTGACTATACTGAACCATTCAACCTCGCCTCCAACTCTTGTAAAGTCTTATCAAATTGTTCTCTCTTCGCTTGAATAAAAGCATCTAGATTGTCAAAATCAGTAACTCCTAACTCTTGTAATCTTGTCTTCACAGCTTCAAGCTCAGTCTTCTTAATATTAATAGAAGTCTCCACTTGAATCTTCTGATTCTCGAAATCTTGTTGCTTTCTCTTAATATTATTATACCTAGTAACTAATTCATCATTACTCATTAAAATCACCTCTCATTTGAAATTACGAAACTATTTACTTAATTGATTAGGATTCGGTTGGTTTCTCTTCAGAAACTGTTCCACAGGTAGAAATTGGTTAGGAACCTTCCACACTGTGTACAAAATCTTTCTTGAACCATTATATAAGTACATATGGTCTTGGAAAACCTTAACTGAATTCTTCTTCGAATGTGCCATCAAATACTTCTTGAAGTCACCATCAATAAATGCTTTCGGAGTATAACCCTTATGTAAAGCTGTCTTGAACAGAGAATTAACATTTCGATTAGTTAGGGAAGATTGAACTCGTTCTCTCATTCTCTTCTTCCCATGTGTACTAACCCTCATGAATCTCTCCTCCACATAGAGGACAAACTTTGAATTCTTTCAACTCTTCCCTGCACTGCTCAATCATAAGATCCAACTCACCCAATCTAGAGTGTTCATTGGATAATTCATACATAACTGAATTATATTCATTAATAGCAGACTGAATGGTATTAAGAACACTAATATCAACATCATCTATATCCTGAATGATTTCAATCTTGGAATTGATTTGTGATAGAGACTCCTCAGCAGAATGAAGTTCTTGGGACTTCTTCTGATACTCCTCTACCACAGGAACAACTTGATAATCTTGATAAGCCACATCTAAAGTTGAAGTATCTAGGTTCGGAATAGTTATCAGAGAAGCTTGAAGCTCTCCAAGATTAGTAGATACACGATTGAACGCTTGAATCTCTGAATCCAATGAATTAATGAAATTGTATTCAGAATCCATCGCTATAATCGCTTTACAAGTTTCCTCAGTCTTCTCCGCATCACGAAGTCTCTCCTCGGTCGTAGTAAGTTGTGAATGAAGAAGATCTAACTTACTATCGTTCGCCACGATACTCGCATTGGTGTCCTTGATGTCCTTAGCGATGTCCTTCAGAACGCTTGAAAGCGACTCCGATTCACTGCTGTCTACAATAAACTTGTATAACTGCCCCGGACTTCTATCAAGCAAGAACGGATATCCCATCTGACTCCAGAAGTTCAATCGAATCTTCTCTCCCGCAAGCACAGTTTCTCGGATCCCAAGAGCGTCTGCTACTTGTTCCACCTGTCCGACTCCAACTTTAGAATACTCTACATCATCAACCTTATACACTCCACCAGCTTTACCCTTCTTGAATACAACCTTATGACCATTATTCTCAATCCCTACCAAGTAAAACTGCTTACCATGCTGAACATTTGCTGTCCCAGACTGATTAAATATTGTATTCTCAATCGCTCTGAACACTGAACTCTTCCCACCATTGGATTCACCTTGTAATACAGTTAATCCAGGTAAGAACTGAAACTCAGCTTCTCGAATACAATTAAAATCTTTAACTTTAACTCTCAAATTGTATCACCTCTTAATTAAAATTTCTTAAAGTTTAAATAATCGTTACCATCTAAATTATATTTTACTCTCTTGATAATCTGTACCCTCTAAATATTGTCTTTCTCTTGTTTAATAATATCCTTATTAAAATTAATGTTTTGATTGTTAGTATTAGTATTAATAGGACCAACCGATATCTAGGTTTGTAACACCTATATACTTATACGAAAGAAAAGAGAGGATTTTCATCCTCTACATAACTTGACTCTCGATAAAAGATTTTCTCAACTTACAATCAGAAGATTGTTTATCGAAACGTTCTCTAATAATCTTAGCATGCATTAAAGTATTGGATTTAGGACTAATATCTTGTCCAGTAACTTCATAAACACGACCATATGACATAGGATCTAAACAACACATACCAGGATTGTTAACATCCGGTATTGATAGATTCTTCGCATCTTCATCAGTAAGACCACCTACATAAGCAATAACCTTACTAATAGGATAACCATTCTCATCACAAATATAGTTATCATTATCATCAGTTAAATAAACACTCAATTCAATAGAACCAACTCTCCAAGAATTGTAGCTTGAATCCTTCTTATTCTCATACCCAGTAATAAATGCATCAATAGTATCACCAAGACCTTGTTCAACTAAAGACTCAGTAGCAGTTCTCTTAAGTTTAATCCATGCCTTATGAGAACGAGTACCATTAGTACAATAAGTTGCATCCAATCTCTTAACAATAGAACCCTCTTCATTATTCATTAACATCTTCTTATGAAAGTCACGAATAGATAAACCAAGCTTTCTATTATTAAGTGGTTGCTCTATAAGTAATCCAGCTTCAACTAATAAAGCATTCATCTCATTAACAACAATTTGACGTTTATATAAAGGTTCATCTAAATAACTTACACCATCCTTCATAATAACATCAAATAACCAGAACTTAAGTGGATATAACTTTTGAAACTCTTCAGTACCAGATTCAGTACTTAATAAAGCTGTAGTTAAATTAAGTTGAGTAGTATCAACAGGTAAACCATAAGATTCCAAAATAACATTATCAGGAACTTGAGAAACCACTAACTCACAATCCACCATAAATGAAATACCTTTAAGTTTACTAAAATCTACATTAGTATAAATGTTATCCTTATAATCAATAGGAAGATAATCAACAACTGATAAGTTTCTACTATAGAAATGTAACTCATCAGAGTTTGCACTCTTATAAATAAGAATTCTATTACCATCTAACTTCGTTTGAGCTATATAATTATTCTCATCTAAGTTGAAAACATCCTCTTGAGTCATCTTACAATCAGACAGTTTAGCAGCAAGCATAGGTGAAAAATCATTATTGATAAGAAACTCTACACTAGAAGTATCCTTACCTTCAGACTTATACTTGTTGATAAAATATTGTTGTAAAACTTTAACACAATCATCTTTGGAAACAGTCTTACCAGGAACATCAAATGGTGATAAAAACTGATCCTTCTTATTAGTCTTTGTAGGAATAGGAGTAACCTGATAATCCTGACAAGCTTTAATAAGATCTTCTAACTTTTGACCAATAGTCATCATATAAAATCCACATCCTCTATACAAATATTTCCACCAACAATCTCTTGCCCAGTGGATTCATCAACTTCAGAACCATACACACTTCTAATAGACTCATATCTATCTTCAACACTATCCAAACCCTTACAAAAATGTACTAATTCAGAAATAGCATCAGGACCATCAGTATAGTTATAAACATCAACCACAAAATAATCCTCACAAGTATCTAAATTAGTAAGATCCTCAAATGATAAAGAAACATATAATAACTTACTCTCCCTATCATATAAGTATGTACAATCCTCATTGCTCATTAACTTTCTCATAACATTCACCTCTCTAATGATAAGTTAATTATATAATAAAGGAAAATAAAAGTCAACACTTTAGATTCCTTTCTAAATTATTATACGAAAAAGACACACCTAAGTGTGCCTTAACAATACTTCGTAATGTAGTTGTAAGCATCTTCCAATAGGAAGTTCAAAATAAACTTCAGCGGAGTGTAATGACATTGAACCCATTTCATTTTCCATAAAAGGAACACTCATTTGCTGAATCAAAAACAGAATTAGTAGAATAAGGTCTTGCGGAATGTAACCCAAAGATTACAGAACTCTCAATAGCTCCAACCTATTAGACTTCCCTCATTGAATAATAGGACTTCAGTAATTCTTGTCCCGAAGGACTGATACGCCGGGTAAACCCAGCTAACATTTGCTACAAGGAACATTCTTTTGCAGTAGCTTCTACATTAAGAGGTAATGTTTGTAGCGGTTAGTAAGTTCTTGACCAGTAAGACTAAAAAGGAACTAACATATGCTACTAATATTATATACGAAGTATATTTACATTATACCATAAAATCTTCAACAATCAATACATTTATTCTCTTTGTTAAAATAGTACAACCATCCAAAAAGAAAGTATCAAACTGTTTAACATACAAAGTATGATAAGGCCTATCCTGAACTAACTCTAGATGCTCTCTTCTCTTCAAAGCTCTCTTAATAGTTTCAGTATCCAAATGACCTACAACAATAGTCTTCCCAGTCATATTCCAATAACCAGTTGCATAATCTTCTGGCTTTGCCCAATGATTCTCTTTCCTCCAATAACTCGTAGGAGTATTTCTGAAATCCTGATTATTGAATATGATCCCATGAGTAAAAATATAATTCTGAGTCTCGAAATAATCTGGTAGAGCTTCAATTTCTTCCTTAATAGTAGGAAACTCCTTCTGAATAGAATCAGAAACATAAGAAATAAACTTATCAAAACTCTCTTGATTATACTCTAAATTATTAAACAATAGAAACATCTCAAATGCTCTAGTCTGATGCATAAAACTATCTATTGTCTTATCTAAACCATTGTGTTGGAAATTAAATCCTCGCTCTGTCTTATTAAGAACAGACTCAAAGAAATAGGTATGATTACCTCGCAACACAATTGCTTTCCCCTTCTTAATAAGTTTAGAAAGCCACTTATACAATTCATAAGACTCACTACCACGATCGAAAGAATCACCAACCACAACCAACTTATGACTAGGTTCAGTAACCTTAAATCCTGCTCTCTTAAGAGCTCTACGTAATTCCGAGTAATGTCCATGAACATCAGAAACTACAAAAAACTTAAACTTCTCCATTATCATTCAATCCTTCGAAATACTTAACAATAGTAGACACAGGACCAATTCTGAAAAGTGAAACACCAGGTTCTTCCTCAACAGGTTGGTCAGATAAAACTAACCTAAACTTTGCTCCTCCAATATCTACTATCTCACCCAACTTTTTACCTTCTTGATAATAAACACATAACAACATTATTATAACATTAGAAACATCAAACATCAACGATTCTCCTCTTCCCAAAATCTCCATTGAGATTCTGACACTGCTTGTTGTTCTTGTACACCATTCTTAAAAGTAATAATAGTTAGATAATATCTCTCATCTGAATTACCAACACGAATATCTTGACCTTTCATCAGACTTTGAATATCATCATAAGAAACAAGAACTGTTACACCCTGTTGTGTAACATAAACTAAATACTTAGGACTCTGATTCATCTCCATCTCCTACACTATAATTCTCTGCTAAATAATCATATAACTCCTCAACAGTAGAAAGTCTAATAGGAGTACCATCGGCTTCAGTAATACTCTCCTCTGTCCAAGCTGTTCCCCATTCTAAATCATAAATGAAATACTCAATGGTAGAACCAACATACTCTGCAGGAAAATCCTGAACCAAAATATTTAATAAATCAATAGCAACATCCATTGCTCTGAAATTACTAAAACCACCAAAATCACTAGTACTATCATAATCTCTTAAAGCATCAGACAATCTATTAGAAGCATCATCCATTGCCTTAAGCTCATTCATAATACTCACAAACTTTTCTTTAGAAATAAGCATAAAAACTCCTTCCTTCTAAAATATTATACGAAATAAAAAGAACTAGAGGTGACATCTAGTTCTATTCTTCTACCTTACTAATTTTGATAGATGGTTTCTCTGGTTCTTTCTTAACCAAATCTATATAAAGAAGTCCATCTTTAGACTTATAATTAATTTCCTTAATTGTATCAGGATCAATTCTAAAAGAATTGCTAAACTCAAAAGTTGCATTAAGAACATCATTCTTAGTAGAACCCTTAACCTTTAGAAAAGCAGCTCCATATTCCTTAACAACTTCAACTGAAATATTATCTTCAGAAACACCATATGCTTCTTGAATAATAGTTATCTTATCTTCATAGTCTCTCTTATAAGCACTAACCTTATTAGAAAGTGGTCTACTAAAAGTATAAGAATCATTTAAAAAATCTACAATAAAATTACCTAACATAAAATCACTCCTCTTTCACATCACTGTGAACTTACTAAACATACAATAAACTGTGTCACCACTAGTAAAATAGTGAGGATCACTCCTCACTATTAATATACGATTAATTATTATAAATGTCAGCAGTAATTGAACGAGTAAATGTTCCTCTAAACATATCTTCAATATCACCCTTAGTAATTACAGCTACACAATCCTTCTGATTAAGCACAAAATAATCCCCAAATAAAGCCATTCCTGCAGTTATTGGAAACACATAGAACAAATACCCATCTGTAGTATTTGGATCAGTGTAAAGACGAAATTGAACCACTTCTGGAGTATATATGTTCATCCCATCAACTTGAAGTTCACCCTTGAACTCCTTAAAGATTTTACAATCTGTATTAAAACTACTCATTAGACTCTCCTTCATTATCTTGATAAACTTCCATTACTTCACCAGACTCTGGATACTTACCACAAGCAATATTAAGCATCTCTTGTCCATCAGAATGATATACACCATTCTTGTCATCTTTAAACACTGCAAAGTTTCTAATATTCTGATAAACACTTCCTCTATCAGGATCATCTAAAACATGAACCCACTCTTCATCTCCTAAAGTAAGTGGTGTAAGATTTCTAAACTTAACTAAATCATAAACAGTATTAAGTAAATAATCCATAGAATTATAAGAATTAATTTCTGAATTGATAGAAGCAATAACATTAAGAATAGCATCATTCATAAACTCTTGTGGAGTCTTGCCATCAAACATTGCAACTTCGTTCTCTAACTCTTCTACAGAACGTTTAAGATTATCCTTTCTCTCAAGTTCTAACAACTTATCTAATTCTAACTTCGCGTGTTGATACATCTCAGTATTCGTATACATATAACCATCTCCTTCTAAAACATTATACGAAATAAAAAGATGCTTTATAGCATCTTATAACATCCAAGATCCGTAAGCCCAAGTACCAACGTGTTCTTTACACTTACTACATCTAACCCAATATTCTTCAACAAAACCCTGATCATGTCTGAAAGTCTCATAAGTCTCCAACTTCTTGCACTTACAATGAGGACACTTAACAGGTTCACCAGAACTCTTCCTATATCCTAATAAAACATCTTTTGCTAAACCAGAACGAAAGAATCCTAGAAAATTGTACCACTTCAATTTAAAATCCTTCATATAATCACTACCAATCACATAAATAATTATCATCTTGACCAGATACTTCAGAATCTGGATTAAACAACCAACCCTTAAGAAGTTCATCATCTTTCAAACATTCACGAAGTTCATATTCAGAATCATCTATCTCACCTGCAGAAACATGAATATAATCAGAATTGCCATAACAAGTATAGTTATCAGGATTAGGTAAAACTATCTCCTTAACACCAAACTTATAACACTTGTAACAAAGCTTAAACACATCATCAGCAGAATCACAAAGACTTAACAAAACAGTAAATCTTTCATCATAACCCTTGTGTTCAAAAGTTCTTCCCATCTCAAGCTCAACATAAGATAATCTTTCTGGAACCACTAAATCATCTCTCCAAGACTCAATTGATAAAGAATTACTAGAACTCGAATTAGTTTCAAATACACCTTCACGAATCTTCTTATTAGACATCCCAATCACCTTCTATTCCATAAGGAATACTTGCATCAATAATTACCATATCCTCATCAAATAGAATTTCTTTAAGTCTCTTCTTATAAGATTCAGCATCAAAGTTCTTGATATCAAAACCTAATAACTCATCCACATCACCATCATCAGTATAAACACAATCATAGAATGGAATATCATCTGAATCAGGACGAGCAAACTCAATATGAGTTCCTGTTTCTTCAAATACAACATCTTGAAGAATTGTAAAATATGGTGAATTAATCATCTCTTCCCAGAACTGAGTCATATACTCGTATTTATTGATTGCTGATCTATAGTCATCATAAGAATAATCTTTAAACATTAAATCCCAATCTTGACAATAGTTACAAACAGTTGCTAACATATTAAGTAGAAAAGATAACTTCGCTACTTGAGTATAATGACGATTAATATCAACAGACTCATCAGAGCAACAACAAACACCATACTCATTAACTAGAAATGATTCCACACCTCTAGGAATATCATTAACCCTAGGTTTAGTTCTCTTCTTAATGACTAAACTATGTGAACTACTTGAATTAGTTTCAAACACACCATCACGAATAATTTTCAAATAAATCAATCCCTTCCAAAATCAATACTTTTATCTGGTGATAAAATCTCACCTAAGTAATCTCTATCTTCACTAACAATATCTTTACATAAAGAATCGAAATCACTCTCAATCAATTGATGATTGATATTAACTATTTCCTCTAAATCTCCCTTATAGGATTCAGGAAATACTATACTTTTATTATAATGCTCTTCAACATAGTAATTTAATTTCTTAAAAGACCATGAATTCTTAACATCTTCTATCAAATTCTCATAAGTAGCTGCATTATACTTATAACCATTAACAATATGAGAAACTAAATAAGAAACTTTCTCTGCTAAAGTACGTAAAGAAGTTAAATCATCAGTATCAATAAACTTAACTTTAATAGTTGAATTATTTGGAACATACTCTTCAGGACTCATACTTCTTGCACAAACTAAACTATGAGTACTACTTGAATTAGTTTCAAATACACCTTCACGAACTACCTTCATTATTACACCTTCTCTCTTATTACTCTAAACATATCTTTAATACACATTCCATCAATAGGAATTGGTTCATCATTAGTATGAGAATCAGTATTAAAAGTACCTTTGACACCATCTATGTAAAATGAAATTGTTCCCTCATCACCTTGATAATAAGTATTCCAATCTTCTTCAGATAAATGATTCTTAAGTTCAAGCTGTTCAACCGCCTTAGTATCAAAGCATAAAACCCCACGACCAACACTCTTAAGAAGTTCGTCAGCACGAAGCTTTAACATCTCAATACTAGAAGAAACAAACTGATTCATTTGACTATAAGTAATTCCACGCTCTTTGAACTTATAACCTAGAACTAAAACATTATAATTCAATAACATTGCTCTAATCTCTTCAAGAGTATGAATACCAACAATCATATGAATAACAACATTCTTAAGTTTCCCTATCTTATCATAAATGTAATTATTACTTCGATATGAAATACCTATACCATGTAATAAACCTCTATCTTGCCAATCAGCTACCTGATCAATAATAGCTTCATCTCTTTCAAAATCTAATTGATTAATAGTAGCATTAACAATTACACCTTGCTTCTTCATCTTCTCTAACCAGAACTCAAAATTCTCTGGTAAAGGATATTGAATATTGATAGCAATCTCACTACCAGCTAACATATCATCCAAGTAATTCATTGTCAAGAAATCTGCAACCCTACCAGTTGGAGTATTACCAGCATAACAATAAGTACAGCCATTAGAACATCTATTAGAAATATTTAAATCAATACTTAAAGGATACTCTAATCTTAAATCCTCACCATCTGGCCACTCAACAACTCTTCTCCCATTGTCATCAATAGAAACAGTTGCATTTCCATTTACATAAACCATTCAAAACACCTCATTTCAATTTGGCTTATTTACTTTTCTTACTACCCTTATTTAACACTAAACTATTTGCTTGTGATTCAGTAAGAGTTACATAACCATTCTTAGTAGAAAATAACTTACCATTCTTTGTATTCTTAACAAAAGTAAGAATATTCCCTTCAGAATCCTTAAATTCATTAAACTTCACAAAATTGGATCCTTGATATAAAACTGCCATATACCTTCTCCTCTAAACTCTATATACTAATTTAATATATAAATAGAAACTACCATCCAAGCATACAATAAATCTCGGAAAGTAAACTAAACCCTTCTTTAACCTTTTCTTGAGATTTCTTCCAAACCCCAATATCATCAGAATCATAATTATCTAGATAGAATCGGAAATCAGATACTATCATAGGAATATAATCTTTAACTTTCCTATGTTCATCATCTGAATCCCAATCAACTATCCTACTTGAATCCTCAATAAACAACTCTAAACGAGGAATTAAGAATTCAACAATATGAAGGTCCAGATTCCAAGTCTCTTCCTTGGCAGGATTATTGTAGAATCTACGAACTCTTCTCATATGTCTTTCATACTTACTAAAGTAATCTTGAATTCTATAAAATAATCTAAACATCTGAACCTCCTATAAACTACTCAGCATCTATTGTAAATAACTGAACAAATGTATCTTCAGTAATTGCTTCTAAAGATAAATCAACTACAGTATTAGTATCCACAACAACTTCATGGAAATCTTCCCAAGCTTTTAAATCTTCAAAAGAATCAAACACTCTAGCACCAACTAATGTTAGTAAACTTCTTAATCTTAACTCTCTTGCTTGAGATTCTTCATAATACTTAATAGCTCTCTTAAGTAAATCACTTTTAACAGTAACATGACCAGAGAATAATGATGAATTCATAAAATAGAATCTATCATTCATAACTAAACCTAAAGTATTTTGAGAACCATCTTTCTTAATCTTCGCATTAAGAACTCTAGCATTTGGTGTAAAGATATAACCATTTGGAGTTCTTCTATCCCATCCTGTTGAATGAGAAGCTCTGAACCCATCCTCAACATCAAAGATAAACTTATAAGAAATAACACCAGCTTGATTATAAGAATTTAAAGTAACTAAATAAGGATCAGTAACTTTTCTAAACATCAATGCTTCAGAAGCACCACCCTTACTAATAGGTGCATCTACTATATCACCAGAATAAAGAACTTCGTCATTTCTGAATGAAGTATTCCATCCAATACTCTTATTAACTGAATTAGCATGAAGATCTAAATCCACTCTGTTCTTCTCATTATCGTCACCTTCAAGATTTGTCCAGTAAACACCAACAACAAATGGATCTCCTTCCTTAAACTTAATCATAGTTCCTTCTGGAACACCAGATGCTAATCTCTTAAGAGATGATGGAACTTTATAATCAACATATTCAGGTATAATAAATGTCTTATCTTTCAAATTAGAAAGTAACTCTTCTAACTTAGTAACAATAGTTCTAGATAAATCCATATAATGTGGAACAACTAAATCTCTAGCAACTGAAGAATTATTGTAATTAGGATTACTAGCTAAATAATTCTTACCATTTCTAATAGCATAAACTCTATCTTCAGTAGGATTAATTATAGATAAACAATAGTTATAATACTTAACTAATTGGAATATATTCTTATTCTCCGCAGCACGAAGGATATCATCCATAGTTAATTTAGCATTACTAATTGGTCTATGATACTTATCAGCAACTCTTCTTAACTTGTTAATAAGAACCTTAGTCTCATCACATTTGAAAGCTAGGAATAACATCTTATTACGTAAGAAAGAACCTGCTAAATTCTCAATACCAAATTGTCTTTGATAAGTTTCTAATAGTTTAGCAACTTTTCTTCTAGTCTCATCAGAATAATTCATTGCAAATCTAATTGCCTTATAATCTCTATAAGAACGAACTAATAATGTTTGATGTAGAGTAGTATAAACTAAAACTCTTAAGAATTCATCAACATTGATATAAGGTTTATCACCAGTAATACCTAACCAAAGAACACAACGAACTTCTTTATTCTTAACCATAGAGAAGTCAATAGGTAACTGTAAATAGTTAATAATAACCAATACATCATCAACTTGTTGTTGAGATAAAGCTACACCAGATGAAACTAATGCATGAACTCTATTTAATAATGTTACATAATTCAATGAACTAATAACAGTAAAATTAAATGGAACTACATTCTCTGGAATAGGAATAATCTCATCAGGAATAATGTAATGATTTTCATCATAAGGAATTCCTAAAGAATCATATCCATAAGTAGTTATATAACTAATAAAAGTTTGTAAATAATGTTCTTCAGGAGTAATATTCTCCACAGTAGTCCAATCCTTATGAAAAGTATTTGATAACTTATATGGATTATTTCCATAAAGTTTAATTGCTATATCAACAGCTGTATCAGAATGAACAGTAGTATTAAAGATTAACCCATTAAGAGCTAACTTAACTACCTCATCTCTTGAAATATTAGAACCAGTATTTGGTTCATCAACATATAACCCCTTAAACAATCTTAGGGTTGCCATATCTAATCTATTATAATCTAACATGGACTCATACCACCTTTCTAATTAAACTATACGAATTAATTTTGATTTCTTAAAGCAGAATCAATAATATCTGCTACTTCATTGGCTCTTTCTTCGATACCAATATCATTTGCTAATCTAATAGCAGAAGGATAAGTATTGCAAATCTTCTCATCAATAGAAAGAATATACTCAACATCTAAGTCTCTACGAACAGCATTACCCTTAGTAGAAAACTCTCCTTGTAATAACTCAAGATTGAATATAATATCTGGTTTGAAAGTTTCAAACACAACATTATTTCTCCAGAAAAGATTGTAATGCTCTTCCCACACCTTAGTCTCTTCATCATTAAGATAACACTTCCCAATCTCTGGTAAAGTATCCATTAAAACAATTGTAGGTTTATCAGAGTTAGAATAAACACTAGAATACTTCGAAATTCTCTCATAAACATTATGATACTCTAATAAACACTCCTTCTGAAAATCCAAACTAGAAATAACTCCAGATGCAGGATCCAACCCTACCTTCAAAAGAATTGTTGGTGGCTCATCAGCAATAACCACTTGATACTCATCCTTTAATAAATTTCTCAAATACTCAATCAAACTAGACTTACCACTTTGTGGTGCACCAACAAATCCTATCTTTAACATAAATCCTCCTATAAATTGTTCTTAAAATAAGTCACTAATAAGTCAATAACCTCATCAGTATAATCTAAAGGTTCAAACTTATAATCTTTAGAAATATAATCTCTTGCCTTAACTTGAATATAATCAAATATTCTAATAGTCTCATCTAGAGGCATTAATAAACCTCTCTTCATAGCAATTAAATCCTGATGAGAAAACTCATACTTTCTACTACTTGCTTCAGATTCAAATTCAACTAACTCAAACTGAACTCCATCATCTGAATAAGTCTCAAATGACTTATTATAATTCTCAACATCCTTACTTCTTCTACGAAGAATATCAAACAAACGAATTGCTTGTAAGAACTGTTTAGGATCGCAACCAAACTTCTCAAACTCTGCAGTTTTACTAGGATACTCATGAGTAAGAGCTTTTCTCTTCTCATAAATAGCACCAACCATAGACATCCAATTAACCTTAACATCCTTAAACAAATCCCTAATAGAAATTCCTAGAAAAGCTTCTCCAAAGTCTAAAAAGTAATTAGAATGTAAAGACTCAATATAACTAAAGTTTCCCTTATTCATATTAGTTGTAAATGTAAGTAAATCCTTAACATCAATATTACCAAACTCACACTCAATAGTAGTTGAAATAACATCTCTCTTAATCAACTGCTTAAGAGTAGGAATAACAATGGCTTTAAAATCATAATCAGATTGCTCATCATTAAGATTATAATTATGAGCACCATAATATCCTAAATAAACTACATTATATCCTCTAGACTCAAGAATATCTAATGCCTTCAGAATACTCTCATTCATCTGAATCACCTTCCCTCATTCTATCATAACAATTAAAATCTATTAACATTCTTGTAAACTCTCTCATAGAAATACCAACTAAACCATCATTAAGATTTTTAAATAAATGAATCAATGGTTTACTAGGTTTACTTAAAGAACTAACCATATCTTCAAAATCAGTAAATGAATAAGGATAATCATGATAGAACACTCCATAATAAATTAAAAGAAACTCTAAATTACTAAAAGGATTAGTAAAGTCATCTTTCTCAATAGAATCTAAAACAGCCCTAATCAAGAAATCTGTCAAATAGATATAAGCTGAAACAGCTGCATGACCAATACATTGAGAATATCCTTTCTCTTCATTATACTGAATAACATAAAATTTACCTAAATCATGATAATAAGCAATAGACTCTAATACAAAACTTGATGTCTCTTCCTTAACCTTACCTAAAACATAATTAACATGTTCCTTGATTGACTCTGGATGATGTGGATTATCATGTGCAATATCTTCAACCTTATCTAAATCATAAAAACATTTTAATAATAGATTAGGATCATTATGTTCTTCAATAGAAGAATTGAAACAAAAACTAATCTCATCCCAACCCTCATCATAAGTAGGTAATTGAAATCTACCAAGAATCTGTTTAAAGATTGGTTCAGGAATATACTCTTCAGGTTTAGAAACCTTTCTGATTTGATTCTCCTCCACAATCTCCCAAATAGGTCTGACAACTACTACTAATCTCATATTGAAGTACTTACCAAGCTTTGCAATAACCCTCAATCTATCTTTTCTAGTAAGAGCTGTAGAATCAATTAAAACATCTCCCTTATCAGAATAATTGATTGCTCTCTTATATAACTCTTCGAATAACTCCTTATTATGCTCCTGATCTCTGAAACCAAACATCTCTACTCTTAAATCATCAGAAGATAGATATAAAGCATCATTAGTTCTTAAATGCTTATAAGAACTTGCTCTAGTCTTACCAGAACCAGGATAACCCATTAAAACTGTTGCTGTGAACTTCTTCACAATACCACCTCTTTCACATATCTATACCAAACAAATGGATAATCATTTCGAATCTTTGTATTCCCAAAATAATTAACAATATTAATTAAATGGTGATAATCTAAATCCTTAACTCGAATCTTCTTCCCAGAAGCAGTTCTCCATTTGGAATACTTACCATACAAACAATATCTAATACGATAATCCTTCTCAAATCGCTTAACACTTTGCTTATAAGGTAAACCTTTATAATTATGAGAATACATACCATTCACCTCTATATTATAATACGATAAATAAAAAGGAAAGTCAACTAAACTTTCCCTTATTTTCTATTATCAATCTTGTCAGAGATATCAGTAAAGATACCATTAATATAATGATAAATCCTTTGATTACTAGAACCCCTAAACTTACAACTAGGATCCTTAAGACTCTTATCAAACTTACCACACTTAATAGTAAATTCAGACTCTCTAAGATTTGGCTTATCCATCAGAATCTCCTTGGCTTTATCTAAAGTAAAACCAGTATAAATCCAAATGTCTGTCTCTGGATCAAGAGAACCAATAATCTCATCTAAAGCATTCACTTGAAACAATGGATCACCACCAGAGAAAGTTATCCTCTTCGAACTAGATAAAGTATCAACTAACTCATTAACATCCATGGAATAACCATAATGGAAATCCTGTAAACGTTCATTATGACACTCTGGACATCTATGAGAACACCCAGACAACCACACAACAGTTCTTAACCCAGGACCATCTACACATGAATCAAAAGTAATATCTGCTAACTGAACCTTCATACTATTCTCCATCTGAACCTAACTCCTTAACAGCAGCTCCTACAGCAAAATGTAAACTAGATAATAGAGTTTGTAAAGAACCTTCATACTCTTCATAATTATCAGGTTTACATACTATATCAGAAACTAACTTATAAGCACATACAGGACAAGACTTATTAATAATATCAACAAACTTCTTAAGATAGAATAGTTCCATCTCACAAACTATACAATCTTTCTTTGGTTCATCAATAAAACCTAAAGCTAAAGAAGTAATCACATTCTCATCAAATGCTACATTAAAAGCATCATCATAGAAATCATCTAAATTATCATCAGAATTATCACCAAATAAGAAATCTAAATACTCCTTCGTAACAAATCGATTAGAAGTATAACAGATAACCCTAGTATTAAAATCAGATAAAGCTGTAAGATTAGACTTTGAACAACCTAAACAATCTGCATCAAAATCATCAGTACAACCTAATCCATACCCAGGCATCTTAACATCTAGATTATTAACACTATGAACATTAACCAAATCTCCAACTTTAAGATTATCATTAATAGAACCAGATAAACCAAAACTATAAACATAATCACAAGTCTTAAGATAATTAACCACTTCATAATCAGGATAAAGGACATTATTGCATCCAACACCAGAAACCCAAAACTTAATATTAGGATAAATGGTATCAAATAAACCTACAATATCATCTCCACTTAAATCATCATGTACACCTTCTGGTAACTTAATAAACTCAGTAGGACACTCCTTCATCATAGCGAAGTGAAATAAATACTTCATATTATTCTCCTCCCTTAAGTAAGAAGATATTATTAACAACCTTAAAAGAGAATTGATGATCAAGAGTTCTAAACACTAACCCCTCTCTTTGTTGATTGGCTTTAGCATTTGGGAAATAACCCTCGGCATTATCTCTATAAGTACCTTCCGCAAACTTAAGAATACTATCAACATCTACTAAACCATGTGCCTTCAATTCGAAATCTGAATAAATATAAGGAACATGAGTAAGATCATAATCAATACAGAACTGAACTAATTCTTCATAACCTAACTTCTTCCAAGTTCTGCATTCATCTTCAGAAACAAATAAGTTAAAGATATAATAATTCAAATCTGATAAATTCATCTTATTACCTTGAATACCAGGACCAACTAACTCACCTTGAACAGCAAAGTATTTGTCTGGATTATTTATATGGGCTTCTTCTAAAGCATCTGTAACACCATATCTTCGAGCTGTAGACCAATACTTATTATTGAAAGCAAAATCATCTGTCTTATCAAAATCATTGTTTCTACCAGCTACATGAATACCATCTGGTTGATGTACTACAGTCATAGAAGTACCATCTAACTTAACTGAAATACATAAATGAGTTCCATTCTCGATCAACTTATCAATAACTTCAGGAATATTTTGAATTCTCTCTTCATCAGTTTTAGTCAATGTAAATGGCCAAGCAACACATCTACCCTCGTTACCATAAGTAACAGGTGGTTCATACTTCTCAACATGAAGTAAATCAGAAACATCTGTACCATCATCAGTATCAAATAACTCAACAGCACCATTTAACTCTTCAGCCATAACAAGAGAATCTTCTAAAGAAATAACTAAACCTTGAGATACTTGACCTCTTAATTTTCTAGTTCTTAATCTAGCAGACAACATATACTCATCTTCCATCAAAAACTCTGTTATTGAACTTCTTGGAATAAGTGAATCAATTTCGAAATAAACTACCTTATCACCAACTTGATACTCACCCTTCTTTACAACAACCTTCCAACCCTTAACTGTAACAACCTCAATTGCATCAGCATCAGGTATAGGTTCAACATTTAAAATAGTTTGCACTGTAGCTAACTTTCTCATACTACCATCATCCTTCCTAACTCTATCAACCCCAGTTCTCTTTGGAACTAAAGAACCAGAGGAAATATCATCTATAATATTCTTTACGAAATATGGTGTGAAATCAGTAACATCAGCAGAAACATTAAAATGACATCCAGAATCATAAACCCTACTCAACTTGTTATTGTGAATATGACCATGAAGATTAACATATCCCTTAGGAATCTCTGAATCATATAAAGGATGATGGGAAAGAATGAAATGAGAATCATTATAAGAAACAGTCGTACCTGTATCGATTAAATTAAAATACCTAGATACAACAGATCTAGACTTATCATGATTTCCTCTTAAGAAATAGATAGTGCCATTCAGAAGCTTCGAATACTCCTCATAAACCTTATCTACATCTCTACCTAAAGCAAAATCACCTAGAAAATAAACTATATCATCTGGACCTACAACACTATTCCAATTCCTAACAATAGTATCATTCATCTCCTGAATACTATTAAACTGACGATCACAATAATCAATAATATTGCCATGATTAAGATGTAAATCACTAATAAAGAAAACATTAACCATAGGTACCTCCTTAATTTAAATACGAAAAAAGCACTCGTATAGAGTGCTATTCACTGAGTATGGGGTTACTCGTGACATACAAATGACAACTAAAGAATTGTCATTGTAATATACGAATAACCTACCCAATATTATTGATTATTCATTTCCTTCAACTTAGATTCTAATTCAAAATAAGTTAAAGTCCATAAACCACCTTGCTTATCCTCGAAACCAAACTTATATTCATTAGCGAATATAAACTTATAACCCATCTTCTTACAATATGCTTTCGCTATCTCTCTAAGCTCATCTATCTTTGCCATTTGAACTCTCCTCCTTAACTAAACCTAACTCAACTAATCTCTCCTTAATTTGAGTTACAGTAGTACCACCAATATTCTTCATCTTATAAATACTACCAGATCTTATTAAATCAACAAGATCACCAAGAGTCATATGTCTATTATGTCTAACCAACACACCATAAGCTCTAGAATTTAATCCTAAATTACTAACTAGAATATCTGACTTAGACCTATTCACTAAAGCAATCTCACCAACATTCTCCTTATAGAACACAATTGCTATATAATAGATAACTAAATCCCTTCCATTGAAATAAGACTCGGTATGAGTATTAACATTAACTACATCCTTACTTGCATAAGCTTCAGATAGTTGTTTTTCAAAAACACTTCTATCATAGGTCCTAATTACTTGAACTTGTGTCTTCATCTTTCTTCACTCCTTTATTAGAATTTCTTAAACATAACCCATTAATATTATTTAAAATATTCTCTGCTCTTTCTAACTTCTCTAGAACATAATCTACATGAGTTCTACCATTAGATTCTAAATCTCTAACAATAACATCAATCATTTCTCTAGCAGTTAGTAAATCACCTATAACCCAACTATTCTTCTCCAAATATTTGTCCTTCACTATTAGAGGCATCTTGAACACTTCCCTTCAAATAATAAACATTAATATCAACACCAATATCAGTAGATAACCTAGTAAAGATATCTAATACCTGATTCCAATCACCATGAGCTATACCACAACCATACTGAAATGGTACTGCTACTGAAAGATTACTCTCCTTACAAATTGTAAGAATCTCTGTAAAAGCTTTCTCTAGAAAACAATAATCAGTAGTGAAATCCTCCCTCTGAGTAAAACAATTACAAACAGTTCTACCATCAGGAGTCTTCCAATAATGAACCATACCTAGAACACCAGAACCAAATACTTCAGCGAACCCTTCAGTAGAGAAAGCACATTGTGGCCATCTCTTACCAATCTGAGCAGCTAAACCTCCACCAAAGATACCTTGAACATTACATTGATGACAGATTACATCTTCCGTTGCATCTAACAAATCACCATACTTAATCTTAATCATACTAAGCACCAACCTTATTTCTCTTCTTTGTTAGAACAAAGAATATCTTCTCATGTTCCTTATTATAGATATAACCAGCTCTTGCACATCTACCATTAGACCTCAAAGTTGTAAATATCTCCTCTTGCTCTTCTTGTGTGCAAGGGACAATCATATATCCCTTAGCACCAAGCTCCCTTAATAAATCCTTCGTATAACTTCTAACATCCATATGGATCCTCCCAAACCTCATCAGAGATTGTTAATGTAACCTTACCAGTTAAACAATCATACTCACCAGCTGTAATCTCACGACCATAATATAACATATTATCAAGTGACTTCATAACATTGTCTTTCTTAAGAGTGAAACAACCTTGCTCCATTAAGAAATCCACAATCTGATTAGCAGACATATAATTACTCTTTGATATTTGAAATACTAAATTACTTCCTAACATAAAACTTACTTTTGACATATACATTACCTCCTATATTAACTCAAGTTGAGCTTTCTTCTCATTCATATAATTAACAATATCACTTAAAACTTCTATGTAACGATCCAACTCTTCATCAGTAAAACCATCACGTTTATTATTCCAAACTAGGTCAGATAACTTACGATTATTTAAATTGTCAGTCCCTACAATATCAGCTAAATCCTTAACCTTATTTATCTTAACCTCATGTTCATCATTTAATAAAAACCATTCAGTCTCTTCCTTATTTAACTTATTAAGTAAATCATGAAACCATTGTCTAACAACAGGTTGGTCTGTATATAAGAACCTATAACCATAGTCAGTTGTAGGACAATCCTCAGTTAATCTAAACTCCTTCTTGAACATCCAATAAGTAGGATAACTACGAGTTAGAATTCTAGAACATACATTTCTAGGATCAGCTGTATTCAACCACTTCAATAATGAATTCTTATTAAACCCTCCATAAGTTGTTCTCTTAAGAACCTCTGGATTCTCTCTTACAACTTGATAGTTTCTAATAAGATCTAGAATATAAGAACCTAACCCATCAGTATGGTAATCAATAATTTCTAACTTCTCTTCATCAGATAGGTACTTCTCAATGTCCCATACATGTTCTTCCTTATAACCAAAATCCGCTCTGCTGTTAATTCTACTTGTTGGACTATTCTTAACAAATAGTTTTGAAACACTATACTCATTCATAAGCATGTCTTTCATAACATTCACCTCTTTCATTGTCTCTATTATACGATAAAACAAAAAAGAAGTCAACTATTATATGACTTCTTCTTCAGTTTCTTCACTTAAATTGAACCTTTCCTTATAAGATTTGTAAATCTTCTCCAAGTTATCAGACACAAAATAAGCTCCAATAACATCCTGATCAGGATTAGAAATCAATGGAAATACAAACCTAGCATAAGGACTATCCTTAACTGATAGAGCAATTGTCTTTCTATCTTGAGTAAAATCAACAGTACTAATCAACTGCTTAATATTAGTAATTTCTGATTCCACAAAACCCTTAACGATATCAATTCGTGGTTGTAAATGTGGTAATCGATTTGCAACATCATCTATAGTACCAGCTAGAATCATCCTTAAGATACCTCTATCAGAACTTGCCATGTCAGACATCTTTGCTAAAGCTAAATACTCCTCAGTCTTAATCTTAACACGATTGAAACTAGAATCAACCAAAACCAAGCCCTCAAAATTCGTTCTATTATTAATAATAGATAAAGCATCATCAAGAGAAGTAAACTCAAATCTCTCAGCAACCTTAATATCCTTAAATGGATTAAAAGATATAGGATCAAGCTCCATATTCAACTTGTTAACTCTCATACCAATAAGAGTAAGCTCATCAGAGTCATAATCAACTACTATCTTATTGTCTGGTGAAGTCATCTCAAATGAATAAGTTATCCCCTTATCTAAAGAATCAAAATCAACATCATACTTCTTAATAATAGCATCAAACATATCACCAAATGAATTATAACCTACACTAGGAATCTGAATATTGGCTTTATGAGCATCAATAGTACCAGAACTAGATACAACCCACTTATCTTTATAGAACCACAATCTCATAAGAGATCCATCTCTCTTCTCTTGGAAACTATAATTATCCCAATTGAAATTCTCTAGAACCATAACACCTTGAGGTTCAGTATAGTTAAAGAACTTATCAAAAGAATGTGCTAACATCTTAGTCACACGTCTACCAGCTACTTCAGAAACCTCAACTATTAAACCTCTCGCTTCTTGGGAAATCTTCTGATACATATCAGACTCTAACATATTATACTTGAATAAATAAACATTAGGAAAATCCTCATCTTCCTTAATAATTAGATTATAAGGATCAGAAGCTAATAGAACCTTCCAATCCTCATGCTCCTCAATGAACATCATAAGTTCATTCTTAATAACAAACTCTTTCATAAAAACCACCTCAACTATTTGAAATTCTATCTTTCAAATCTTCAAAAATATCATCACCAATTAAATCTTGCAATTGTCTATTCATAGCAGAATTGTAATTCATAACTTGCTGTAACATCTTATTACAATAGTAAGGTGTTAACCTACCACAAATCTTTAATACCTGATCCTCTCTGAATCGAAATTGCATATTACAGTTTAAAAACGAATCATGTTCCAAAAACGGTAAAGAACGTTTAAGTAAATTAATTTGATAACAGCCAGATCTAGTACAAACCTTAATAGCTGTAAAATTAGTAGAAACAGGATTATCATAACACTCATGATAACAAATCGTGAATAAACCAAAAGATATCTCACCATCAAAATTCATATACTTTGCCAAAACCACATCACCGACATTAACTCTCATAGCACACCTCCAATCTTTACTACGTTAATTCAAAACCTAAACCCTTTCAAAAGTTCCACCACACTGTGGATGCTTATAAAACTCTGGATGCTTCGTGAATTGTGTCTCCCTACTTCTACGAATCTCATAACCACAATTCTTACATCTACAAACTATATTATATTCTCTTTGATTCCTAGCTCGTTGTTCATAATAATCTTTTCTCAACTCATACTCATTCTCAATGGTTCTCACCCTAGTAATATTCAACCCAGTTCTACTCTTAAGCAAATTGGCTCTCCATAACCATTGACCTCTATGACCACGTGAATCTCTAAAACAATGTAGAAGCTCATGAACCATTGTAGTAACTGCTTCCTTCTCTGGTAAAGATAACATATAACCAGAAAGCTCAACCTTAACAGTATTACCATCTAAATGCTTACAACAACCTCTCCTAGAATTACATCTCCTATTAACAACAACTGAATCAATATTATACATTGCCTTCTTCAAGCTAGAAGTATCATTATACTTCAACAGCTCTTCCTTATAATCATCTAAAACTCTCCAAGCTTCATCATAAATCTTATAAAGCTCTTTATCTATCTTTGTCATTTAAATCCTCCCATTCATGTAACAGAGGATGTTTGCTATTTGCCACAGTCTTAATCTTTTCCTTGCCACACTTCTCACATTTATATTTGATATCATCCCAAAACCCTAAATCTGAAAAGTAAATATAATCATCACAATGATTGGAAGTTCTCTTCTGAACAGCTCTCCATTGATGTCTACAAAACAACTTCTTAATCCAACTCATCAGAGCCACCTACCTCTCTTAAGATATCACTAACACTTAAACCTACAAATCTATCAGAGTTCGCTAAATACTGTACAACCTCTAATAACTCCTTATCAGAGAATTTCTTATCTTCAGTAGACTCCTTAAGAACTCCAGAAAGCATATAACCTTCAAGCTCTTGCTCTGAAACATACTTAGGACCACCCTTAATATAATCAGCAAACTCATACTTAATATTAACGATTTTAGTTACCTTATCTCCTAAAGAAGTATGTAAAATAAATTCATCACCAACATTATACTTCATCTTCATCCACCTCCATTTCTTCCATACATGCTTCACAATAATTACCATCACAAGTGGCTTCTAAATACTTCGAGAAAGCCCACTCACCACAACCATCACACTCAACGGCTTCATCATAGGCGCCAGCACATTGTGGACATCCTGTGAAATGTTCTATAAAAGAACCACCCTCAAATGCTCCACCAGGAGTTCTATCCTCTGAATAATGCTTTGGCTCTTCAAATACATAACCACAATCATAACACTTAAACATTAGACAACCTCCTTCAATAAAGCAACATAAGTAAGAATAGTCTTCATATCAGTATCAGAGAATTCTAATCCATAGTTATTAGCATAACTCAATAAACTATTAAGAGTATAAGGTGCATCCTCTTGATAGAACTTAACTCTACCCTTATGTTCCTCAAAACACTTACTACATAAAGCATTGCTTCCTAACTCAGGACATAAATATAAGAAACCATCTGAATCCTCATTACACAAATCACAAACAGCTAAACCACCCCAATTAAAACACTCTTCAGTAGTAACCTTGATAGCTAACTCCTTATGACCATCAGAACCATCATAAATGAACACTCTATCCATTAATCACACCTCACAGTCTTCTTATTAATGATACACTTAACTTCATCCAAATTAGGATAAACTGTCTTACAATAATTAGATACAATTGCCTTCACAGAACTCTCTGCTACTTTGATAGAACTAGCTTCAATCTTATAAGAAAATTGCTTTGCTCTATTCCCTCTTCTCAACAACCCTCTGACATTATACTTTCTCATCTTCATAACTACACTCCCATCCTTTTCTTATAACCTGCACTATTGATTAATCCAGGCACATTATCCATTAAAAGAAACTCTAACGGATCACACTTAAATGCTATAAACTCTACAGAGTTAAACATCTCTCTTGCCTGCTTAATGGTTAAAGCATAAGTCTCCATCAAATGTGTTAACACACAAGAATTAGTATGATGTCCAACTTCATGTTCACGAAAACGGTCCTTACCAATAGTTCTAGTTAATGAATAACAACTACCAATATAAAACACCTCATCATCTTTCAGAAACACATAAACACCATTGAAGTTTGCCTTCTTCCTATCATCAGGATTACCAACACAACCACTCACACAAGTTAATCCAGAAATGAAATCCTTCTTCATCTCCAAAAACTCATCTCGAGTTAATCTCTTAACAGTATTCACTAAAATCACCTCCTAGAATGATTTGTCTTTAAGCTCATTCTTAATTGCTTCTAAAATCTTTCTAACTGAAGCAGCTCCCAATTGTTTATTCATACCATTTTCAGTTAGAGGTATAAATGAATAAGTCTTACCAACATAATCCATAACTAAGTCATTACTTACAACAACTGTAATATGGTCCTTGTAATAATCACTATTGATATGACTAACAACAATATTAACTGCTCCCATCTTTAAAGCTAAATCTCTCAATTCCATAAATTCCACCTATAATACATGACACCATGTATCCCTTTCACTATAACCATTATACGATAAACAAAATAAAAAAGCAACTCTTTTACATCAAAAAGTTGCTTTTCTTTTCCTAAACAAATAATTCACTAACCAATTTGTCTACATTATAGTAAAGGTTTTTCTTATTATCATCCAAAGCTCTACATAGACAACAGATCCTCAATCCATTATCATGAATGACTACCTTCTTCTCGATTGGATACTCCAAGAAAGTCTTACCCTTGGATCTATACTTAGTTCCATACATCTTACCATCACGTGTGATATAGAACCCTCTGTCAGCCAGTTCTGGCACACTGTCAAGCGATTTAATATCATCACCCATAGAACTAACCCATTGACTAATATAATCCGCAATTTCAAGCTGTTTACGAGCAAAACAAAGCTCACAAACTACTTCCTTATTATATAAGCGACTATTTCCTTTAATACCAACACCACATAAAGAACACTTATTCTTCAAGCTATTGGCACGTAATACTCTATTCTTCGCTTTAGAAGCTTCTTCTAAATCTAAAATCTCCATTATATCTTCTTCAGAAGGATTCTCTGCAGTAGTTACATAAACCCTTAAGAATAAACCATTCTCATTCTTATACATAGAAGTATAATCACTAGAAAGTAAATTCTTCATAGTAGTATTGCCCTTAATAGGGAAATCAACACAGTAACCAGCTTTCTTCAACTTTGATAAACTTCGAATAACCTTCCTAAATACAAAATTAGTAATATTGATATCAATAAACTCTACCATACTAAATCACCTCAATTAATATTATGTACTAGAATACTCACAATATACATAATTGTTCACAATAATACCATACAATCATTAAAAAGTCAACTTATATAAAATATATGTGAAAGTATTACATATATTAATACGAAAAAAGAATGACTCAAAAGCCATTCTTAACTAAAACTATTTAGTATCTTCAGAAGATCCATTCATTAAATCTTTTACCTTAGTAGCAATCTTCTCTATCTTATCAGAACTTGTTCCTCCAACATCATAAATACCAGAAGCAGAAGTTCCAATAAACATTGCTGATAAAGCATACAACACTATATCCATAGGTGTAAAATTAGAAGTATGAATATTAAATAAAGTAATTAAAACAAATGAAACTAACCAAGATAAATATTGAGTAGGAATCTTCTTAATCAAAGGTGCATTCTTAACAAATTGTGTAGTAGCTAATACAATACCAGTTAACTTAACAAAATCCCCTAACATTTCCCAAGTAATAAATTCATTCATAAATTCTCCCTCCTAAGACTTAAGATCTTCATGATCCTTAATAGAATCCCAAATATTATTTGGAATCATAACATCATGAGCTTTCGCCCACTTGCTAAACTCACTTGTCATATACCAATCGCCTTGTAACTTAACAAAGTAAGTTTCTGCTAACCTTAAAATAGTATCTATATTGTCATTGTCCTCTCTCATCAAGATAAGCAATTGAATTCTTAAAGTATCCTTTCTAGTATCTTCTACAATACCAATTATCTTGTCAACACGATCATTAAAAGAAGTAATTCTATCCTTGGAAGCTTCATCAACTTGATGAATAGAATCTCTAATATCTCCAAGAGCATTAGTTATCTTCTCCCTTGCTTGATTCTCATAATCAACCAACTCTCTATGCGAATAAAAAGCTTGTTTATCCACATACCAAGAAATCATTAAAAGAATCAAACCAAGAACAGCATAAACAATATAGGTAATATCAGCAGGTGTCTTAAATATAGTAACAGTAAGAGTTGCTAGAACTCCTACAGCGGCGATTACTGCGGCAATCTTCTTCCAAATTGAAGAAACATCATTCCAAGGTGTTTTAGTACCATTCATATGCGCAACTCCATTTTATCTGTTAAAATTACCGTGTACCCATAATACACTTATATCTAAAATAATATATAAAGTAATTGAATATTAACTACATATTATCTATAACTGAATCAGTTGTTGTATTAGTATCTTCAGGAATAGGTAAATCTTCTAAGTCTTCCTCTTCAGTGATTTCCATTAAAACCCCGGACACTATAAGGTAATTTTCTGGTGCTTTTAGATATGTTTCATAACTGATACCATTCATATTAACTTGGAATCCGTCACCATCTGGAACATACCCTTGTTCTTCTTCCTTAATAATTTCATATTTATCAGTAGATACCCATATCTCCTTTTCAGAATCGAAAATCCTTTCAATCTTTGTCCAATAAATAGTTTCCATAATACCTCCTATGTATTATCTGCTAAATACCAACCTTGCCATATTAGATTATTACCGACAGTTGGTGAAATATTTCCAGTAGTACCGTAAGACGGTGCTTTTATCTTCGCATCATCTCCACCGCTAGTTTGGTTGGTTCTTAAACATATATTTGCTGTATACGATCTATGACTAGGAGTAGTATCTACTACCAGTGACATAAATGATGGTGAAGCAAAATATACTGTTTGTACTCCAGATGCTGTTATTGTAGATCTCCTGTATTTATAACTTGGTCTCCAAGCAGCTGTGAAATTATTGAATAATGGATCTGCTAATGTTGTACTATTTACTTTCATAGCTGCAGCAAAATTAACCATTCCTGTTCTCGATCTGATAACATGACATTGGTATCCATCTCTTTTAACATATCCACTAACAATCATTCCTGTGATATCTACACGACTAATGTTGTTATCTCTTAAATTACCAAAAACAGTATTTTCAGCTGAAGGTACTTGAACAGATGCATCTCTATTCCATAAACCTTTTCCAGTTTCTGTATCTAATCCTATAGCTCCCTCTTCAACTCCTATATAGAAGTTAGAACCTGTAATTCTGGTTGTACCTGAAGGAACACCACCTAGATAAAACTCATTCCCACCTAATCTTATATAGCATCTTTCTTTTGCTTGAGTGTTAGATGAAGCAGGTGATAGGTATCTAATCTTTGGATATAAAGTTAAATTTAAGTAAGGCATGAATCTATTAGGAACACTTATACTCGGATATGTGTTTGCTGTAACTGGTTTTAAATCATATTGAACTATACACTCAGCTGACCATAGATTTTTATAAAAGGTTAAACTCGAGTCATCTGTGTATGCTTCTGAGTTTAAAGGTACCGTATATTTAAACCAAGCTTTACCAGTTAATAGGTCAACTGCATTTTTATTATAAAATGTACCTTCTGGAAGATAAATTGGTTTAGCATCCTCAGTTGTAATCTTACCATATTTAGAACCTATATAGAAGAAATTCTCTATATGTGTCTCGAGCTCAGATCTAGTAAAACCATGACCTTGACCTATAAATGTCCCATCTGTTTCTACTCTAATATTAAACAGACTAGCTGCTTTCTTAGTAGCCGCAGAAGCTGCTGATGTAGTTGTAGTATAGACTTGTAATCCAGGCCATTTTATTTTCATATCTGCATGAATACCTAGGTTACTATTAGTCAATATAGTATTATTAGAACTTCCAGACATTCCTTCCATTCCAAGAATACCCGTTACTGCTCCAGTATGTTTATTGACAAACATTCTACACAGGTTCCAACCAACACTAAAACCACTATTATAAGAAAGTTCGTAAACTTCCCATTGATTAGCAGCGGCAACTTGACCGTTACTAATCAATGAGTTAATTTCGTCTAATGTGTAATATGTTTCTCTTTCTATAGTGACCATATTATCCTCCTCATTAAACTATTTGTTCACAGAATCTTTGTAAAGCGTTTGCTATGATTTGGTGTCCTGTAGCTGATGGGTGTAATTTATCAGTTGTTACTGCTCCATCAAATGTTGTACTATTTTTATGAAGTGTAGCACTATTTGGAGTCCATACAAATGTTGCACTGGCTTCATTAGCATTTAAAGCATTGAAATATGAAAGTGGTACAAAGTATACTCCCATTGCTTTTGCAATATATTCAAATGAAGCAGCCATTTGAGCTATTGAGAATCCAGTTGTTGCATTTGTATATGGATAAACACTAGAACCTCTTGGTAGAACAAAGTATACTAATATTGATTGTGGATAGTTTGCTTTGTGCTTACCAACCATTCTTTCAAATGCACTTAATATTGTTGAAATATCAGCAGGTTGTTCATTTGAATAAGATCCTGGTGTTACCCCACCTGCTAAGTCATTTGTACCTATACAAGTAAATACAATATCAGGTGTACCAAATGGGTGTGTATATTTACCTGATTCTTTTACTGGTTCATATGTTGGGAATGAAATGTTACGTAACAATACAGATCTTATATCAGAAGCACAAGCTGTTGATGATGTATCTGAATCAGTTCCAGATACTCTTGAACCTGACCATGCATCGTTTCTTAATAATCTCATTCTTGTTTGTTTAATTAAAGCTCCCCACCAAGTTGCATCAATACAGTTTGTAAATCCACTAGCATTCTTTGGATAAAAGCATGAGTTATTACCAGCTGCATTAAGATAAGTCATACCGTAATCATCTGCTTTTGAAACAACACCTGTATAAGTAGATATTGAGTCACCTGTAATAGAACACCATAAATCTTCTAATTTAGATATTGGTTCATCTCTTACAACTAGACATATATTTAAGTAGTTTGTATTGTCTTCTACTATAGATGCATTTGTGAAATCAACATAACCTTCACCTGCATTTGCTCCCGGTATATATTGAACACCTTTCCAAAATTGGAATCCAGAACTTCTAGTACCTGTAGCTGAACTAAATGGTATTAAATCTTGAATTGCTGTTGGATCATCACCTTTACATGTCCAATTCTTTACTGAAGATGGATCACGATAAACAAATTTTGCTGTATCTGCATAACCTTGTGCTAATGTAGTACCACTTGAGAATACTTCACTTGCTATAGGTCTATTAAAAGTAACAGCTTGTGTAATACCTTCTACACCACACCAGTTTCCTTCTTGTAAAATAACATCTTCAGGTAAATGGATAAGTTGCTTACCTATACCTCTTGTTCTCAATGTAAAGTGTTTTAATATTCTACAAGTAGCTGGATCATTAGAACTAAATACAAAGAATGATAAGTCACCAGGTTCTGCTATGATTACTTCAATAGCATATATTCTAGCTCCAGTTTGTGCTAATAATTGTTGGTCTTCATATTTAGGACCATATCCATTTATATGACCAGTATTAGTTTCACTTATTGATATATTTCTAGTTAAGGCATTTTCAATAACAGGTTGTAAATATTTAGTACCACTAACACCTCTTCTATATAAACCTATATTTAAGTCACCTCTATGTTGAGATATATCTATTGTTTTGTCTGTTTGGTTATATTTAATACCTGTCCAACTTCTATGATATCCACCACCTCTGGCTGATTTTTCATTAAAGTAAGCTAATCTTGCAGAAGTATCTAACATATTATCAGAAATTGGATATTGACCATCACAAAGGTTTGTAGCTGAAATTGCAGCTGTTGGATATGTTAAACCTGTGTTAGCAACCCCATTAGGAATTGTTGTATTACCTGTTGTAACAGCAGCTCCAGATTTATTATAAACAAACCCAGCAACTCCTGATCTACTCTCTTCATAAATGTATTCAAATGGTGAAGTTATAATTTCATCTTCAAAATCGTACTCATGAACACCTACAGTAGCAGCATATTGAACTACTAACCATTTCTTTAATGTTGCATGAGCTTGGTCATCAGCTGTTGAATCCTCAACACCCTTAACCAATGATGAAGGATACACATCTGTTGCATCATATCTAGCATTGGCTTTGAATATACCTCTTGCAACACCATCACCTTGGTCTTTACCCATTCCATAACCTGTACCTCTTACAATACCTATTCTAACCCATCCAGGTACTTTAACGAATACCTTGATACGGTTAAATGTTTTATTTCTGTAAGAATCAGCAGCACCTGTAAATACATAACCACCAGGTAGATTATCTTTATAACCTACTGAACCGTCTATTTCAACATTATCTATGTTACGGTTTTGCATTGTATATACAACAGGAGCTTCATTATTAAAAGGCATTATAGCATAGTCACCTGAGTCAGATGATGTTGAGTTTACCGCAGATGAGAATTCATTGAACTTCTCATCTACGTAAACTTGGTTTGCCTTACCATATAATTCATTTAATACATCTACAGGAAGTTGTTGTCTATTTAATTTTTGCATAAATTAAACTCCTTTTCTCCTATTGAATTATCTAGTAACTTCGATGTATAAAGTATCTCCAACTTCAGCAGGAACATCAAATAAAGTTGTAACTGAACCATTAGAACCTGCTGTTCTATCTACTGTATAACCTTTACCTTCTAATTCTCTAAGCCCATTATAGTATAAATCAACTATATCAGTCTCAGCTAATTCGAATCCTACATCGAAAGTAGTCTTTTGACCATCTGGTGTTAATTCAATACCAGTAATCTTAGCAGCAACAGATGGATCAATTGCATCTATTTGTTCTTGTAAATCTACATCTTTTGCTTCTAAGGCATTTAATCTTTCTTGTAATGCTGTAGTAAAGAATGTTTCATCAATTGAACCAGTCTTAAGAGCAGCACTAACAATATAATCTGCAGAAACTTCAACTTTAATTTGGTCATTTTCAGAACCAGTATAGATATCAACTAAGTCTTCAACAGGAATTTCAATTTCTGTACCAGCTTCATCATTTAAAATAAGTATTAAAGTATTAGTATCAGCATCATAACGACCACCCTTAACAGTACTTTCTAATGGTAAGTCTACTTCTTCAGTAGAGTCATCATACATAGTGAAAGTAAACTTGCAAGTAGTAGCATCATAAGCTATATCTTTAACAAAAGTAGCAGCTTCAGTTTTAGTAACTCTTTCAGCTATATCAGTTTCATTCTTAGTTACTCTTTCAGTTAAAGCATCTAATTCAGCTTCTTCAGTAGCTGTCTTTTCTTTCAATGCTTTAATATCATTTGTATTAGTAGTAATATTTAATACATTAGTTGCAATATTAGAAGCATTAGTTGCTATATTATTTGTATTTGTTGTAATATTACCTTCTGCAGTAGCCATTCTTGCTTCTAGAGCATCAATGTCAGCAGCATTTTGAGTAATGTTACCAGCATTAGCAAGTATATCAGCTTCAGCAGTATCCATTCTACCTTCTAAAGCATCAATGTCAGCTTCAGCAGTATCCATTCTACCTTCTAAAGCATCAATATCATTTGCATTAGTAGTTATGTTAGCAGCATTAGTTTCAATATTAGTTTTGTTAGTCTTAATATTTTCTTCTAATTCTTTTAATTTAGCGTTTACTTCAGTAGAAGTATTATCAACTAAAACTTTAACATTGTCTGCTGTAGAATCTTTAGCAGTTATCTTTGCAGTTGCTTTAATTGTATTCTTTGTAGAATCAACTATAAATACAATAGCAGCTCTTTCTACTTCTTCCCAAGTAGGAACTACATTGTCAGCATTTAATAACATAGATCTAGTAATTGTGTTTTCAGTTGCATCAAATGTGACATTTGTCTTATCTGTAAATAGATAATTTCTACCAACTAACTTAAATAACTTTTCTGAAAGTTGTTGGACTGAGATTTTTGTTGTTGCCATATAAATTTCTCCTCTAAACTATTTAAAGTTTACTATTACAGCATTTGAATCCACCTCAAACACATATGTAAACTTAATCTTATTTCCGACTATAACATAGTCGTAATCTTCACCAGAAGTTAATGCTAACCCATTAATCATAACTACTAAAGGTCTAGTAGTATCAACATTAATAGGTAAATCAAACTCCCTAGAAGTACCATCAAATGTAATAGCTCGTTCAGTTACCTCTGCAGCACCAAATGCAGAAATTTCAATCTCTCTGATTTGAGGTGTTACATTATTAACCTTAAACTTAATATTATCATTTGGTGTTTTGAATATAACCTTCTTAGCAGAAATAGAACCATCATCAGTATCTGCATAAGTGAAAGTCATATCCACAGCACCATCTACCTCTGTAACATCAGTATTAGATACAAGACGATTAGCAATACTCTTATCAATCTTAGTATCATCATGACCAATGACAGGATTAAATGGATCTGTATTATCAACCAATCCAGGAATAATACCAGTAACAGTTCTAACACCAGCCGGTGCTTCAATGTTACCAATAATCATTGTCAGATGTCTATCTTCTAATGAATCTGGATCCTCTTCGAACAATAATCTTAACTTCTGATTAGTGTAATCGATAATGTAGTTGACACCCTCTATTAATAACTGACCAGCATAGAATACTAGAACAGAACGTTCTGGAGTTACTCCTGCAGGTAAATTAAACTCTTGAGTATCTTCATCAAGTTGGTCAGACAAATCATACATTACATTAGTTCTAGTGTAAGCATCAATTATTACTTCTAGATTTCCTTTATCTAAGTCATAAGTAAATGCTTCTGCAGTATTCTTACTAACTGTTGCATTAGACTTAAATGTAACTGTTGCCTTAGTTAAAATATTGTCTCTATAGACTAACATTCCCTTATAGTAAGTAGTACCCTTCTGATAAGGTCTTGCTTCAGAAGTAATATACTTCCACTCAACATTGTCAGATGTATATCTTGCTTCTGTCTCATCAATATAAAGAGTATTAGTTCTAGCAGTCTCTGGAGTAATATCACTCTCAAATCTAATAGGATGGAATGGATCTACCCAACCAGGTACATTATCATCCCAAATTCTAAACTCATCTATATCTTGAACATATAATAATATGTTAGTCTTCCCAGTTTCTGGTAAATCAGCTTCAGTAGCGACTTGCTTAAATGAATCAATAGTTTTGTCTGGTATAATACATATATCTACAGTAGTATCATTATTAGCAATAATAACACCACGAGTACCTTCATCATCAATTACATCAGAAGTCTCCATGAAATCAACTGTTGGCTTAACCAATTCTCTTAAATCTGACTTATTAATTGTAACCACTTGACCAAGAGTAGTAGGTAAATCATTAATTGCCTCATAGACACCTTTACGACCACCAGAACCAGTTGTTACATACTGCTTAAGAACCTTATCCCAATAGTAAGTAATACCTGTATCCTTCGCTAGATAAACACATCCAGGATTCCCCTTCTTAGGAAAATCATCAAAAGTATCTCTTTGAACTAAACCACCACTAAGCATTGACTCCATTAATAAGTCATAGAACTCATCTCTTGCTTGTTCAGTATCAAACTGACCATAAATAGTTCTACCATTAGCAAATGTAATAGAAACAGCAGGTTTCTGTGCTAAGTTACCATCATATAATGGATCACCAGCATTTACCTTTGCAACAGACTGAACCCAAACAAGATTGTATTGAATACTATTAAGTTCGAAAAATGAACCTGCTTCAACAATAGTATCTCTACGTTCCTTTCTCTCAGCAGCTGAAGCATATGATTCTACCAAAGGACGTCCTCCGTCACCTTGATACAACAATAACTCAAAGTTAGGAGCAGACTGTGAATCATCACCATTCTTCATAGATGTAATCCACATAACATTTACATTATATTTCTTCCCAGTGATAATGTCATTAATTGTGAAAAACATAAAAAGTCCTCCTAATCACTTTAAACAAAATGAAATAGAAGGACCTTGAAAATCAACCATTATAAAATCACCTATCAAAAGTAACTATAAATTCTTCTACTCCATAATACAAACATACTACAATAAAATACTTCTTTACTTCTAAATTAATATATAAAAAGAAGACTTATATCTTATAAACTTTGAAGTTTATAAAAGTCTTCTCTTCGCCATCTAATTCTCTAACCTCAAAGTGAGATTTGAAATAAATATCTAAACCAATTGTAGAACCCATACCTATAAGAATAGAAAGTGCTTTAACAGCTTGGTTAATTGCACCTGCACCCAAACAACTTAGTACAGGAGTATTAACACTAAACTGAACCTTATTCATAACAGCTTGAGCCAACTTCCTTGGATCTGTACTTGTAGAAACTCTAAAAACATCATCTCTCATCAATCTTACCTCCCAGTGAAATCTAAAATAAGTAAACCATCAACATATACTTGAACAATATTAAACTTCTTTTTAGGTTTACATTTACCTAACAACCAAGACTCCACTGTTTGTTCAGAAACACCAAAGAAAGTAGCTATATCTTTCTTATTGTTATATCTCAAAGTCTTATCTTTTAGAATAACTGTATATTCCATTACTTACCACCCTCTCTTTATTAAATAATCTCTAAACTTAAATAACTGTAAATATCCTGCAACATCTCTAGATGTATACTTATAATCTTTATCACGAATAGAACAATCAACTGGCTTCAATCTCATAATATCTAAATTGTTATGAAACCTATCACACAAAGGAACTTGATTGTATAAATTTCTTTCCTTCTCTGAAAGTTCAGAAACACCATCATCGGATTGAGAATCATAATTCTTTGCAAACAACTTAGCAACCTTTCTAGGAAACCTATAAATAATAGGTTGTAAGTTATCAGACTTATCACCAACAATTGCTCTAAACACAGGAATCTGTGATGGTAAAAGTGACTCATAAGTCTTGTTATAATAATCATCACCCTGATTAATTTCTATTGTAAATCTATCTCCAACAATCTTCCTAACAATCTTAGTAGAATCATCTAAAGCTTGTAATAAATCATTATCTCCAGAGAAAATAATAAACTCATTATCATAATCCTTAATCCTACTTACTGAAAACAATACATCATCAGCTTCAAACCCTTCAGAATAACAAAAGAACACATTAGGAACATCTTGAAATAAATTACGTTCGAAACTAAATAGAGAATGAAAACTAAACATTTGATGTCTGTTTGCTTTATAACTCTCATCCAACTGCTTCCTATCAGAAGAACCACAATCCTCACAAATAAGAATCAAAGCATCTTCAAAATTAGTTGTAATATTAGTAATCAAATTCGCCATTCCATATAAATGACCAGTCTTATAACCATCAGCATTCTGAAAATCAGACATTACACTGTAACATTTATGCATATACCATAGGTTATCTATTAAGAAAACCTTCTTACCACGATACTCTTCAAGAACACTATTTAAAGTTCTCATCTATAATTCTTCCTAACCACTCTAATAAGTAATCAGTACTAATAAAGGTTTGAACACTACCAAACTTCGTGGCCAAGTCATCGATATCACCATCAAAACCTTCTAATATATTAATCATATCTTCTTCACTCTTATAAAAAGTACCATCAACTAAATACCCTAAACCAGAACAAGTCTGTAAATAAATTGCTGTTCTTAAACCTTTGATATCAGTTAATACTTTAGAGAGCTCATCATCACGATTAATCTTAATTCCTTCCTTCTGAATTCCTTCAAGAAGATTAGTTAACTTATCTAAATCATGTCTCCTAATCATATTAATCTCCTCATATACTACTATTAAATTATACGAATACTAGGAATCCTTGCCAGTTCCTAGTATATCATTTAAAATCTCTTTCTTCTCATCAGAAATTTCTACCTTCTTACTCTTCTTTGATTTCTTGGAACTAATCTTAGCAAGTAACTCATCCTTAGTAACAGGATTATCTTGCTTAAAGCACCAAAGAAGTAACTTCTTAACATCCCTCATACCATTAGCAGATAAATTAATACCATCAGAACTTGTTAACTGATCTCCTTGAATCTGCTCAACAGCATTAAGATGATTCTTAATCTTAATAACACGATAATTATCAATAGTACCCTCATACTCTAGAAAGTAAATATGTTGACTATCAAACTTCGTATCAGTTCTTGTTATACGACCAACTGCTTGTAAATACTCATCAATTGCCCATGGAATATTATAAAATATAAGAGTATCTGCCTTCTGAAGATTAATAGAAACAGTACCAGCACGATTAATAATAGTAACCGTTCTAGGTGCAATCTTATCCTCAATCTTTGCTCTCTCCTTCTTCTCAACTTGACCAGAGATAACAAATACATCCTCAAGTTGAAGCTGATCCTTATATCTCCATAATAAACTCTTGATTCGTTCAATCGTATCTAAATAGAAACAATACACAATAGGAATATGTCCTTCATCAAACAACCTCTTCACCCAATTAAGAAAATACTGCTCCTTATTAGTAAATGGGAGTTGTGGAAAAAACTCTGAAGAATTATCCAAACACTTCTGTAAATCAATTAACTTCACAGCCCAAGAAGCTAAAGAATCCTTATCCTCAACCTCAACATAAGTAATCTTATCCAAACCAGTAGTCAAATCCTTAACCTTCTTCTCAACAGTCTTAGTCTTAACAGGACGAACCCCAACACCAGCTCTCTTATAATTCATCCAAACTTCATTCTCTAAAGGAATATCAATACTATGAAGCATTAAATTATACTCAAGCTTACGAGTGATAATGATATCATCAGTAATTGCATTAAGTTGATCTAGAGTATCAGGATTAAATCCTGTAACCTCAACAACTTCCTTCTGACCTTTATAACCTGTCTTGGTTGTATACTTAAACATCTTCTTCTTTGTAGTACAGAATCTTGTCTTAAACTGAACCTCAGTACCTAAAGAACCAGGTCTAACCAAATTACAAATTGTATGTAAAGACATAGGATCATTTCTAACTGTCGTAGCAGTAAGACCATAAAACCTTTTGAAATAAGGGCGTAACTTTGCTAAAGACTGAGTCATCTTTGCTGTATTACTAAACTTATGAATCTCGTCAACAACAGCCAAACAATTAAATCTTCTAACAGTAGTTTGAACCTCATCAAAATACTTAACTAATGCTGTATGAGTAATAAGTAAAACTCTTGCACCCTTACTTGGGGTCTTCTTCGAACTCTCCCAAGTAGAATGAGAAATACCCATCATCTTAAACTCCTTCTTGAAAGCTTTAAGAGCTTCATTAGGAACTATAAATATACTAAGCAATGGTAAGTTACTAAACTGCTTCATCAACTCTCTTGCAACAACAATAGAAGAACAAGTCTTACCTAAACCAGTCTGTAAAGACATGACTGCATTAGGTCTTTCTAAACAAAACCTAATTGCATCTACTTGCTCTTTCTTAAGAGTAAAAGCAGGAACAGACAAATCTAATAAATCAAAATTAAATTCCATAAATACCTCCTACAAAAATACTACTAAATAATTCTACTTTGATAAATCTTCTAAAGAATTGATATAATCCTTAATGCCAACCAATAAAGCAATCACCTGACCATTAATAGGAACTGAATGAACACCATCAGTAACAACATTCTTCTCTAGAAAATCTAACCTCTCTTGAATATAATCAAGAACCTTACTCTTATCTATCATGAATATCACCTCTATATTATACGAAAAGAAAAAGAGATGTTTGACATCTCCCTAAAGCTTACCGCACATTTGTAAATAATCAATCTTAAACTTAATCTTATTTGTAAGAGCTGACTTAGTACCAGGAATGAACCTTCCCTTATAAACAACAGGTTCTACTATAGTATACTCATACAAAACATCCTTACAACTAATAGAATAAATCACACTACCTAAATGCTGAATAGATAAATCACCAAGAATATGAGAATCAACTTCAGAAAGCTTAAAAGTGTGTTCTTGCATTCCCTTCTCTGACTTCATACTTTTAACATACTTCATAACCTCTGAATACAATAATGGATTATACTTCTTCAACCCACTATGTAATAATCTAGTACATTGTGTTATCTTCAAATCTGCATCATAAGGAATATTTGACTTATCTCTCTCCATTCTTACCCTCTCCTATCTTAAATACATTATACGATAAAAGAATTAAGAAGTCAACAATAATTATCCCTTATAACGAGATTTAACTAATCTCTTAGTAGGGAAAGTTTCTAATTGAGGTTGAATCATAACAGGATTACCCTTGTTATCAAAATCAACATCAACCCACCAACAAGATAAATCATTAGGGAATCCCATAGAACGACTATATGGAGTTGGATCTTCTAAAGAAGCTGTTTGAAAACAATGAGTAGATACATTATGCATATAGAAAGCACGATGAATATGTCCTGTTTGAAGAATATCAGGACGTTCTTCTAAAGGAATAGAATCTAAATACTTCTGAATCTTATAAGACACTGCATAAGAAGAGCCGCCAGAACCATGAAATAATCTACACTTAAGCTTACCAATATGAAGATCAGCAACATCAGCTCCTAGATAAACAATATCATCTCTCTGTTGAGCAATTGCCTTAACAATCTCTGAACCACATCTCTTAAACCACCAATCATCATGATTACCTTGAATAACATAAGTCTTACCACTAAACCTAGGATATTTATCTACACAATATTGAACTTGACCTTCATAAGATGGTTCTTTAAGTTCATAAATCTGTTCAGGACGATTAGATAAACCATCAGTAAAATCTCCAGAATGAAGAACATGCTTAACACCTTGTTTCTCTGCCTTATCATATAGATAACGAAGAATATCAAGTCTATCAGATTTATTACATAGATGAGTATCACTAATTAACAACAACTTAAGATGTTCAGAAATAGTAGGGACTGTATAAATGTCTGAAGTCTTAGGTGGAGTTTTAAGAATAACTAGCTCACCATTAACAACATCAATAAGTTCACCTTGTTGCTTAAGCAATTGAACAACACCATAAAGCTCATAATCTTTAAGACCAGTAGCTTCACAAATATCTTGAAATGATTTCTTCTTACGAATAAGATATTTCAACTTACCACCTAACTCTTTTAATATCTCTTGTTCCATAAAGCACTCCTAAAACTGTAGAACTACCATAAACCAAAAGAAAAGGCAAAGATTTCCCTAAAATCCTTGCCTAAATAATAAATTGAATTAATAGAGATGTCATCATAGCAGACCTCCAAGAACTCATACACTAAAATAATATATGATAAATGAACTACTTGTCTTCCATTTCTTTCAAAATCTCAGCTCTGATTTCTTCTCTCAATTCTTCCTCTTCAGCTTTCTTAATTGCCATCTCAATCTCTCTTCTCTCCTCACGACGAGACTCTTGAGCAGAAAGATTACAAGCACATATAATAAAACATACCCCACATATACCTAAAGCAATAAGAATAGTTAAAAAAGTTTTGATAATCACCTCAAAGTCAAAACCAAACATTTTGTACTCCTTTCTAACTAATATCTGTCTCCACAAATATCTTCTTAGATTTCTTATCTGCTCTAGTAGGAGTAACACTATGAACAGTATTTAACCATTGCTCATTCTCAATACCTCTAGTTAAGAAGTAAATGTATCTAGTAGGAGTAACATTATATTGAACCTTACCAGAACTATTACTGTAAACACTTGTAGAACCAGGTAAGTTCCATGTACTAGACACCCAAGCTGTTACCTTAGTACCTAATGCAAAACCTTCAGGATCATACAAAGGATCACTAGGATCTAAATCCTTTGGATTAGGGAAAGTATACTGACCATAGAAAGTACCACCAGCATAACCTGCAGGAAGAATATTTACAGTCTTCGTACGCTTAACATTAGGACTAGAAGCTAAATAATATTCTATATAAAGAATACTTGTAGATAGAGCTAAATCATAATCAACTTTATAAGTATAAGTATTCGTTGCCTTCTGTCTAATCAATAAACTTGTATCAGAAACAGGTGGTAATAACTCATCTGTTGTCTGAGTTAAAGTATATTGAGGTGGCATGAATGATTGACGAGTTGTTGTATAGAAAGTATATGTATGAACATTTCCAAGTAACTCTGTAACATCCGCCTTAAGTCTAAGTTCATATAGATGTGGTTCAGAAACCGTAAAATCTGATGAACTTAAATCTATCGCAATCTCTTTAGTAATATCACCTGATGTATTACCAAGAACATATTGATTAACAACCTTATCAGCATCTATATCAAAAACTTCAACATAATATCGAACCTTCTGACTAGATTGCTTATCATAATATCCTGTACCAGATACTGAACATGGAATTGAAACCATTAAGATAGATGGTTTGATATCTATCATACCAGATACACCACCAATAACTTCATAGAAACTAATAGTACCACCAGAAGCACGGTTTGTACCCAATGCTGGATTCTTTGGATCACCAGAAGCTAAATACTCAGTATCTCCTAAACGCTTGTAAACAGTGAAATTAGCAGATGAACCAACCCAGTTATCTGGAACAGTATAAGAATAAGTATGTGACTTAGTACCAGTATCAGAAGTTGTATTTCTACCATACCACTTAACTACTGAACCATTTCTATTAAGTGAGAACTCATAAGTTCTTGTACCAGGTCTATCTCCCCAAGCATTAATTGTAGCTTGTAAAACAAAGTTAAGAGTTGTTCCACCATAATATAATTGAGCTTTATTATTAGAAAAGTTTGGACCAGAACTAGAAGAAATTCTTGCACTATTGAATGATACCTTCGCAGGTTCATTGTAAGCCCAGAACAAGTTAACCTTACCAGAAGTTCTTGTTGTACCCCATCTTGTCTTACCAGCTGTATCTACTGAATAACCAGATACAACCCAATAAACATATTCATCCTTCTGTCTCATACTTGAACGAATCTGAACAGTTGTACTAAAATTAGTATTGTGAGAATTCATATTATTCATATCAGAATCATTAACAGTATAAGAACCAATCTTAGTTCCATCATTCCAATATAAGTCTACATTGTAAACCATCTTATTAAGCCAATAACGAGAAACACCATTATCATTAAGAGTAATTCTCAATGAAACATTCTTTGTTTGTCCTGTACTAACTTGTTGAGAAGTAGTGTTAGTAACACTAAATGAAGGTGCAGAGTTTGCAGGTGAATAAGGTGAACCGGGATAATAGAAGAACACCTTACCTTTAGATGAACTAAATCCCGGATTGGATGCAGTTACTGTACCAGGAGTAGATGAGAATAAACGAGTACTAGTATCTGGTGAAAACTCTGTATAAACATTATAAGGACCTTGCTTAAAATAAGCAGAACCACTAACTTCAACTAACCCAGAAGTCAATGCAGAAATATGTTTCTGAATCTTTACAGAATGACCTGTACTCTGATATCCACCATCCATACCATAGAAATGAACTATTAAATACCCAGCACAATTCGTTGTAACAGGAATCTTGAATGTGAACTTTCTAGTACCATAGGTTGTACCAGGACAACCGGCATAAGTACCAGAACCTTGAAGCTTATACATCCAAGGACTAGAAATATATAAAGTTCTATCAGTATTAGGGAAAGTACTACTATAAGTACTTCCACCATATCTATAAAACATACATAAATGAGGAATCTCAAAACTATCAGAAGTTCTAGTAGTGGCCTTACTTGCACCACCAACTTGAACTCCTAACTTCTCACGCCAGAACTTCGTATCAGCCCAACAAGAAGGAAATAATAAAGAACCTTGTTTCATATAAAAAGGTTTTGCATTACAAACAAAGTTCTTTTTAGAAACAGTAGTTTCAGCAGAATGTGATGTCTTCCAACACTTTGTCTTTCCAATAGGATTAACCAACCCATCTGCTTGATTCGAAATAGACATACTTCTACCAAAAGAAGTAACCATCATATAAGGGTCAGCATTCAACACACCATCCTTCTTGGTACACTTTAACTTCAATTTACCTGCAGCCCACACTACAGTAGGATAATCCTCATCAGGATTAGAAGCCATAGAAACATTGGCAGAGTATGAAACCTTATAAGATGGAGAACCATCACCATAAGTAGCACTAAAAGCAATCTCAGCCATAAATTACCTCCCACTAACTATTAAGATAGGATTTCATTTGGATCTATTCTTACAATATAATATCCAGTTTGTGGTTGAATTTGATTTGTACCTACGTTCAACTTAACCTTACCAGAAGCCAATCCAGTTTTACCAGGACTAGAGAAATTGTCTGTAGTGACTGCATTATTCTCTAACCACTCAACTCTATCTTGTAAATTCTTAATATTATTTAATAAACCTTGTAATTGTTGTTGTAGAGTACCAGTTAAAATATAAGCACTGCTACTAACAGGAGTCGTAAGAGTGAAATCCATAAAATTAGTACTAAGACCAACTTTAGATATTAACTTATTATGACTCGCATTAAATGTTTCAGCAGAGTGAGGAACTGTAGTTGTATAAAGACCAAGCTCTGTACCGCTACCATAAAAGAAGCTCTCACCCAACTCATAATTCTTAGTTGCACTATACTCGAACACATATTGTCTCAAAGTACTTTGAGGTACTGAATTTACAATACCAGTTGAATTAACTTGAAGTACTTCTTCATTGTTCGCTGGAAGATACTTCGCAGGTAACCAAGTATCATAGTTTCTACCACTGTCAACTAAAGTCTTGCTTCCTGCTGGTCCAAATGCTACAAAGTTTCCAGGTACACCATCTGGTGAAACACATCTATAAGTATCTATCTCTTCAGGTGTTGGTAACCATACATTGCTTCTCGCTCCAACGTCTGCAGCTGTCAACCAAATATCATTTTCTAAGGACTTACCATTAATAGTTCTAGTTTTAGGTGGTGCATAATTTTGAATCAAGTTACTAATAGTTGGTGTTAGGATTGTACTCAACTCGAACTGATCAGGAACTTGTTCTAACATTTTTCTTGAATAATTTGCCATAAACTAACTCCTATAACACTAATATAATCTAATTAAATATATAATCTATTTAAGATTGTATTCAGAATTCATAATCTCTTTGTCTTTCTCTTGTTTAATAATATCCTTATTAAAATTAATGTTATTGATTGTTTAGTATTAGTTATTAAAATAAAACTACCTAACACTTCAGTAGTATTAGGTAGTTATCTAATATAGCACGATTCTTATCTAAAATAGAATAATCATCAGAAGTATAAATGATTGAAATAAAAGAACCAGACTCCTTGACCAACTTAAACCACTCTAGAAACTCTTTAGTCATAGAATCAATATAAACAACCAAATGAAACCCAACAGGAATTGTATCAACCAAAGAGAAATCAGTAACAACACAATAATTCACCTTTCGTTCTCTATAAAGATTCAAAAGCAAATTACTCTTCCTCTGAACACTCTTGCCATAAAACAAATAATCTAAATTCACATCAAACTCACTATTGGAAATCTCTCGATTGAAACAAGTGAAATCAAAACCAGTAAGTTCTAACTTCCTTATAAAATCTTTATGAGTACCATCAAATAAATCAAACCTAGGAATCCCACGTCTATCTAAGTAGACATTCCTATCCGCTTCAAAAGAAATTGGAAAAGTAATTGAAAACTTCTTCTTTGTCCAATAATGGTCTTTAAAAATCCTAGGTATTAACTTCTTATCCACAGGATTACAAAAGTTAAAGTTAATAGCAGACAGAGTATGGGGATTCCACCCTGTCCTAATTATAGAAGCAACATAATCTGTTCCATCAAAACCAATGATTAAATAATCATGATCTAAAGTAAACAAAATACAATATTTCACTATCTCTCTTCTTCCCTAACAACTGTGAACTGCTTGTCACACTCAAGACAAGTATAGTAATCTTCAAAGATATCAAAATCCTTATATACCACACCAGATACTTCATGAATCTTACGATGCTGAAACCCTTGAACAGAATACTCAAATACACAAGTAGTCTCTTTCAAACAACTAGGACAAAACAACTTATTAGAAAACTCTCCCTGACTTGCAAGAAAACAATCGAAACATAAATCCTTATTCATCAGAGCTGTGTCCTTCTTACAATTAGAACAAATCATAAAATCACTCCTACTATATTATACGAAAAAGAGTGGGATAACCCCACCCAATGGAAAAAATAAGAAAAAGAAAGTCAGGTGGGAAAAAGAATTAAAACCACCTAAAATAATATATAAATTAATCAAACTTAAAGAGCTTTATCTCTCTTCATTATCTACTCAACTCCACTATATATTTAATATTAACTTGTGCATCATCATATGCAATAACTTCATCATTGTATAAGAAACCTCTACCTTCGTGAGCATATAAAGTATGACACTTGTTATGTTTCCACATCTCTTCTTTGTTAGTTCTTGAACACCAGTAATGATGATCATAAACATCTAACACATTACCCATAGCAACTTCGAATAAAGCCATGAACCCACTCTTATCATTACCACTTGCCCAATAAGAACCTTCAAGAGAAGTATAGTTAACACTCTTCTTTGCTTTAGGTGCAAAATAGATACCATAACCAAACATCTTACCAGTAATCTTAACACCCTTAGGATTAGCAGTTAATCCTGTTTGAATAATATTATACCAGTTTTGATTTCTAGAACCATGCCAATAATATTTAACTTCCTTACCTTTGAAATCATCAGTAGCAACTAAATCATTAAATCTCTTTTCAGTAGCAGGATTAGTAATCTTCCAAGCTTTCTTAAATAAGTGTGAACTTTCACCTAATTGTTTCTTAATAAACTTAATATCCTCATCAGTTACATCCTCTACAACTAATCCAAGATCAGCAAGTAATTTATCCTTTTGTTCAGATTCAGATAACTTCTCAACCTTAGTAGTCTTCTTACTTGCAGCTTGTTTCTTAAGTCTTAACTCAACAGCATCTGACATAGTCTTAAGCATATCTAACTCAGCACGAATCTTTTCATCAACCTTATCTTTAGTAATAGAATCATCACATAAATAATCTTTAACTCTAGACATACGTCTTGGAATTGTTTCAAATAACTTAATTAAATTTCTATTAACTTCACGAACATCTAAATGTCTTGAATAAGCTAATCTTTCAAGCTCATCAATAATCTTATAAGCTTCATCAATTTGTGCTTTGGAAACATCTACAGTATTAACTAAGTAGTTTTCCTTTAAGTAAGAATCAGTATATTGATACAATCTATTAAGAATATCCTTGACAGACTTATTAGTAATATAGTCATAAGGTAAAGTCTTAACATCACCATCTACAGTAACCTTCTCAACTAGATTTGATATATCCTTATAACCTTTCTTAACTTTAGATTTGTACTTACTATCCCACTCATACATAGAATAAGTAGTTGATTGATAACTAGAACCAACCCTACCCCATTCAGCTTTAAATGTTGAAGAATCAATCTGAGTCATTATATACTCTTTATTGTGATTGTCTTCAGTAATCATAATTAACTTTGCAAATTTCATAAACATTACCTCTTTCATTGTCTCTATTATACGATAAACAAAAGAAAAAGTCAACAATATTGTTGACTTTAATTAAACAAATTAATAATCATTTCCATAGTAACCAAATGCTACAACATCTGCACCATCAAAGGTATTACGTTCTTCATATAACTCATAACCTTCACCACGATAGTCAACCCACTCACTGTAAGAAAGTGGACATGCATACCAATCATCTTCTCTATACTCTGAAATATCTTCTTCAGAAACAGAATCTAATCTCTCTTGGCAGAAAAGCTCATCTTCAGTATAAGTTGCAGATCCATCTGAATACAATTTAGTATCCCAATCATAAGTACACTTATAACGTAAAACACACCTAGCATACCAATCTCTTAACTCACGACTACCCTTAACAAAGAACTTGTCCTCATCTTCAAGAAAAACTAACTTACCATCCTTCCAATCATCGAAAACAGATCCAGAACACATAGTAATACTATGAGTACTACTTGAATTTGTTTCAAAAGCAGCTTCACGAACTAATTTCATACTATCCTCCTTTGAAACATTATACGATTTGTATCTATGATTGTTTCGAGGAACACACCCACAACTCTTCTGCTTACCAATATGTTGAGAAAGAATGATAACCTCTTTACCACAATCACAAAGGCATTTATATCGAGTGTGACGATTCTTATCACCCTGTGAACCCAAATACTCAATAACCGTTAAATGATGAAATTTAAGCCCAATTGGGAACCTATTTCGCCCCATCAGAATCACCTAAAACCTCATCACGAATTAACTCAAATAAATAAGGTTCATTATATTCCATAATACTCTTATACTCTTCAATTGCTTCTTCAGAAAGCAATGACTCATATTTCTTTAACCAATCTAACAAATCACTATAAGTACTATTTCTAAAATAAATCCAAGCATCATCTACCTTACTTCTACTACTAACAGTTTTAGATGCTTGTTGATATTTATCATAAGAATATTCAGAAGTCTCATTAATAATATCTGCATAAATCTTCCTATCAACAGTAACAACTTCTTCACCCATATCCTCAAGTTCCTTAATAACCTTCTCATCAGTTTTATTAACAACAACTGATGTATCAGCAACACTAAACTTCTTCTTTAAATGGTCTGAATACTTATCAACAAAAGTTTTAGGAAGCTCTATCTCCTTATGATTAAAAGCATAAATATCTTCCTTACCAGAATCAACAATACTATCTACAAAATCAAAATTATCTTCCTCCATATGAACAATTGCCATAGAAGTAATCTTCTTAAGTTCCTTATGATTAATATCTTTCCTATCTCTATCTAGGATAACATACTCTGCTTTAAAGTTATATCCATACTCAAAATCTCTATCAGTAGTAATAGGTAAACCTTCAACATACATCTTACCTTTCTGATTAGGATCAGTAAGAATTTCACCATATAAAGTCTTAATAGAAGAATAATCTCCTTGTAAACCTAAGAACTCATCTTGAATAGAATTCAATTGTTCAGGACTAAAACCACTTACAATAATAGACAAATCATCAGTTGGACTTTCACTCTCTAAAACATTGATATGGAATAATCTCTCATTATTAAACTCTTCACTCTCTTGGAAATAAGGAATCCATACTTCATCAGCATTCTCTATATGAACTTGAAATCCTTGTCTTAATAGAACCAATAGAGCTAAAACAAAACCTTCACCAAATCCACCAATAGAATTCTTATCATTGGTCTTTGTCCCATAACCCATCAACAAAGTTTTAATTTGAATCTTATCATTATAATTCTTAATAACAATAGAATCAGAACCAAAAGAAATATCATAATTACCATAATCATAGGCATTCTGTAATAACTCACGAATACCTTCTAAATAACCCCAACTTGAAACATACTTATCAGTTAAAGTAAACTGATAACTCTTTGCCACACTAGTCATCTTCCTCAACACCTTCCAAAAAATTGATTCTCTCTTTCAAACTCTCGATAATATTAAGATAAGGTCCAGCATACTCATATTGCTTTAAATAATCCCTATCAAACTCTCTATGATTTGAAATAGATTGATTCATAAGATCTGCATAAGTCGAAATCTTACGTTGAAAATCAGTTGCCTGTTCTATTACTTCCCTAGAATAAGAACCATCATAAATAACTCCCTTACTATCTTCAGAAAAGTATTTAATTTGGTCATAAGTAATATTTCTAAACAACCACATCAATTCAGAAAATGAATAGGTATCTAAAAGTCTATTCAACTCTGTATACATCTTATCTGTATCGAAACTACTCACATATATCACCTCTCGATAGTATTATACGACAAAGAAAAAGAAAAATCAACCATTAAGATAAAAATAGTCAAAATAAAAGAGTACCCTGAGGAGGTGACACCCAAAGTACTCTAATCAAATATATAATTATTCCTTAGTTATCTTGCGAATTTTCTTCTCTTTCGTATTGTTATGAGATAAATGAATCTTTCTTGTCCAATCCTCAGCACCACCATTCTCAGCTAACCATGCTTTATAACAAGAATACATATCATGCTTAACAATCTCAACCTTAATAGGATCACCATTAGAATCTGTACCAACAGTAAACTTATCATCAGTATCAACAGGATTAGCACCATAACCACGAAGCCAAATCTCATCTAACCAAGTAAGTGGAATCTCAATAACTCTATCCGCTTTATTATCATAAGCTCTTGTCCAAGTCTTACCATAATCTAATGAATACTCAGCCCAACATCCACCAGTATGTGGATTTTCATTAGCATTCCATGTTCCACACCATCCAAAGATATCTACAAACATCTTAAAGTTAAACTCTGCCTTATCAGTACCAACCCATTCAATAGTACTAGCATCAGTAATTTGAATCTCAGGTGGAATAATCTGAGTAATAAGAGATTCTTTAGAAGTGAATGTTGTATAGTATCTCTCATAAGGAATATAAAGACTATAAGAACCATCAATATAATTACTTAAGTTATGAGTTAAGTTTCTAGAAATGTTTGCACCATTACCTACATTCGTCCAAGCTGTAAGATTTGTTATATAAGGATTCTTATAAGCAGAATAAGTGAACTCATCTTCAGGAATATGTCCTTCAATAATAGAGATTCTGAAATCTAAACTATAATTACATCCTGCAGGTAAAGTTACAAAGTCTCTACCACAATGCTTATTATATAAAGTTGATTTCATATCAGCTTTAGTCTTAACATAGAAGAAATGTGTTCCATTAAGTTCATCAGCAGAATCACCAATCAACTCAAAGTTTGTAGAGAATTGAGCTGAAGGAGCAGCAGTATCTCCTAATTCAAATATTAAACTTCTATTAACACTAGCATTTCTAACTTCAAGTACATAAGTATAATCTGTATTGGCTTTCAAATATTGATTCCAATTTGTCCAGAAATCAGCATAATCTACACCAGTTGCACTTGTTCTATCAGCAGCTAAATGATACCAACCACTTCCTACATCAGTAATATAATTAGAATCAAATACTGCAAATGATGGATTATATAAGTTCTTAGGTAACTGAACAACATCAATCTTATATCTAGCAATAGGAGCAGTAGTTACTGGTTTATAAGAACCATTATTACCAGGTTTAATTGATAATGAATAATCCCAATCAGCTAAGGCAATTACTTCAGAAGTTGAGAAAGTAGAAGTAGTTGGCTCAATTGCCTTTTGAATTTCTATTTCAGACTCAACCCAATTAGAAACACCAAGAACATTAACTTGACGTAATCTAAACTTATAAGAACCTAAATCAGCATTACTTGGAGTAAATGTATATGTATGAGAAGTAGTTCCTTTAGCAATAGTACCTGATTGAATCTTAGTACCTGCTGGATTATATAACTCATAATCATAATGTCTATTATTATAAGTTGTATCATTAACACCCCAATCATTAGGTGAGAAAGTCCAAGTTAACTTTCTTTCTTGACCTGCATTAAAGAATTGAGGATTTGGAATATTAATAGTTGGTGCAGCTGGAATATCTCCAATCTCAACAGTTAATGTATTAGAAGATAACACACCAGTAGAACCAAATAGAACATGGTTAGTAGGTAAATTGTAATTTGTACCATTAATAGTTCTAACACCATCAGAATCAAAGTAAGTAAGAATTTCAACATCTACCTTAATAGTATGAACACCTCTAGTTAAAGTATCTGTAGACCAACTCTTATTAGCAAATGAAATAGACCTATCACCAGATATAGAAGTACAAACACCATCAGAACCTAAAGTAGTATTACCACCTACAAAAGTTGTTCCCCAACCAGCTACATCACCAAGTGTATATGATAAATCATTAAAGTCAGATGACTTAGTACCATCTACATAAATACTACCAGAATTAATTAAATAGTTACCATTAATAGTTTTACGAGGTAAAGATAAAGTAAATGGAATATTTCTTAATAAAGTAGTTGCTAATGGAGTTGAAATTGCAACATCAGAAGCTGTAATAGAATACTTCTTCTGAGCAATCAATGCTAAAGACTTATAATTAGATTGTGCTGAAGTAAACTCTGTATCACTCCAATTAGTTGTCTTAACAGACGACTTAACTCTTAAAGAAAGTGAACCAGTAGAAGTACTCGGAACAGTTTTTGAATATACACCTTCTACATAACCACTAGCAGTAATATTAGAAGTATCTGTTAAATCTTCATAATGTGAACCATCATAGTATTGTCTTCTAATATGTCCAAAATCAGTATTAGGTGAGAAGTTACCCCAATTAGATGTATTCTGATATTTATAATAGAAATCATTAGCAATACCAACAATAGGAGGTAAAATACTTGTTAAATAATTAACCTTAGGTACTGCAGGAATAATAACACGATAAATCTTATCAGAAACTAAATAAATAGGATCACCGAAGATTTGATATCCTGCTGAATCTGTACTAGATGGGATTAAAGAAATCCTATAGTAATATCCAGTTGTTGATAAAGGAACATCAGCATAAACATAAGTAGTGCCAGATTGGTCAATTCTCCATCCAGTAGAAGATAAATCAGTATCTACTGTCCATCCTCTCCAATCCTTATAAACAGTACCACCAGATATACCACCAACACCCCAAGTAGAACCATCAGTTGAACGTTCAATTCTATAATCACCACGAACATTGTTATGTGTACCATTATACTCCCAACCTAATAAGAAATTCATAGTTGAAGCAGAAGTTGGATATTGACTTGATGGATTAGTTATCTTAAAGTTCTTTGCAGCAATCTTTGAGAAAGAACCATCAACAACAGTTAAAGCATTAGAAACAGTATATAAATCATGTCCAGTTGTATATGCCGCTGTTAAGTTAGGACTTTGATATCTAGAATAAACTCCAGATGTATAAGTACCAGCACTAACATTACTTGCTGCAGCATTCTTCCAAACAAGTTGATATGTTCTACCTGACATTGAATAATTTGAAGTTTGACCATTATCGGCAGAACCTCTAGTAGCTGAAGCGAAACCATTAGCAGTACAAGTATGAAACTCAACTATACCCATATCACTATTACGTCTATGAATCCTATAACCATTAGTTGTAATAGAAATAGCAGATAACTGAACTACTACAGTTGATGGTGAACTTCTATAAAGCTTTCTAGACCTAACAGTATATGTAGCAGAAATTGTTGGTATAGCTTGAATATAATGACCATTTGCTTGATGAAAATGACATGCATTACCATTAGAATCTGCATAATATTTATACATACAAGCTAATAAGTAATTACCACCATCAGCAGGAACTGCAGTATAAGTATAACCACCTACATATAAATCATCTCCACCATGAGTCCATCCCCATGCAGTATGAATATCTGTACCAGTAGATGGGTGATTATTAACAGAACCAGACGTATTAGAAGAACTTCTAGCTAAATAAGCATAAGAACCTGGATTAGCATTTGAACCTACATTTGCTTGGTCATTCTTATCCCAAGTATAACTAAAAGAATCACCTACATAACTAGTATTACCAGAAGCGTGGGTATTATCAGTAAAACTTCTACTACTAGAACTTGTATTATTAGTTGTAGTATTTGTAGCTGAAGTTAAGAAAGTTTGAGTTGGTGCAACCCAAGTAGCTGGTAGAGTTATTGAATTACTAATAGAAAAAGTTTGTTGACTACTAAAAGTATATGTACCAGAAGGAACACGATAAGTAACACTAAAAGGACAACTATATGCAGGTCCACCCGGATCTACAAATTGAGTACTAGACCACAAATGAACTCCATCACGAGCTCTCCAACTTGAACTTGGATTACTACTACTTGTATTACGTTTTTCTACTCCATTAATAGAGCAATATTGATAACAACTATAAGAATAGAATGGACAAGAAGTACTTGTAGAACGTGTTTTAAGATAAACTGCTACTGTTACATTATAACCAGTAGTACCAGAACGTGAATAAGATACATCGGCTTGTAAATAGGCCTTCTTTCCAAAATTCTTTAAATTAACAGAAGAATCACTACTATAATAAGAAGCCATAAACACCTCCTCTTTAGAATCTATCTAAACTATATAAATATATAACTACTTAACACTATAACAAAATAAAAAGAACACTCATAGAGTGTTCTTGATACTACTTATGCAATAATTAATAAAATATTTCTCCAAAATATTAAATTTTGTTATTGATACTTATATTTTACTCAACAATTAAGCAACGTTGTGAGTAATTTTACCTTTAACTACATATTTACGGTTAACAAATGATTTAGCGTATTCTGTAGCATATCCTTGACGTCCTAGTAAAGTATCATCCATAATGAATTGGCTAGAAACGATAGGCATATAAACACCATAGATATAAGCTGTGTCAAATGTTTGACCTTGATATAATACTGTGAAATCATCTTCACCAATATATGGGTTATAGATAACTGTATAGTCACCAGCTAAAGTACCAGAAACAACAGGACCTACACTATTTCTTGTTGAAGCAGCTTTGAATTCATCTAAAGTTTTTAATACATAGTTAGCGTTGAATCCAGCGATAACTCTGTTACCTTCGTATTTACGAGTAACTTGTTTGATGATTGAACCAGCTTCAATAATTTTGAAGTATAAGCTTTCATAATGTTCTTTCTTATTGATACCAAATGGAACTTCCATATTCCATGTAACTACACCAGCTGCAGCAGAAGCAGGTAATGAAGCTATATCATTTAAGATTTCTCCATCGATTTCACATCTTAATTCGTCAGTAGCTAAGTTGCTTAATAATTTTTGTGCATCTAAACCTTGAGTTTGTTGTAAATCGAATGCACCAATTAAGCTATAAGCAGTTCTTAATGCTTTAGGTTTAGCATGTAAGAATAAAGGTTTAATATCTAAGCTAACAGATGGTAATTGAGCAGGGGCATATTCTAGATTTTGTTTGTAATCAGCTTTAGCACCTTCAACGATTGTAGCACCAGTAATTGTACCAGTAGCATAATCAATAGCACCACCGTCAGATAATGCACCTAAACCGTCATCAGTTACGATTGTAGCACCAGTACCATCAATATCGATAGCAACTGATCCAGGAATAACTGGTCCCCAAGCAAGTTTTGCTTCACCAGCTTCAACAACTAATTCTTCTTGAGAGATAGCTTCAGAAGCATATCTTGTAGAAGCAGCATATTTGTCAGAATCTGGGCCAACTTGGAATACTGTACTTATAGAATCACCAGCTTTGATTTCTCCTCTGTTGTCTCCATAAGTATATCCTAAATAGTAGCAAGTTGCATCTTTATATTCCATTGCTTGAACAGAAGCAACATTTTCAGCTACTAATTGTGGATAAACAGCAGCAGTTAATTTTAAGTATTGGTTTTTAGCAGGAACATTGTTTACTTGGAAAGTACCAGCTTCCATAATTGCCTTATTTTTTGAATAAGTTTCAATTAAGTTTTGAGCATTTTCCATGATTCTTGATAAAGTATATTTCTTATAAGAATCGAATTCAGCAACATCTCTTCCTAAGTTCTTTAAACCAGTTTCAACTGATTCTAAAATTGGAGAATATTTTTTAATTAAAGTACTTTCGTTAAGATTAGTTTTTAACATATCTTTTCTCCTATACTATAATTAATAAATCTACTGAATATCAAATCAACTCTTTAACTTTGAATTCAACCATTTGGAATAACAAGTATTTCTTGTCTCTTCGGTATTCAATCTAATATATAAAAAAGTTGATTATTTCAATCAACTTTTGAACGTTTCTGTTAATATATCTTGTATTTCACTTAATTGCCTATAAGAAATCCTCAATAAAGTAATATTGTTACTCTTACAATAATTTGTCTTAATAGAATCATGTAACTGAACTTCACTTAAGTCTGTCCAACCTTTCCTCTGTTCAAAATGCTGAAGTCCATCATACTCTATACACATATTATAGTCAGGTAAGTAGAAATCGAATGGTAGAGGTAATTTATCTCTACAATCTTTAAACCTATACTGTTTAATGTAAGAAATACTATTACTATTAAGAAAATCCTTAATAACCTCTTCTCCTGTATACCTCTTACAATGTCCACATCTCTTACCTTGAGTTAAATGTTGTGGCTTTGATTTATGAATTTCTCCACACCTACATCTATACTCAATTGGTGTATAGGAATCGACATACTCTCCTAATATCTCAATATCAGGACACTTCTTCTGAAGCTCCTCTTTAGTAGAAAATTTAGACTTTGCTAGTCTTGAAGTATGACATTTAATACAACCTTTAGTTCTCTTTGAAACATCTTTATTAGTTAACCAAGAATATGAAGTTTTACATTTAGTACCACAAGTCGGACACAAATAATAAATATTATAGGCATTAACAACTTCAACAATAAATAAATCTGGTCGTTCTTTTTGAACAATATCTAATGTTATCTTATTATTACCAGAGCACTTCATACATTTATGGCCTTTCCTTAATGTTGATGGTGCTGCTTCATAAATGTTTCCACAACTACATCTGACTTTAAGTTTAGTATAGTTATTAATATATTCTCCTAGTATTTCAATATCTGGTCTCTCTTCTTTAAGTAATTCTAATGTTAACTTTGGTAAAATCTTTCTTCCTTTCACTCCCATAACAACCTCCTAAATTAATATATAATTTAGAAAGTAAAAAGAGTATACTTTCCAGTATAATCAAAATGAGAATAACGAAAAGAACTCTTCGCTTGTTTCAGAACTTCTAGTATAAGGTCTCCAATTACAAATAAGCTCTAAATAACCTTTATCATCTTCAGAATAGTTATTCCAAGAACTAGCAGGAATATATAAATCTGTCTTTGTAGATTGAACATATAAACCAGTTTGTCTGAAAGTAACATTTGCAGGGAACACATCATCTCTATCAAGATAAGCATAAAGCATTACACAAGTATAACCTTCATTAAGTGCCTTCTCTTGATTCAATGTACAAGCATAGTAAACACCCTTGTATTCCTCAACACCATCTGTATAACCAATTATTTGCTCACCACTATAAATTGGCTTGATATGATTATTCTTCTCTTCAGTAGTTGGATTAATTAATGGCTTAGCATACATCTTCCATTGAATTCTCCAAAGACCAATCAACTCACTTATATATTGTTGATTAGGATCTGGTACTGGTGGATTAGTATCACTAACATTAGGATCAGTATCAGACTTCCATGGAGTTTGCTTACCAAAAGCCATATAGAAACTACCAGGTAAATTATAGAAATCTACCATTCTTCTTTGTCTAGATTTCAATGTAATAACTTGTGTCTTAATTACATTAGGAAACTCTGGTGTGATATAAGTACTCATAACCTACTCTCCTCTTAAACTAATTATATAAAACTTCGTCATCAACGATTTGTTCAGAACTAATAATATAACCACGATAATTTGGAGTATTAACCTCATGGAAAATCCATCCCTTATCAAATGGCTTAACTGTCTTAACCTTGAACATTTGACTTGCAGTAACCTCATAGTTATCTACATAATGTCCTACTTGATAATCCTCCATATACATAATAATTGATGTAGGAGTCTTATCCCAAGCCGGTGCTTGTAAATCTGATATCTTCCAATAATCCTTACCATAAGCAGGATCGAAGAAGAACTTTCTATTACTTAATCCAGTTGTACTAGGTGCACAATGGAAAATACCTTGCATAAAATAAAATAAGAAATATAATCTTGTACCAGCAAGTTTTGTATTAACTATCTCATTATAAAGAATAGTTGTCATATGTGGAATTCTTAAAACCATATCACCAGGAAACTTAGGTGCTCCTGATTGATAATAACACCACTTTAATGGTTTTGATTTATCTGGAATAGTACAACCATTCTCATCTAGAATTGGTTTACCATTCTCATCCTTTAAAGTATCACATGGAGCATCTCCAGTATAATTGTAAGGATACTCTAAAAGCTTAACAGAACGTAAATCACTTGCTTGATAATAAGAAGCTGTATCTTGACCAAAAACCTTACAAAGATTTTCGATTGCCCATACAGTCCCACGTCTTCTTCTAATCAAGTGATATAACTTAACATATTGTCTTTGTTGCTCTGGTGTAAGAGCATTAGACCATGGGAAAGCAACATTCGTAGATAATTGTTGAATCCTATCAGTAGGAGTTAAATCAATCGCTACATAGGACTTCATTCTAGTTGCTTCAAAATCAATATCACCTAAAACATATGACATAAGATGAATAATGATATCAAGATCATCCTTAGTCATACTTTCAGCTAGAGTTGATTTGAAGAATTTATACATTCTCTCAATGAAAAACTCTTGATCTGACTTCATCATTCCTCCTTATCATTCTACTAAGCTATATTGTTATTATAAACAATATCATAAATCTCATCTAGAATAGCTGTAAAAGGTTTAACAGTATTAAATGTTTCATCAGCTACTCTTGTATCGACATCAAGAATATAAGAACCATCACTCAAAGTAATAGAATTGATAGGTTTGTAATAACCATCAGTTTCTATAAAGTTAGTTACTAAATAAGACTCAACATATTTGTTGTTTGAAGAATCAGGAATATTCTTGAAAATAATATTGAAATAATAAGGATCACTCTCATTAAAAGGAGCAATTTCTATATTTGAGAAATCACATACTGTACAAGGTCTCTTCTCATTTTTAGAATCTCCATTCTTAATAGTATTAACTATATAATCATAAAACTCTCTATGTCCACGTTCACTCTTTGATTCTTCATCTTCAGATAAAGAACTTAAACCATTAGTAAGGGCTTCAATAAACCCATTGACATTACTATCAGTTTCACCACCAATATGCCAACGATCACCCTTGTAATCATATACAGCAAACACTTCATCATTGTACTTAACAATCCAATTATAATCACTCTTACCATCACTAGAAGGACCAAGACTAGGACCTAATACCTTCTCTAAATCATTAGGATTAATATCTGGATTAATTACAGTTAAATAACTTGTACCAATTGCATCATCCCAAGTAGCAGGAATAAACTCTGCTTCTAAAATAACACTAGAATTACTTGAGAATAAACTATCAACACTTTCAAACAATTTGTTCATAATATCTCCTCCAATATCATTATAACATACTATTGTAATATATAACTATAAACCTAAATCTTGTCTATCCTTTTCAGTGAGTTTTGACTCATGAACAAATAACTTCTCAATGGCAATCTTCTTAGTACCATCACCTTTACCAGAACCTAAACCTCTTGCTAAAGGAATATCTAATACAGAATAGAAATCATCTGGAGCAGTCTCTTCAGAAACATAAACTGAACAAGTTTTAGACTTCTCACGAACCCATTGCCAGAACTTACCATGGTCAAATCCACCCTCACTATTAGACGCATAAGAAGCCGTTTTAGCATATGGTGGGTCACAATAAACCAAAGAACCATCAGGAATATCAACCTCATCATATGAGCCCCATTTGAACGTAATTTGACCTGTTGTATTCTTAGTCATACCTCTCAAAGGTTCTAAAGAAACTAACTTCGAATTCCACTCCAATCTACCAAAAGATTGAACAAAAGTATATAGGACATTGAAATCTTGTGCTTCTGGTGAACCCTTAGCATTCTTCTTAAGATAAGCATTCAACTCTTGTGCTGTCTTAAATTTATTATCTGGATTATGTCTATTCCAAATATCAACCATAACCTTAAGAGATTGATTTGCCCAATTCTTAATCTCAGTTAAACTAGTCATTCTAAATAAAGGTAAATCAGATTCAAATGGTAAAGACTCTCCAAAGAAAGTAAGACCAGCTATAACTTCTTTAAGTCTATTATAGGCATCTACAGCTTCCTGTTGTGGTTCACCATTCTCCCAATACACATAACAATCGTGAACTAATTTCTTATACTCTTCATATAAATCACCATACATATAAGAATCTTGAGTACCAGAGAAAGACCAACAAGCTTGACAATAACCTACAAACCAAGGATCATATTTGCTTTGATTAGTTACAACATCCTTAAACTTCTCTCTAGAAACCCACTCTGGCTTTGTCCAAAAAGAATCAGGTAACTTATCTAACACAACATACTCAAATAAAGACTTAATATTGTTATTGAACTCATTGTAAAGAACATTCCAACCAGCTTCAGCAAAGAAAGACGACATACTTCCTCCACCACCAAACAAATCATAGAAGTTCTTACTCTCTAAATCTTGTTCTCTCTGAACCAATGTTGCAAAAATAGGATCCGCAATCCCTGTCTTCGTACCTAAATAACCAATACACTTTGCTTTTGTCACTGACATAATATACACCTCACTAAATTATACGAAACAACCAAAACCTTTTGAAGTGGTCATCGATAATTAATAACTCTAGTAATATTATACGAAAAAGAAAAGAACAAGCTTTCACTTGTTCTTAATAACCTATCCTAATGGATTAGCATCTTGACCTAAATCAGATGGTCTAATCTTCAAGATATCAGTATTTGCTTTAGGAGTAACAGGTGCATCTTGGATTGCAATTTCAATCTTATTTGCATTTGTATTATACTTCCATACAGCATTCTTCATTATATAATCCACATTATTAGTTAACTGTTGTAACAATCCAACAATAGAACCTTGAGTAACAATATTTGGTGAAGGAGTTGGAGTAGCTAAGTTAATATAACATGGTTGAGAACTATTTGCTCTAAGCACAGCTTGAACATTTAAACCAATTGTTGCTGTATTATCTTGAACACCACAGTTAATAGTATTCGTAGGGTCTACTACAGCAGACACACCAGATAATTCAGAAATCAATGATAACTTAACAGCTTTCGCCATAAATGTTCTATTGTTAGCAGAATTCATATAAGGTTCTTTTAAACTTGTAAATATGAATTGAGCAGATAACTGAGCACCAGTACCATCAGTAGGAGTAGGTAATGCAGTAGTAACTTCAGCATCAGTAATTTGACCAGCAGCACCTACAGCTAAAACCTTGGCAGAACGTAATGAATCATTATCAAGCATTACAACTTCACCAACTTTATATCCAGCACCACCTTGATTAATTAGAACTGAACTTACAAATGTATAGTCAATACCAGGTATTAAAATACCATCACCGTAATAGAATTCAGTATTATTAGTAGATAAACCAGAGAAGTAATTAGTTAAATCCCAAGAAGAAGTTAAACCATCAATTAATCCTGTCAATGTAACCCATTGAGTTGAACCAGATAAATTGAACTTCAAATCAAATTTAGGATCATCTTCAAATCCTTCTGGCTTAGTAATAACTATAGAAGAATCTGAACTTGTAACTGTAATCTCTTTTTTATCAGCTTTATTCTCTCTTAAGAAAGTAACTTGGTCTGCTAAGGTAGCAACACCTTGAACAGTCATACGACCTTCAGCATCAGCAATTTGTACTGTATTACTTGGTAAAGTCCAAGAAGTAATATTTAATCTTAAATCTACACTTTCATAGTAAGGAGTAGATACTACAACAACCTTTAATCCAGCACCAGTACCATTTGTAGAAGTAGTTGTATAAGTACCAGATATATTAGTTGGTGTCTTAACAGGAATATTAGAAATACATTCAAGTGGATTTACAAATGAGTTAATAACATAACCATTATAATCACCAGTAATACCATTAATCTTAAATGATTCCTTATTAACATAACCACTTGCAGCAGACGAATCATAAACTATAACATTTGTATAATACAATGGAGTTGTATGATTCTTCTTAAATGAAACACCACTAAGCATAAATTCTTGAACACCTCTAGGAGGAGTTGCATTTTTATACTTAAGAGTATAAGCAGTAATATTACCTTCAGAATCTGTATTGTCAACTACAACTTCAAAATCAGTTGCACCAGCTAATGAAGTAGTTAAAGTTTCATTAATAAAGTTAACTGCTGAACCAGTTTGCTTAACAACTTCAGATAAGTAATCATATTCAGTATCTGGAGGAGTTCCCATTACAACACCTTGCATTGAGTTAGTAGCAATTGCAACATTACCAGAACCAATGTCATACCATTGAACAACTCCACCCATATTTAAGTACATCCAGTTGTGACCTTGGTTATCACCTTCAGATGTATTGATAATCTTATTACCTTCAACAGGATTTCCCTTACCAGCTGCAGCCCAAGCTTGATTCATCTTCGCTTGTGTAATTTCACTCTTCTTACCTAAGTTAGCAGCAATTGAATCTAAACCTTTTAATGACTCTAAAGTAGTATGGTCAAGATTGATTTGGTCATACATCTCTTTCTTGATTAAACCATCTTGAGTTGAACTTGCATAAGGAACAGTAACAACTGAAGCATCCTTACCAGAACTTAATACTAAATGAATTTGTTCACCACTTGCTGTCCAATCAGCAACTAAACTCTTAACAACATCACTATCAAGCTTTGATTCTACCCAATCACCAATTGCAGCTTCAGTTGGAATCTTATAATCAGAACGTTTAGTAGCATCATTACTAATAGTAGTTGTTCTTGCTAATTCTTTGAACTCTCTATTATCATGAATTCCAGAATAAGCAACAATATTCCAATCAGTACCATTTGGTAACTTCAATTGATTACATAGAATATCAACTTGAGAGTTAGAATAGAATGCAGGATCGTAACCACCATGAGGATCAACATAAGAATTACCTAACTTATAAGTATGAGAGTTAACAGAGTTAATATTAACTACTAGGTTCTTCTTATCAGCATCTTCAGGATCAGAAACTGCAATATATTGTCCTGTCATATTCTTGTCAGAACTTTGAGGAATATCAGTAATAATGTTATAAGGATCTGTAGTTGTATCTAGAATTTGACCACGATACTTAACACCTAAAACATTAATTGTAAATGCATCACCAACTTCCCATCCCTCAGCAGAAGTTGTATTATATGAAACTGTATTAAAGTTAGAAGCTATCCAATATGGTTTAGTACCATAAAGACCTACAACAGTAACAGTTCCATGTTCTTCTATATGAGTTATTTGACCATTAATTGTTTGGTCAAATGAAATAGTAAATGGTATAAATATTACACCAACCTTAGTCATAGACTCGTTAGTAATTGCCTTAACCCCAGACCAAACTAAACATTTATCTGGAATATCAGGATTCTCATGATTAGGATCAATTGTATAATTAGGTGCAGGAATTGAATGAGTTATAATTACTCTTAAACCTTTACCAGTACCACTCGTATTAGTTGTACTATAAGCACCTTCAGATAAACTCCAAAGAGCTCCACTAGGACCTGATGGAATATTATGAGAAATCTTAATAGGATGAGCAGAAGCATCAGTAACAGTACCATTATAAGTATTACCATCTACAACAAATGTAAACTTATCTCCATTCTTATAACCTGTACCATCTTCTGTAGTAACCTTACCATTAACATCAACAAATCCATACCAAATTAATGAACCAGGATTAACTGCAGGAATGTAAGGACCTTTAGAAGTATTAAATGAAACTTCAGCATTCTCAATTGCCTTACCAGTATACTTATCAATTAAGGAATAATTAAAATTCTCAAATGAGAATGGTGTATAACCAAAACCATAATCAGAACCAGCCGCAGCTAATTCAGACTCATCATAAGATTCATCGAAATTAAGTTCATACACATAAGAATCTTGATAAGTAAATGTGTAAGAATCAATCAAAGATGCTTTAAGTTTAGACTCACGAAGATTTCCAAATCTATCTACTTCAACAATTGAATTATTAATAGTTACTGTACAACCAGAACCATTAGTAGCAGTAGTTGGTGACTCTGTAAGAACTAACTCTGTAGGAGTACCAAACTCATCAACAGCTAAAACCTTAGCATTTATATTAACATCACTTGTAGGAATAATGTCATTCTTTGAATAATTAGCACCAGATATAAAACTAAAATCTGGCATATCAATAGTAATAGTACAACCAGAACCTTCAGTTGCAGTTACATTCTTATTAGTTAAAGCAACTCTAGTAGGAGTACCAGAAGCATCTACACCTAAAATCTGAGCATTAATAAACTTAGAACTTGTAGGTATAATCTCACCAGCTTTGTACTTAGTACCACCAAAAGTTGTTTCCACAATAGTAGAAACTTTATCTGCCTTACTATTATCAGATTGGATAACAGGATATCTAAAGTCTTTATTATCTACTAAATAGAAACCTTCTTCAGTACCTACATAGGAAACTGATTCACCACTAGCAAATAATCTAAAACTACCCCAACCATCACCAGGTAAATCACCATTTCTCATTCTTATAAAGAAATAGTTCTTAGTATCAGATAAATAGTAAGGAGAGCTATTATCACGATTACCTACTGGAATCCAAATCTGAATTCTTGAAGATGTATAACCACCACGTTCGGCTTTGTTTGAATTAGTACAAATAACTGCCCAAGCATCATAAGTGAACTTTGAAGAACCCTCAACAGCTACATCTTTATTCAAACCATCTATAACTACAGTATAGACTTCAGGTAAGAAATGTAAACCAGGTTCAAGATAAACACTATCTACATCAGCAACAGTTATTCTTTCAGCACCAGTGGCTTGTAAAATATTTGACTTATAAATTGCCATATAACCTCTCCTTATCGCCTCTTATATAATATATTAAAAACATACCCAATTGCTACCATCATAAAACTTAAATAATGGAATAGACTTCTTCCAAGAACCATCATAGTAATAAGACATAGCATCGAATCTATCTGGCCAATTAACAATATCACTTCTATTACAAAAATCAGGAACTGATAACATTGGATTGTCTATCTTATTATAATCAGCAAATATTGGTTTCTCTGGAAAGAACCAACTCATACCTTCAACAATGAACTGAAGTCTGAAATAATCTAACCCAACTCCATTGTTCTTATCAAAGATAAATTTATACTCTAACTCATTTCCTCCACCACCATCAACAGTTGATTTCTTAGTATTAGAACGAGTATAGGAATTATAACTAATATTAACGATACCTCTATAAAAAGGAGTAATGTGACTAGAAGAAGGACTCCAACTACCATTATTAGATTGGTAACGATAAGCAACAAGTTCAGGTAAATAGAATGGATCATGGTCAAAACCTCTATTACCATGATATCCTTCACTCTTAAGTTTATCAATAATTGCTGTAGCAGACATACCAACTAACTGACTAGTATCATAAGTAACATGTTCTCCATTCTTGTGAATAGAAATACCATATATTGGTCTACCACTTTGGAATGTTTCGGTATTCCAATAAGTATTCATCTTGATACAAGTATTATTAGGAGTGATTCTTAATGAAGAAGTTCTATCAACCCACTGATTTGATTTAGTTGGATCTGTACCAAGTCTTCTATCATGACACCATAACTTAACTTGAATACCCCAAGAACCTTCAGCAGAATAACCTGCAACATATTTAGTATTCCAACTAGCAACACCATGTAAACAAAAGTCACCCTTAATAATCTTACCAGTAGAACCATTAGTGGACTGCGGATTATATATGAAGTGAGCTATATAATCCGTAGTACCTTCACCCTTTGTCCAATCATAATAGTGAGTATTATAACCTAAAGAGTAAATATCATGGGAACCTCTATACTTAAAAAATGGTGAGTAATTTGGTAATAATGCCATAATCACACCTCCCTATTATTTCATAATACCATACGCTTTATTAGCATCAGCACCTACAGGTAAAGCACCAACGAAGAATGAGTAACCATTACATACAATAAATTGTGGCATAATCTTAACTGCACCAACTGAGTTAGCACTTACAATACCAGCTCTACCTAAATTACAAGTACCATTAGCAACTAAAGCCAAATCCTTATTAATAGTTAAAGTACCAGTCATTGTATCACCAGACTTCTTAACATAAATATCTTTTAAGTTAGTTATAGTAGTATTAATCTTTGCAACTTCCTTATCAATATAAACCTTAGTAGGTGAACCTTCACGTAAAGGTAAATCTTCAACTTTCCATGGATTTCCTGTATTAGGATCTAACCAACTATCCTTATTGAATCCATTAACTAAATTCCATGGAGTTGTTCTATGAGGATTTGCATAATCAGAAGTATGTGCACTTAATCTTTTCTTAGCAGAATCTAAATCAGCTCTAAGTACATTAATCTGTTGTTGTAAATCCTTAATTAATCTCATTGCATCAACGATTAAACCTCTTGCATAATCATCTGTAGCAAGTAATTCAGTATCACGAATATCACTTGTTCTAGTACGAATTTGAATGAATCTACATTGTTCTTCATCCATAACATTAGTACATCCAGACTTAACACACATAAATCCAAGAACAGGGAAGATATAAGTTCCATATGGGAATGGATAATCAACTGAATAGATAGCATCTACAGCTTCATCTAAAGAATCATAATAAGCATTACCATATTGAAATACTAAAGTATCTTGAAGATAATCATACATAACTCTTTGAATAGAGAACTTACCATAAGGAATTTCAATATAAGTATTATTTGTGTAATCTAAACATGAACTAGAATCAATATTAATAGAAGAACTATCGAAGTCTAAACCATTCTCTCTAGTATTATAGATTATATTACATGGTTTATATGATTGGATTGATTCAATCTCAAGACCTGTACCATAAGTAGAAACTGATGAACTTTCAGAACGAATAATAGAAGTAACAACACCTACATAATCAATAAAAGTCCAAGCACTAGCATCTGTACCAGGTTTAATTGTATTATCTTCAATTAAAGAACGATATAAACCTAAATCTTCGATATAAGCTTCATCACCAGAAGAATAAGACTCACCACTAACCCACGCATTACAAGCATCAGGATCTAGATTAACACCAGTAACTTCTACATAATTGCTATCAATATAAACAACATCATCAGTACGATAACCTTTACCACCTTTAACAACACTAAATGCTTCTTGATACTCAGCTTCACGAATTAATCTATCTGGTCTAACATGATTAGTAAAAGAAACACCATCATACTCAAGAATACCATCATTAAGACCTACAGATAAAGCAGGAACTGGTTTTAAATCAAAACCTAGAACTTCTTCGTAAGTACCATTAGAACCAAAATAACCAAAACGAGGAAATGTTGCAATTACTTGTGAAAAAGTAGTACCATTACAAACAAATCTAAATAGTCTTGCTTCCTCTCCTCTAGGAACAGGACTATGACTTACACGGTATCCTAAATCAGAATTTAGAAATACAAAGTATAAATCATCGGTAGTATAACTATCATACTTAGTTGGATCTGTTAAGTCTAAATGTAAATCATTAATAAATACTATCTTATTAGTGTTTCTGAAATACACATACCAATTATCAATAACAACATCATCTGGATATACATTAGTAAAATCTACTGAAATATCCTTACCAAAATCTATCTTTCTTTTACCAATAGTCTCATTCCCTGTATAAAGAACAGAACTAAATAAAATCTCACCAAGATAGAAAGTATGGTCAGATGAAGCTAACGCATTATTGTTAAATGCGTTAACCCATTGAGAAATTGTATTTTCAGGAACAATAGTTTGAAAAGCTTTCATTTATACCTCCTAACCACTTATTAATTCACAACCTATTAACATTACTAAGTCATAACCTGTACCACTAGAAGTTGTAGAGAACATACCAGAAATATCAAAGTCTACTTGAGATAATGGATTAGTTATAACAAACTCTTCTACAGTACCATTAGCATCTACCTTTGTAACTTTACCTTCAAAGTTAGGATTATAAGAACCAATAATAGTAAATGTATCATCAACCTTATATCCATAACCACCGTTATAAATAGCAAATGAAACACTATATGGAGGATTACCTCTTGTAACAAAGTAGAAAGTATCAGAATTGTATAACATATTAGTTACTAAATTATCATAACCTTCTTTAGATATTGCTACAGAACGAGGTAAATATTGTAATTGAGCATCAATAGATTGAAATCTTTCTAAAGTTGCTTTAGAAATTGGCTTATCCATATCTGATGTATTATCAACAGCATCTAAACCAATTTGTTCTTTAGTAACATTATGAGGATTTGCAAAATCACCTAAATGTTGATCAAAGTCAACTTGGTCAACCTTACCATCAATTCTCTTATTAAGAACAAAGTTAAATGCTTCGATATCAGAATTCCAACTTCCATCTAAAGCTTTGATTAAATCAGTTATATATGAATCAAATTCAGTATTTTGTGTCTTAGGAGTAGAATCAACTTGGAATCTTAAACCAAAAGCAGCATTACCAGAACTTGGTGAAACATAAATAACTGCAGGAGTTCTACCAGCTATATCACTAGCATAATAAGAACCACCCATATTTGAACTAGTTGAGAATGTTGTTGGATTAACAGTTTGAATTGCACCATTACCATCAACACTAGTTACTGTAAACACTGGTGAAGTTGTAGGAAAACTTTCTAAAGTGAAAGTATCACCAACCTCATAACCAGCACCAGGACTACTAATAATTATTGAGTTAAACCAATTAGTAGAAAGTACATCAGTAGAATAGATTCCAGACATTACACTATCAGAATAGAAAGTTTCTGGAGTAAATGAAGTAGGAGTACCATTATCATCTACTGCAGTAATTGTAATCTCTAAATCTTTGTAACCCTTAAGAGTTACTTTATCACCTGCATTATATCCATAAGCATAAGGTAATAACTCACCACCATCTGGATTAGTTATTGATAGAGTATTATAAGAATAATCTGTAGTCTTCTTAATACCTATAATATTTGCAAATGGTATATTTTCTATCATAGACTTCCAAGTACCAGGAGCACCATCAGCAATTGAATAAATAATTCCCTTAGGTGGATCACCAGCATTAATAGGTTCAATAGTATTATATCTAAACATAATAGTATTATAACCTTGGAAAGTAAGTTGAGCACCAGTACCATAAGTATAGAATACAACAGCATCAGAACCTAAAGTAGGATTATCAACATTAGGACCTTCAGCAACAATTGCAGCTTCTATACCACCATCTGGACTAACTTCAGTAATTTGAGCATATGTAGAAGTTGAATCCGCAGAATCATTAATTACAACTCCATTACCACTCGTATTAACAGTTTTAATTTGTGTTGGAAGAATATTTATAACTTCTCCAGCACCACCAACATTAAGAACCTTATAATAATTTCCATTACCAGATTTGATAATATCATTAACTTCATAACCAGTACCTTGACCAGCAATTGAATATTCCTTAACAGCAATAACATCACCAATTATATAACCAGTACCTGCATTAGAAACAAGAATATGACCTTGAGATGGTTCACCAACATTTGGTAAATAAGAAGCATCAGTTACAGAACCATTCTCATCAACACCAGTAACCATTATATATTGACCAGATCCAGCAGGATATGAATCAATAACATCACCAAAGATATAATCTGTACCATTATTACCATTATAAATCTTTGCTTCACCTCTAAATAAGTCAACCTTAAATTGAATATCTTCTTCAAGACTCTTAGTAGATTGTTGTAAATCTCTAATCTCACCGTCTTGCTTAAGTTGAGATTCTTCTAAAGGATCTAATCTAGCACCAAAAGTTTCTAGAGTAGCTGTATTAACATCAACTTGATTTGATACCTCTTGGAAAGTATCAACATCAACTTTGTCTGCAAGTAATTGAGCTAAAGCATTATTTAATAAAGGAGATCCAATTATATCTTGCCATCTTATACATAACTTTTGATAATCCTCTTCAACAGTTAAATCAGGATTATCTGTAAACTCCATGTAATAACCTAAAAGTTCTTCAGTATCTTCTGGATTGTAATATGGCTTAACTCGAATACCTTCAATATTCTTTGAGCCAACCATATCTTGTAAAACAGCCCAGATTGCTTCTAAATTCTCTTTAGTTATTCTAAAGTTTTCATTGAAAAATTTCGCTGTCTCCCTACCGGTAGTAGCACCAACACCAGATTCAGTAGAGACTAGACTTCTAAATACTATTTCAGCCATAAGAACTCCTAAATACTATAATATTACTAATTAAATATATAAAAGAAAGCAATCACTTATAAAAATGATTGCTTAATTCTTCAATAACTTCAAAATTGTCTAGAGAACCCTTATCTTCAATAACCCCTAAATCTTCTAAAATAGAAATACATTCATAAGTACTCATCTTTCGATTAGAAATCATATTCAGATACCTCTCGATTCTCTCTATCTCTTCATCAAACTTATCTTGATTAATCTTCAGTTGTTTCTTCTGACTCATCAGTTACCTCAACAGTATCTGTATGTTTTCTTGAATCAAGAAATTCTTTCATAGCAGATAACTCTTCAGGAGTTTGTGATAATAAACTATCTAATAAATCTTTATACTCACTAGAGATTCCACTACTTCTTTCAAGAGTATCTAAAGTCTTTCTTGAACTTTCCATAATTGAATTAATCTCACTAGATAAACTTCTACCTAAAGTAGCTAAATCTTTAGAATCCATTTCAGATAAAGAACTTGTAGCATATAAATAAGAATAAACATTATTTAAATACTTAATTAAACTTGGAATTCTTGCTAATTGAGTAGCAGTAGAAATTAAAGCATAATCTTTAATCTTTGAATTATTATCAGCTTTGAACTTCTCTAAAAATTCTAAGTTTTGAGTTTTCCCTTCCATATAATCAATGGCATCATCTAATACTTCATCAGAGAAACCAATGTTTACCACAGGAACACTACTTTCTTGAACTTCATCAGTAACTATTCCAAATGGACTTTCATTTAAATTAACTAATTCATTTTCCATATAACTATCTCCCTTCTTATATACTATACGAAATAAGAATGAAGTTATAAACAAATGGTACAGGTAGGTGGACTCGAACCACCGACATCTCGCGTATCAGACGAGTACTCTAACCAACTGAGTTATACCTGTATAAGTGTTGGCTAGTGGAATTGAACCACTAACAGCATGCTTTAAAGCTTAGCGAACCGGCTAACCAACATAATGGTGGACGCTATAGGACTCGAACCTATGACCTCTTGCTTGTAAGGCAAGAGCTCTAACCAACTGAGCTAAGCGTCCTTATAATAAAGTAGGTGAGGATTTCCACCTCACATGAACATATTTTCTCTTAGGTCTTCGTACCACAGGTTTCCCTTATGTGTCTAGATTATGCTTTCCCTCTCCTCGATTCACGGTTTGCCTAAGAAAAGTGTTTAAGGTTATCTGACAATCGAGCTGCCACTATGTTCACCTCTTGACCACGTCTACGTATTCCGCCACTACTTATAATTACAAAATGGTCGGGATGACAGGATTTGAACCTGCAACCACTTGGTCCCAAACCAAGTGCTCTACCAAGTTGAGCCACATCCCGAAATAAATTGTTAGTATCGATAACCCTTACCGTCACCCGAAGATACTAACCGGTTTTTGATATGCTACAAAGTAGTTCTCTGGGTAAGTTATGAATTAATAATTTATGTATAACATAAGAATTCAATGGTCGCGAAGATAGGACTCGAACCTATAACCAATCGGGTATGAACCGACTGCTCTAACCATTTGAGCTACATCGCAATATACTATGAAGATATCTCCCTAATTAAATAATTAATAATATCCTCTATCTCTAATAGAGCTAACTCATAAGGAAGATTATTACTTTCAGAATTACAATCATCCCAAAGATGTTCTTTATAAACTTCTAATAATCTAACTAATTCTTTCTTATCTTTCTCTTCCATAATTGCACCTCTAAATAAATGGTGGGAGTGGAGAGACTTGAACTCTCACGACCGTTGAAGGTCAACGGATTTTAAGTCCGTTGCGTCTACCTATTCCGCCACACTCCCAGAAAGGAGTGGTATCTTAAAAGATACCTGAATCTAAATAGATTCCAGAAGAACATAATAATAATAATCATTATTATGTCTTGTATGACTTCACAGCTTGTCGTTGCTATTATAACTATTAGAAATAACTTACACTCTCTAATAATCTGCATCATAAATAGAACTACCATACAATATCCATATAGACAACGATCTGGGCCTTCAGCTCGGTCAGGCAGCCCAATCACTTCACTTCTGGCTCTCTCCCAGTATCAGGTAGGTACAAAAATATAAACTCCCTACAGATAAGTTCAGTTGTGTAAGAACTGAAATGACCTAGTTATTCGTTCTAGGAAACGCTTACGACACGATTAGCGGTTATCTATATTTCTATATTAAACATTTATATGAGTCATCACTCTCATATAAAAGATTAGGTATTGAATCCCAATTACGACAATCTTGAGATTCAACATAATAAGTTGTGGAATAAATCCACCTATGAGAATAGAACCACCTATTCAAAAATCTATGATATGCTTAATAATCTAATTATGGTGACCAGTATGGGATTCGAACCCATGTATATCGCCGTGAAAGGGCGACGTGTTAAACCGCTTCACCAACTGGCCATGTTGCTCGGATTTAATATTAAGTACTTCCTTCGAACCTCTTACCGAGCCAAAGAGCAAAAATACTTAAGATGTATTTCAAACCTTACTTGTATAACGAACTTTTGGCAGCCACATCTTACTTCCCTAGGGCATTGACTTTCCCGCGATACAAGCCATTGTAAATACCAAAATTTGAAAAACCACAATCAATGGTGGGAGATAAGGGACTCGAACCCATACGCTTTTCAACACGACGTTCTAAGCGTCGCTCGTCTACCAGTTCCGACAATCTCCCAAATCAAATGGTGCCCAGAGGTCGAATCGAACGGCCAATAGATGATTACAAGTCATCTGTTATACCTTTTAACTATCCGGGCAAATAAAGAATTACAAATCGTACTTCCTTCTCTCTTTCCTACCTCTTCCCTTATTCAGAGCTCTATAGGTAGAAGTTAAACTATGACAATTAGGACAAATCAAATCCAAATTATCTTCACTATTATTTAAGTAATTACCATCAATATGATCTATCTCTAAAGGAACCTTTCCAGTAAATGGATTAACTTCGCACCAACCACATCTACTACACTTATTCCCATACTTTTCTCTCATATATCTATGAATATGATTTGATAGAGAATACTCACATCTTAATCCATCCTCTAAACCATCTTTCCATCTCTTGATATATTGTTCATATTGATAATCTGACTGACATTTATTATTACAATAAACTTTGTGTCTCTCTTCTAACAACTTATTACAATATCTACAATAATGTATTTTCTTCTTCATTGGTAAAGCTCCTTTAAAATAAAATCTACTCTACCAATAATATATAAAACTATTGCGCCAAGTCAGCATTCTCATAATCACAGATTAATTGTTGTGGATACTTAACACTAATACCCAAAACACTACAATCTTGTAAGATCGATTTCTTATCATCTACTAATAAACACTCACTTGAATCCACATGATTTGCTAAAAGAAAACCTTCAATAAAATCTCTCTTACGTTCATAAATATCAATTAGAATAATATTATCTGTGTAAGGAAAATATTTATAAAGCCATTCTATCTTCTCTTTCTTACCATCTTCACCACCATCGGTTTTAGAAAGAATAATAAAAGAACAATCACCATAAAGATTTAACAAAGCATCAATAACAATTCTAATAGGACGCTTATTAAGATATAAACCTTTATAGAATTCAATATTCATACAAGTAGAATTCTCAGCAATAGTATTATCCATATCAATAAAAACATATTTAATCATAATACTATCACCCCTTAAATAATAAATGGTGGAGGATATCGGGTTCGAACCGATGACCTACTGCGTGCAAGGCAGTTGCTCTCCCAGCTGAGCTAATCCCCCAAATCATGTAAGAACGTCTTCCTACACTTTTAATATTAATATACAAAATATCCGTCGATAAGTATATTTTCTAAAGTCCCTATCGGAATTGAACCGCTCTTTCTCTACCTAGACATCAGGACATATATGTGGGCTCACTTGTTTACTGCACTAGGTACAATTCGCCCTCCGATAAACCTTCCAAACTTTCTAACGCATCAAAGCTTGTTTGTATCTTCACGAGAATAGCTAGTTCTCGATATTGTCTTTATTGTATCCTGTAAGCTTCTCTACACTATACTTAAGTGCAACAGCTTCAGAAATATAACCATCCATAAATCTTGTTATAGGAATAACATATCGTTCATCTAAATAAACCTTAACAGCTGTATCATAAGCTCTACGTGCTCTCTTCTTTGAAATCTGTAATGCTTTCCAAACTACAAACTTGTCTTCATCATGACAAATAGAAACACCTTCAAAAGTTCCAATATTAGAATGAATTATATACTTAGTAGTTTTCTTATCATTCTTAAACTCATAATGTTCATCAAGAATCCTAACCTCATCCTTCAGACTTTGTATTAGATTCTTTCTATGGACTTTTGTAGACTTAGTTACCTTCCTATTATTCATATAGCAATACCTTCTTTCGGTAAATATTAAATGGCTGCCCGGGCTAGATTCGAACTAGCGCATGCAAGAGTCAAAGTCTTGTGCCTTACCACTTGGCTACCGGGCAATAGTGTTTCACCTATTCTATTGCGCCTTCAAATAGATGAAAGTGACTCACACCGAATGGATTCGAACCATTGAATTACCAGTTCTATATCTGGCTCCTTAACCACTTGGATACAGTGTGATATTATGGCGTCCCCTCTAGGATTCGAACCTAGGACACTCGCCTTAGAAGGGCGATGCTCTATCCAGCTGAGCTAAAAGGACAAATGGTGGGCAGTCGTGGATTCGAACCACGGAACCCGAAGGAACAGATTTACAGTCTGCCGCGTTTGACCGCTTCGCTAACTGCCCAAAAAACTAATGGCGCTTCTTGTAGGACTCGAACCTACGACCTAACGGTTAACAGCCGTGCGCTCTACCGACTGAGCTAAAGAAGCAGTGCCATAAACACAAAATGGCGTCCACTGAAGGACTCGAACCTTCGCACCAGTAAAACTGATCTAACAGATTAGCAATCTGTCCTCTTCACCAACTTGAGTAAGTGGACATATGGTGTCCTCGCAGAGACTCGAACTCTGGACCCACTGATTAAGAGTCAGTTGCTCTACCAACTGAGCTACGAAGACATAATTTCTTTATAATGTTTGTGTTCATAATACTTGGATAATCTAGTATAAATAAAATATCTTATCCTATGATTATTTACGAAAGCAACAGCAGCTTTTCTAGAATATCTTATCTCTTTAACTAAGTTCTTTGATGGATATCCTAATCCACTGTGCTTACTCATAAATACCTCCAATATATTAATCCTTTACAAAAATTAAATAGATAAGATAAAGACCAACAGCTGACTCTAAACTTATCCAATCCAATAAAACAAATATAATTAACCAGAAACCCATAATTATGAAACCTCCTTATTTAGGTAATTCTTAATTATAGAAAGTTTCTTTTCTCTTGCAATTCTACAAAAATCATTAATTCCATCTCTAGCAATTCTATCTAGAAAGAACTCAATTAACTCTTGTGTATCCTCATGAAATATTCTTTCATGAGTATGGGCATTATAATGTTTCACAGGAACATCATATGGTTCATTATAATCAGGATTCTTTTTAGAATAAACTATACCAGCAGCAAGCCAATCACAAATCATTTCTACAACATACTTATAAGGAATTCTTCCTGCATTGTTTGTTCTTGTACCAACATTGTCAATCCAATACTCCCAATGATGAGGATTATGACCTTTATGATGTTGCCAAGCTAATGAATAACCCTTAACATCTTTCTCATTATCAATAGGACTTCTATTACCAGTATAATACTTCACACTAGTACAGAACTCAATTGGACTATATTTAGAAAGATCATGTAATAAACCTCTCTTAAATAAATGACACTTGAAACAAAACTTCATAACATAAAACTTATGTTTAGTAATTGTCTTAAAATGACTTATAGTCTTATTCATATCTTCACCTCTATGAACTAATTAAATGGCGCCTAGTGAGGGACTCGAACCCCCAAGCCGTTTCCGACCAACGGTTTTCAAGACCGCCCGACTACCAATTATCACAACTAGGCACATATCAGAAAGTCTTAATGACTTTCCTATAATCTATAACAAATTAAGAAACTTTATAAGAATCTGCTTTAGGTGTTATAGAAACGTGTAAACCAGCTATCTTCTTTGCTTGAAGAATTCTCTTGTGTTGTTCTAGAATACTTCCATCAGCTTGTTTCAAGTAACTAGGTGCACAGAACAATAAATAATACTGACTATAAACAGCATCCTCAGTTCTACCTAATGACTTTGCTAGAAAAGAAATATTGTGTTTAGTTGGTGCTGTATTAGCAAGAATAACTAAATCTTCAACACTCCATGGTTTACCCGCATTTACAGGTTTCGCCATAATCTTCCTCCTTTCTCAACTTACCTAAATACTTGATCTCCGATCTAAGTTAGGCGTTTCAGGATTGTTTGCTTTCACAAACAAAATGGTTGCGGAAGTGGGATTTGAACCCACGCTCTTCTGGTTATGAGCCAGACGAGATAACCACTTCTCCACTCCGCGATATATGGTGGGCCGAGGTGGGATTGAACCACCGACACCGACATTTTCAGTGTCGTGCTCTACCAACTGAGCTATCGGCCCATACTATTTCTTTAGATACTCATCAATAGTAATACCAAAAGTCTTATTAAGATAATGATATTCCCTATGACAATTAGCACAAAAGACAACACACTTGGATAACTCATCTAATAAATGCTCAACTGAAGCAGACTTTAACAAATGGGCTATCTCACTATCCTTTGTAGTTGGATCAACATGATGAAAATCTAACACAAATGGTCTCATCTCACCACACTTGCAACAACCACACTTCTTTGCTTCATCTACAATCTGAAGATTTCTTTGCTTCTGTGAATCTGCTATACCCCTTACAGTACGACGTCTTGACTCACTTTCCAAATAAAGCTTCTTATCAGATTCCTTTTGACACTCTCTGCATCGATAATGTCTTATACCCTTAGATTTATTTTTCCACCTAAAACAATCTAATGATAATTCTCTTTTGCACTTACTACAAACTTTAAACTGTTCCATAAAAACTCCTCAACATAATATATAAAGAAAAGTCTTTACAGTCCATATTTCAGTTCTATAAATATATTAAGGCGAGAAGTAAACGGTGCTCTATCCACTGAGCTATCCACCGACCTTTCGGAAGTATGGAGTAGGACTCGAACCTACGACTACCGGGTTAACAACCTAACCAAGGAACTTCATATGCCTCATATACTAAACTTAATATAACACAAAGGAAATAAAAAGTCAACTAATTTTATATATAAACTTCTTCAATTGCATCAACAATATTTGCACCACCACGTTGTGAAATCTCTAAAGTAAAGTCTGCTTCTGGATATTTAGGAATCAGTTTTACTCTTCCATCTTCATCAGGTTCACACTTAATAAATCTCTCTTCCCATGGTACTAGAGATCTTTCTAGGGCTTCTAATGCATCCTTACAATCTTCTTCATTAGAATAATCATAAATCCCAAACACTAGATTATCTCTATTGCATCTCATCTGAGTAAGATCAAGAATAGAATACATACAACAATCTTCTTTCAGATTAAATGGTTTAGAAATGATAATAAAGTTCTCACTTCTACCCATACAAGTATATCTCTTCTTCTCATGCCAGAACTTGAATTTAGAACCAACTTGAACTTCCTTAAGAGCTTCTACTAAATCTCCTATATTGTCATACTTACTATAAATCTTCTTCATCAGAATCACTCACAATCTCTCTTGAAATAATTTCAGAATTATCAACATCAAAATCTTCTAAATCTCTTAAAGCATCTTTAAAAGCTTGATAGAAATTAGGAACACTACCTTCAACTTGTTGTAAAGTAAAAGTCGTCTGAACAATCTCACCATTCTTATCTTCAACAGTATATCTAATTAAAGTATTTTCATCTAACTTCATAAAACACCTCTATAACTTCTCAACACTTAAGATATTAAGGATATAATACTCAACACCAGGTTCAGCACCCCACTCAGGTTTACCTTCTCCTCGAGATAGACTAACCTTACACTTAATACAAGGACTAGAACCAGAATAACCATTCCTAAAAATAATATCTTGACAATGTTCATAAGTATTAACTTCACCAGTTAATAAATTTGCACTTTGAAATATATTGTTTGCACTTTGGGACTTAAATATTATAAATCTAGAATCATAATAAGGTTTAATTTCACGATACTCTTCTTTCTTCTCTCCAGAAAGAATCATATCAAACCATTTCTTCTTAATAGGTAGAGTCAACATCTGTTAGAACCTCAATATCATTATCGTCAATGAAATCATCAATAGTCAATTGCCCATCACAAACATCAGATTCACAACAATCACAACACTCTGCTTCACAATTACCAATAGAATTATAACAACTAGTACAAATAGCACCAACAAGTTCTGCAGTACCAAAATTGTTAACCATTAGAATATCATCACCAGGATATACATTCTTACACTTATCACATTGAATATTTACATTCATATTATCACCTCATAAATATTATACGAACTATTCTGTACACTTCTCATAAGAAACACAATCCATAAATAATTCATAAAACTCATCATAAGCCATATTACAACGAGAATTATCAAAAGTTAAATCTTCAATCTCTTTATCCTTCTCTTCAATAGTCTTTCTTAATCCAATATTCTGATTATAAAGACCAATAGAAATAACAGTAGTCAAAAGAAACATTGCAAGTATAAACAACTCTCTAACATTAACCTTATCCATAAACAATCCTTTCTTAAGATTCATCTAACAATCTTAATGCTTTATTATAATCATAAATAGTAAAACCAAGCTGACAATCACATCTTACAAGTAATGGAAGTAAATGACACATATCAGAATCATCATCTATAATGATGAACTTCCCTTTAAAATCATTATCATCTATCCATCTCTGAATCTCAACACCCCTCTGTTGATAAAGAATAGGAGTCTTATCTAAAACCCTAATTTCTTTATTAAATCCAGAATTAGTAATCAGAGTTTGAAGCTCTTCAACAGACATTCCAATCCTCCAAGTACTAGAAACCACTATGTCATAAGGAACTTTCTTATAAAGCTCATTAAGCCAGCCAATCGCTTGTTTATTATTCAGTTCTTCTCTCCCAGACTTATGAACATTCCAAGACCAAGAACCGTCCTTATCTTTCTCCCAATAAATAGTTTCAACAACACCATCAAAATCTAGAAATATAATTGGCTTATCCATTCGAAACAAGATCCTCCGCTGTTACTCCAACTTCCTTAACAATTACAACTGCATCAGAGTATTTCTTCTTATACTTATTAGAAATATTCTTTGCATGATTATAAGCAGCAAAAGGAGTTCCAAATTCACAATACTCATTCTCACCTAACTTATGAACACAATATCCATCCCATTCATAATCATATCTAACTTCAGAAACTACCCATTTCCTTATAGACTTCCTACTTGCAAAACATATAAAGTTAACATTTGTATCACTCAACACTATAATCACCTCAATTAATTATTATCATAAAGTACAAAACACTCTACAAGATACCAAAGAGAATCACCCTTTAAATACGTTTTAAAAGACGTTTTAACTTGGTAACACACTGGTTCGAAATAATCCATTTCGAACGACTCATCAAACTTTTTCAAAGGAATACAAAGCCATTCACCATCCTGTGATAAAGTCCCCTTATGACAAAACTCCCCATCCAAATTATTAGGATAAATATAAATATGACAACCATCAATATCTATATTCTGTTCCTTACATCTCTTAACTATATCTAGATAATCCTTCACAATATCACCTCTTAAAGATTCACAGAATAAACTTGATTTTCTAGAATAATATTACAATCTTGACATAAACCATAGAAATGAGAAAAACAATTATTAGGATTGAACTTCTTCCCACATCTCTCACATCTATTCTTCCAAGGATCATACTTATCCTTCAAAACTTCTGCAAATACTTTCATCCTATCTTCCCTACTACCCATTGGGAAGTTTCTATTCTTAAATACCTCAACCCACTCATCTGCAGTATACCTAGGTTCAAAAACATTAGGATCCTTATAAAGCTTTCTCCAACAAACCCTCTCCTCTACCTTAATAGTAGGAACTAAAGAAAAAGGTTTAAAAGAATCAGAACTTGTACTAGAGAAATTAGTTGAAAAAGAACCTAAACCCCAATCATCTAAACCAGGTGCAGTAGTTAAACTAGTAGTACTTCTAAAGGAAGTATTCTCATACTCATTATATCTCTTATAAGAAGTATCCTTAACTTCCTTTGGAAGCTTAACAGACTTGGCTATTACTTCATCCTTATTAAAATCTAGATGACGAGTTAAATCAATATCTCTAGGAACAGCCATACTACTTAACCTTAAAAGCTCTCTTAATCTTACTGAAGAAATGTTCTTTCTTAGGTGTATTTACTATATACCTATCACCTTTCTCTTCGTAAGCATTAAGTTGAGAAATCAACTTATCCTTATTAGTAGGAATAGAAATAGTCTTAACAATATCTTTAGAAGTCTCCTTAATAAGCTTATCTAAAGTTAAATCACAATACTCATCAACCCAATCACCTAAGTAATAGAATCTATCAGAAACAATATCTCTATTCTTAGTACAGAAACCTCCAAATAAAATTGGATCTCTTTCCTTCTCAACTTCCTTAACTAATTCACCTTCAGAGTAATCAGTAAATAAAACATAATACTCATCAAAGATACCTTTAGTCTTCGTAACAACATCAATCATATCATCAGGAATCTCTCTAGGGAAATTCTTCATCTCAATAATTTTAACTGGCTTCTTACTAATAACATCTATGTAATTAGTAATATCATCTTTATAAACAAACTTATTAATTCCCAATTGTAATAAATCATGTTCCTTAAGAATAGTCTTGATATGAAATGCTAATCTCTTCTCTGCCTTCTCTTGACCAAATACTTGATACTTCTCCATTAAAGTACTTGCAGCAGTATACATCTTAGTAAGATCATCGTCATTCATAGACTTAATAGAATCCTTAACATTTTGAAAATACTCATAAGGGGTCATCATATCTTCAGTAATCACAACAGGAGCTACCATTCCTCTTTCCTTATCAGCAATAAGTGCTTCTAATTCCTTAATTGTCATCTTCTCACTATAGAAAACATTAAGTTCTTCACAACGTTGAATAAGTTGTTCTTTCTTTGCAGGTCTACCCACAATCATCACCTTCCTTACAAACATTATACGACAACCAAAATAAAAAATCAATAAATTCAGAGAACTTATTGATTTAAATTACACAATGGCAGGGAAGGTAGGAATCGAACCCACGTCCGTGGTTTTGGAGACCACTGTTCTACCATTGAACTACTTCCCTATAATGGCGGTCTGTACGGGAGTTGAACCCGTCCCTCTGCCGTGACAGGGCAGCGTCGTAGCCGATAGACTAACAGACCAAATAAGAGAAAGGAGGTAAAAAATGAAAAACCTCGAAAGCATTGTCCATACTAATTAACCCTGCAGTGTTAATCGATTAATATAATTCTATGACAGGGATTTAGAATTATATAGATATATAAATTGTTCTTCAGAACAGTACTTCCCTTGGAGGGAGTAGTAGGATTTGAACCTACGATCATGGAGTTGCAGTCCATTGCCTTACCACTTGGCTATACTCCCATAATGGAGCGGGTAGCCGGATTCGAACCGGCGTCGTCTGCTTGGAAGGCAGAGGTCCTACCACTGAACGATACCCGCATGGTGGAGATGACGAGAATTGAACTCGTGTCCAATAAAAACTCAACCTACAATTTCATTCACATGCTTGATTGTAATTATTATCTTACAGGTTAATCACCTACAATAAGTTTAACCTACCCAATAAATTAAAACATTGACTATTGGATCCTCAATGTCTTACATATGTTTATACGATATCTATAAGAACATCCATATGTAAATCTTCTTATAGATAAGTTGTTTTATACTAAGCTACAACTGGAGCAGCAAACATATTTGCTAAAGAAGCTTTAACATTTGCTATAAAGTTTTTGAAATTTGCATTTATTGTTTTTGTCCTTTAAAGTAGCAACCTACTGCATGCAATCATAATGACATTCCTACTGTCGAAACCAGAACATCCCCAAATAAAGGCGAGGAGTAATATTTCCCAGACGCTCTAATCCAATTGAGCTAGTCTCCGATAAATAATAAATGGTCGGAGACAGTGGACTCGAACCACTAACCATCTGGCCCCTATGTTAATCTTTAAGGAACTCCCATTTGCCATAATATCAATATCTAATCGTGTAGCCCACATCGCGTCCAATAACTGATATGGACACTACACTTTCGAAACGCTGTTTTGATTGGTTTCAGGGTCTCCCAACAGCTTCCCCTTTGTATAATTATCAAGTTTATACTCTTGTCTTCTAAGTTGTAATATCGTCGCTGTAAATCCAACAGTAAAAACCAATAAACTGTTAATATAATATACGAAATTATTTCTCTAAAATCTTAAATAAATCTTCTTTGAAATAATTATAAGAAACATCATCTGTAGAAAAGAAACTATCAGTAATCTTATGAAAAGGTTCTGCATACTTAACATCAAACTGACGTGGTATAACTTCTAACCCATCTCGTTCAGAAGCTAGATAAACATAATAAGATCTTCTTACTGCAGGAAAATAATGATCATTACACATCTCAATAGCAGTAAGCATAGTAGATGGATATTGAATGTACATTGGTAAATGAAACTCTGAATGCTTCAAATAAACCTTATCAACATCTGCTACAAAATCCTTAAAAGCTTTAAGATTCAATCCATAATTAGAATATCTCATCGTATTAGTTGCCTTATCAATTACAATAGTTGCATCCAACCTTGTTTCAATATCACCAACATAAAGTTTCTCAATATCTGTATTAGTATCTAAAATAAAGAAATCATCATTCATAAGAATAAAAGGTTCTTGTACATCATAAATGAATTGACGAATAGAATTATTAACATCTAACCACTTATTGTATAAAGGTTCAACATAAACATTATGAATTCTATTAATTAACTCATCTTGACTATCCTGTTCAATATTATGAGAAACATTGAATTCATCAGATTGACTAACAAACTTTGACAAATCTATCTTATCACCATAAACATAGAACTCTGAATTAGGATAAAACTTATTTGCTAACTTAATAGATAAATAAATCTCATCCTCTAGAGAAACCCTATATGGATAAAAGAATATATACTTCTTCATAAACCCTCCTAAATGTAGCTTCATTATGGAAAAAGTCATCAAATATAATAATTTGATAACATCCTAATAAATATACATATTACTTGATAATTTTCTTAAGTTCTCGTAAGAAACGCTTATCAGAATAAACAGCTAGAAGCTTAATGTATTCCATAGAATCTACACGATAACTTGATAACTGTAAAAGTTGTACTAATATCTCTCTATATGTTCTATCATTTATTACAGCATCCCTCAAAACTGTATCAACTTTATCTTTAGAAACAGTTACAGAACTCATAACCAAACACCCCACTTGCTACAATAAAATACTACTCAAAACTGTAAACTATCTTACCTTCATATTTAAATTCTGGTAAAACAGTGTCATCAGTTATATTATACATCAATAATAAATCTGAATATCTTTGTTGTAATGCACTATAATATTTGTACATATCTCTAGGATCTTCATTAGGCCATAAAATACTTATGACTTGATGCATATCCATAATCATGTTAAATACTCCAGATCTTCTAATAGACTCATATCTAGAAACTACCTTCTTAGGAAGATACTCATCTATCAACTCTTGAGTCAATATAAACTCACTCATTAATCCCACCATCCTCTCATTATTTTTGTTACTTCATTGATGTGAAATTCATCGGGACGTTTCTTTACTATGAAATTTATATCACTATAATCAGGATCATAAACTAGAATAGTATCGAAATCTAAAGAAACACCAAAATCTGAACCATCAAGATATAGTCTTCCTTCCAAATGTACATCTTTATCTCTGTTAGAGAAATAATTGTAAATCTCCTCTACACTTGGTGAATAATTATGTCTAGAACTCTTATTCAGAAAACCATTCTCATATAATATTTTGAAATCATCAAATGAGAAGTATAAGAACTGAATATTGTTTCCTAGACTAACAGACTCGCTATCATTAACAATAGACTCTAGAATTTCTTTGCACCCATCAGGTACTTTACTAAAATCAACACATCTCATAAATCACCTATAACTATTAGTATATGTTTAAACATATATTCATAGTATATCCCTTTCTGCTACATATTATACGATAAGACAAAAGAAAAATCAACATATTTCACAAAATAAAAGCAATTTCTTTCGAAATTGCAAATATAGATACCAGCTGAATACTACTGGTCATTCTCATAGGTGGTATATGTATATCTCTATACATATCTGTAAACTGTATGAAACTCTATAACCCAATCCCACACAGTGTTCACTATATTACCACTAAAGAACTAAATTGTCAACTAAAACTAATCATTTTTAACAGAAGTATGCTTAGTTCTGTCAGCAATCTCTGCTTTCTTACCCTTATTCTCTCTACCAGGACTAGTTAAATAACCTGTAATTCTTTGAATTCTTCTGAATAAAGGATTAATATGTTTCTTGTTTTCTGTTTTGTTACTCATAATAAATCTCCTTAAACTACTTTCCACAATCACAATCTATATCTATTCCTACTAATTCATCGTAAGAACAGTTAGGACAAATGTGTATATCTGAACTACCTCTAAAACTATGATGACATATAGGACACTCTATAATTGGAATATTGATTGCACCATATCCAACATCATTATCAGACATAATATGTAGAATCTCTTCGAAAGCATCTAGATTTTGACTAATATCTCCATCTACTTCTACATATGCAATATGACCACCATTACATAACTTGTGATACTTTCCTTCAATCTTCATCTTCTCATCTACATGAATGTTATAATAAACAGGAACATGCATTGAATTAGTGAAGTAAGCTCTATCAGTAACACCTTCAATAACTCCATAGATTCTTCTTGTTTGCTCTAATGCTGTCTTACATAAAGTTTCAGCAGGAGTTGCTAAAGTAGCATAGTTAAGTTTCATCTCTTTAGTACGTCTATCAGTATAATCTTTCATATACTTAACAATCTCATAACCTAACTTATCAGCTTCTTTAGATTCACCATGATGTTTACCTGTAAGAACCTTAAGACATTCAGCTAAACCAACAAATCCAATACCTAAACTTCCATGCTTAAGGACAGAACGAACTTCATCAAAATCATCTAAATCATCAGAATCCATCCAAATACCTTGTCCCATAAGACTTGGGAAATTTCTCTTTTGGAATTGACATTGTAATTCAAATCTTTCTAAAAGAGCTTTATCACATAACTCTAAAGTGTTTTGTAACAACTTATAAAACTTATCTATATTACCTTTAGAATCTAATGCTAATAAAGGTAAATTAATAGTATTAAATGATAAATTACCTCTAGAACCAGAACCCTCTTTACCATTACAATTAGTTCCTAAACGAGTTCTACAACCCATATAAGCAACAATATTCTTAAATGTTACAGGATCTTGATTGAATAAAGGTAAATTAAATGAAGCATCCATAAAAGCATAAGTTGGGAATAATCTCTTACTAGAACATTCCATTGCTAATCTGAATATATCATAGTTAGGATCTTCAGGATTAAAATTAATACCTTTCTTTAACTCATAAATAAGAATTGGGAATATAGGTGTCTCATGATTACCTAAACCATCCATTTGTGCCTTAAGTAAAGAAATAGAAACTTGTCTACTTGCCTCATCAGAACCTAAACCAAAGTTAATAGAACTAAATGGAACTTGACTACCAGCACGAGATGCCATAGAGTTTAAATTGTGAACAATAGACTCTGCAGCTTGATTTGTATCATCAACAGTCTTTCTATGAGCTTCAGTACAAATCTTAACATAAGTATCCATAAGATCTACATTCATAAATAAATTCTTCTTAGTTTCTGGAGTCCACTCATAAAGAGCTTTAGCACCAGCATCTACAGTAAAATCAGTAATAGTATTTGGATCCTTAATATATTGTTCAATATATTCTTCATCTAACTCTAAATCATAACCACTATATCTAACAAAAGAATATAATTGGTCTAAAATATGTTTTCTATAAGACTTCATAAGATAAGGAGCCATATATAAATCAAAATTATAAACAGATTGACCACCATGTTGGTCATTTTGATTAGACTGAATTGCTATTGCAGCTTGTAACATTGCAGTCTTAATATTAGATGGTTCACGTAACCAACCATGACCAGTTGAAAAACCACCTTTAAGAAGCTTTTCTAAGTCAATTTGACAACAAGTTAAAGAACCAGTACCAGTCCACCCTCTGTCATGAATATAGAAATCTCCACGCTTTACGGCCTTCACAACATCCTTACTAAACACTTCTCTCATAGAATGAAGCTTAATAACTTCTTCAGAAACATGAAGATGTCTACCAGATGGAGTATATCCATTAACATTAGCATTATCTGTCTTCTCTTCAGTATCCTTATTAGACAATGCATCAAAAACTACAGTAAGTTCTCTATTGAAAGCTCTCTCTTCACGAACCTCTTTAAACTTATTAGCAACCTTACGATAACCTAACTTACGCATGGTAGATTGAATTAAATCTTGACAATCTTCAACAGAGAAAAGTTCATCATCTTGATGTAAAGCAGCTTCCTCACGAATAACTGATATAATAGCACTCTTGGCTTTCTTCACATCTTTGGCTTCAATATCTGGAAAGTCAGAAAAAGCTTTATCTAAAACAATACCAATTTTAACTTCATCAAAATCAACTATCTTTCCACTTCTCTTTTGTATCTTCATAATTACACCTCCTTCGGTAATACTAAACACATAATCAAGTATAATAAAATACCAGAGCCAAAAAATAACACAGCAGCTAACCAAATAAGACGAACGATACTAGAATCAATATCGAAATACTCAGCTAAACCACCACATACTCCCATAAAACAATAATCTTTAGTACTTCTACGTAACTTTTTCATTCTATAACAACCTCCAATAATGAAAAAGAAGGAAACCAAAAAGCCGATCGGTACATTCAAATAACATTAGTTATAAAAACATATTGATACTAAACTTCTCTGTTTCCTTACTTATCACCCTCTAAAATTATCTATAGTTATTCATTTTTCTTTGTTGTTTTCTCCAGTTCTTGATGCCTTGCTCTTTCTTAAGTCTTCTCTTCTCACCAGGTTTAATGTAGTATTCTTTCTCCTTAAGAGCTTGAATAGTACCAGAGTTTCCTAAAGAAGCTTTTAACTTTCTAAGTGCTGCATCAACATTACCGTTTTGAACAATAATCTTCAATGAAACCATCTCCTTTTAATCTAAAACTATTCTCATATTATCAGGACGGTTAAAACCATCAGCTAATAATAAACAAATACCTCCGACTAAAATTCCACCACAGTCATCAACCAATTGACGACAAGCATCAAACGTACCACCAGTAGCAAAAACATCATCAATAAATAAAACATTCTTGCCATTCAAATCAACTCTCTTCATCTGTAGAGTATCAGATGAATACTCAGTTGTATAAGAAACTGTTACTATATCTTCCTCATTCTCATAAGGAAGTTTGCCAACCTTTCTCACCATAATCATAGGAATACCTAACTTACTAGAAACAACAGATCCAATTAAGAAACCTCTTGCCTCTGGACAAATTATATAATCCACATCTAAATCTTTAATAGAATCAATAAAAGATTCTGCTAAAGTATTAATATGACCAGAACTAAATATCGGTTCGATATCATAGAACTTGTCAACTCCTTTAAATTTATAAATCTTAATCAAGTTTTGTAGTATTTCCTTGTTCATTATTCTCACCCTCTTCTACCTTAATTACTTGAGATAAATACTTCAAAAGATTATAAGCTTCAGTTACAGATAATGAAACCATTCGATTAGCAGAATCAACAATAACAATATCTTGCTCACCATCAACCTTGAAGAAAGTACCAAAAGTAAAATTAGGTTTAAGTAAATCTTGAATACTAGGTTCTTGCATAACTACCTACCCATCTTCTCGATAACATTGCAAACATGATCCATTGCATCTTCAGAATTATAATCTGGATCCTCTGACCATCTGTTAACAATCTCACGAATAGAATCTAAAGCTCTTTCATTAACTCTTTCTTCAATAGGATTATAAGAACCACATGAACATTCACCACAACAATCATTGCATCCACACTCTTCAGATTCATCCTCATCAGAAGTAATGTGTGCAACAATAACACCAGAAATCTCTTTGAAAATATCTTTATATTCATCTAAAAGATTTTCTAAAGACTCTCTTCTTTGAGCTCTTCTTTCTTCAGAAACTGCTTCTCTTCTATCTCTTGCTGAACTCATCTATCTCACCTCTTCCTTACTAATATTATATACGAAAATCTAATTTCCTGTAGAACCAAATCCACCCTCACGGTCATTGCCGTAATTAGTGAATTCTTCTACCTCAACAAACTCAATATCATTATTTGGAATCTTAACAATTGCATTAACAATGTTGTTATCTATATCATACAACTGAACATGTCTAAAGAACTCTATTTGAGCAATTCTATCACCTTTGTACACTTGTTTCATATCAATGATAGAATTACACACAAAATGAATTTCATCCTTGTAACCAGCATCTATGCAACCAGAACCATTAGATGCTGTAAGACCAAACTTAATTGGTGTAGAACTTCTAGAATAAATCTTTGCTTCAACACCTCTAGGAAAATTAAACTTAATTCCTAATGGAACTAAAGAAACTTCCTTATGCTTAATCAACATATCTTTTCTAGAACATAAATCTAAACACATATCGTCACTATGAAACATTTGAGGAGCTTTAGAATCCTCATCAACTAATTGATACTCAATCTTAATCTTACTCATTTGAATCTCCTTTAACATGATGATCTAAATAATTCATTCCCAATATAGAATAACCTGCAAGATCCCTTAATGTATCATAAAGCGATTCATCGCCCATGTCAATATTTGGATTCTTAATTAAGTTCTTTAATCGAGAATACTTATCAGAAAGTCTAATACATAGAGCTGGTAAACCCCACTCATCCATCTCTCTATCGAAACTATTTCCATATGCTTTATTCTTTTGTTTAAGTGTTGCAGCAATATCATCAGTATAATACTTAAATTGATTTTCTTCAACTAAAGAAACATTATCAGCATAAAATCCTAATAAAGAATCTGAATTCTTAAAAGTATAAGAACTTGAAATAGGATCTGGACATTGAGAACAAACACTATTAGAAATAGTTAAATGATGTATTCCTGTTTCCTTTGCTATCATCTCAATAAAATCTTCTTTAGAAATATTTCTATCATCAATGAAATAATCAGCAACTATCTTACGACAATCTCCAAACTTCTTGATACCCTCTCTAATATTCTGATTAACATAATCAGGAGTAAAATCACAAACTCTCTTAAGAGCTCTCAAAGCAGGTTGAACAGTACCATTACTACGTCTACGAGCAGTATTAAGAATTACAACACCACCTTGATTTTGCCAATCCTTAAGATACTCAACAAAGTTAATATCAATAGAATCTTCATCTACTGCAGGATAATTATCTGAAGTAGCAATAACTCCATCAAAGTCTACACTAACAGATCTAGGAACTACCACATCTCCATCAATCTCAATAGACTCATCTCTCTTAAGATAATCTAAATCCCTTAACATATCTAATACCTCATCCTGAGTACCATAACAAATAGGAACATAATCTAAATGTTTCCCATTCTTCAAAGCATCTAAATTAGTCTTAGTTGCTTCTTTAAGAGTTGTAATATTAAAACAATTTTGTTTAGCACTATACTCTCCTACATAAATCTCATTCATAAATCCTCCTAAACAGTATCTACAAAGACAAATATTGCTTTCTTATATTCTAAACCATTTAAGAAATCCTCTAACTTCTTATCAGCTTCTGAATCAGAAAGCTCTAAATACTCTGTAGTATTAAGTAAATAGTCTTCTAAATCTTCAGTCTCATCTTTGAAAACCCAATTAGTCTCATGCCAACCATAAGAGAAACCAAGCTCTGCATACTCACGAATACTTGCACTATTAAACTTACCTAACCAATAACAGCTATCATCTTCACAAACCTCACCGTTAACCCATGCAAAGATAGGTAAATCAGGATTATCACTTATTAGTTGTATCAGTTCCTTGCTCATTCTCATTTCCTCCTAACATATCAGCAATGATTTGAAGTTCAATAACAGTCTCTGTAAAGAGTCTATCACTTCGAACATCACTCAAACCATAATCAGCTTTAAAACTTCTTGTAATCTTATCATTGATATAATCCAACACATCTTTAATTCTTTCTTCACTACTTTTCATTCTTAATACCCTTCATCTTTCCTTTAGTATTCGTTAAGTAATAAAACCCATCATCTTCTCTAATACTAATATCATCTCGAGTAAAAGAACATTTAGATTTCTTTACTAATTCTAAAATAGCGTCAACTTGTTCAGAACTAAATACATATGCTGTACGACCAGAAGATAAATCCTTGTATGCATCCCGAACAACCTGATTAAAGAAACTACCAGCTTCCTTATCTAACAAAGAAGTTCTTCCCATACAAATCCACCACCATTTCCTTAAAATATTATACGAAAGAAAGAGAGCTATAAACTCTCTTTCTTAAATCTTATCATAAGTCATACTAATAATATTCTCTGGCTTTTCTCTGAAGAATCTCTTAATCTCCTTCTTGAAATGTGATAACTCACTCTTACAAGTAGCAACAGTATGAGCCATAATATTATAATCAATTATAACAACATCTTCATTATTATACTCTGCTTCATAAATATCATACTCACAACAAGTAAATTCAGTTTCAACAACATCTAGAAAAGCATCAGCATTGGCTTTAATAACATCAACAGTACCTTCCTTACATGGTAACTTAAGACGTCCCTTAATCCCTTTCTTCAAACTCACTTACAATCTCACCTTTCTTATTAATAATATCATAAATGTAATGAATACTTCTACCTTCATGAATTGCTTCAGAAATCTTATGTAAAGTATCCTGTTGTTCAGCTAAAATCTCTTGACCAGCTTCATAAGTATTTCTAATGCCTTGAGATAAAAGTCTAATCTCTTCCTCTAACTTCTTATATTCAAAATCTAATCCATGAACAATATCGCCCATAATAGTAATATCTTGAACATCAGAAGAATCAAACTGCTCAACCAATTGTTCACTTGTAGACTTCTCAAGCTTAACAGGTGAATCTCCAACATTAGGATCTAACATAGAAAGAATTTCCTTATAAGCTACATACATTCCTCTATGATAAACATGATAAGAATCTAATTGTTGTGTTTGAATAGTATTATCATAATCAGAAATCTTTCTCTTAAGATAATCAACTAAAGCAACTTCTGTTAAATCAGACACTAAATATCACCTGCTTCTAATTTTCTTCTAATAGACTTAACAGTATCTAGATGATTCATTAAAGTGACTTTAGCAGACTCATCAGTACATCTGTTAATCTTTGATTGAGTTATCTCAATTTCAGTTGCCAAATAAAGCATATAACTATTTGCCATAAACTCTAACTTTCTCAATAGCATATACTTATCCATAGCATTAGAATCCACATAATGTTCTTGCTTTGTACAATTGTATTTCATCTCAGCAAGTAATTCTAAATCTCTATCATTCATACTATCTATCCTCCGTCCACTTAAAACTTATATAACCAACACTACCATCACAATAAACACTAGAATAATGAGATTTACCCTCTTTATCCTTATCCCAACCCTTACCATCAAAATAAAGATTAATTATATAAGTCCATTCATCTTCCCAGTAAACACTAAAATTAGGAAAGTGTTGTAACAGACTTTGAAACTTTCTTTCTAATCTTCTTCTAGACATTAATAATGGTCTAGAAACCTTAATCTTGAACTTGTAATCATAATCACATACAGAATAATCTATCTTAAATAGCATTCTCTTCACCATCCTCTAAAAAGACCAACCTATCAATATAATTTCTATCTTCAGTAAAAATAGGAATATTGATATCTAAAACCCACTTACCTTCAGAATCCTTAATCGCACAACAACCACGTTTAAGATGTGTTGGATAATCATTCCAATTGACATCCCTCTCTGTTAACATCTTATTCTGAAGATCCTTACTACTAATACCTTGAAGTTCCTTATGTGAGAAAAGACTTTGAGCAACACTATTAATAGAATTTCTAGTTGCATCTTGCTGTCTCCAAATCAAATTATTAATAACTTCATATTGAGGTAAATTAAACACCCTAGAATCAAACACAGCTCTATACTCTTTATCATACCACTTATCATACTTCTTTGAATTAGTTTCATACATATGAGCTTGAGGTAAACTATAATCCGCAGCAGCCAAATCCTCTTCTAAATCTCTCAACATTTCAGACAACTCTCTATTAAAGTATAGAGTAGCCATACTAGCACTAATACTAGCAATCTTTTGAACTTGATTATCAAACCAAGCACAAGAATCTCTATTCTGATAATCAACAAGGACTAAAGTAATCTCATCAGATTGAGTATAACCTAAAACACATCCTTGAATATTCTCACATAAATGTAACATAGTTTGTTGCATCATAGTAACAAAATCAGAATCAAAAGGTTTATTTAAACCTCTAGTAAAAGTATGAAATGCTTTACCATCCAATCTTATAACAACAGGAGTTCTTCTCATCAGATGATTCTTACTAACAGCTTCATACTCCTTCATCCTTGTTCCTAAAGTATTCTTCTTTTCCTTTCCCATACTAATCACCATCCCAATAATCATCAACAGGTCCTAAATCACCAAAGATACACATAATCTCTGTCTCCCATCTAGAATTACTTGGGACTAAATAGGAATTAAGAACATTTGCTAAATCATTCCAACTCTCGAAAGCTAATTCTGGAGCTCGATAAAAGTTATCTTTGATACACCTATCAATTTCATTAATTAATTCTCGTCTCCTGCAACTACTGAAAGTACAATCTCTTTCAATAACATCTTGTATCTGACGAGCAATAGTTGAAAAATCTCTTGGTTTAAATTCTTCCAAGCTAATCACCACCTATAAGTTTAGTCAATATTATACAGTCATGAGAAGATAAAGTCAACTCATCTCCAGACTTTCCTGCAAGTTTAATTAGATTGATTAAATGTTGTTCTTCCAATTGCCTTGTTAAACCAGGTAAAGGGTCTCCCATATCAAATACACCACCAGGAATAGTATCTGCTAAAGGACACCCCAAACAACCAGTTCTATCTCCAAAGCGATCAAATGAATAACAAATACCTTCTACACCAAATGGGTTAGGACATTTCTCATTATCCATTAATCTTCACTTCCTTTTCAAACGGGACACCATAATGTTTAAATATTGTGTCAATAGCATCAGTGGTAAAGAAGAAAACATTAAACCTCTTACCATCATTACTAGGAAACACATACTTAGTCATCTTCTGTACATTACTCTCAAGAAGATTCTTTCTTCTGAATCTCTTGTCACCTTCTACAAATGGGATATTATAATCATTAAGAATATCCTCCATCTGCTTAAAAGGTTTGTATCTAAACTGAACAAAAGAATCACCTACAGTAACCAAAAACACCTTTTCATTAGTATCTAATACCACACATATCACCTCTAAATATTATTCAGAAACATTAATAGAAGCCACAGCTACAATATCCTTGTAAAGAACTACCTTGGCTTGATAAACACCTAAAGTAGAAGTCTTAGGAATAGTTATATCCTTCTTCTCAATCTTAATAGTTTGATTTGAATACTTCTCATTAAGTTTCTTTGCAACATCAGAACTTGTAATAGAACCAAACACCTTACCATTTTCAGCTTTAACCTTAAAAGTAAATGTTTCTTTCTCAATCAAATTCTTTAGATTAGTTGCTTCTTTTCTAATCAAATTATCTTGTAAAGTTTCTTCTTCATGAATTCTCTTCCACTTATTGATAACACCTTCAGTAGCTAAAGATGCCTTCTTACTTCTGATAAGAAAAGAACCATAACCATCAGCAACTTCTATCATCTGACCTTTCTTACCTTTACCCTTAACATCTTCATCTAGAATAATCTTCATAAATAATCCTTTCAACTAATTATTGAAATAACCATAATCAATTACATTTAAACTTGCTTGTAAATCAATAGAATCAATTGCAACACCACACATATAAGAAACAGATTCACCATTCATAACATAAACTGTTTCTAAATCAGAATCAGCTTCTTTAGTATAGATAAAGAAACCTTTGTTATTCTCATCTATATACACATAACAATAACTATCATTACCTTCATACCAATGACACCCTAAATAAGTTAACTTAACATCTTCACTCATAAATATCTCCTCCTAATCCATTATACGAAAAAGAGTTATTCGATGACAACATTTGTACCAAATAACTCTGATTCTGTTAGAAATGGATCCTCATTAAGTCTATTAGCATAATAATCAAAATTATCTATTGCTGTCTTAATACTTACCAAAACATTATCTTGATAACGATCAAAATTTACTTCAAACACTTGTAAACGACTTGGATCAAAAACAACCTTATCAGGTAACTGATTTCTAAAATCCTTTGGTCGCTCATAAATAGCAAGAACACCACGATAAGTGAAACCATCTCTCAATGACAACCTCCAAATATAGAATATCAATTGACATAAATAATTCATATATTCATCTGCAGTATTATGAGTTACAGATGTAGACTTAATCTCCACAATAGTATTAGTATTCTTACCATCAGTCCTAGAAACAAAACCTAATTCATTCTCCCAGAAGTCATAAGGAGCAATAGGATTATCCTTAAACATTTCTGAATTAAGATAATCCCTAATTAAAGGTTCAATTGCTTTCCCATATAAAGTAAAATCATTATCTTCAAATACAACTTCTTTAAACTTACACTTCTCAAGAAGTAAAGTATATAAATCCTTGAATGGATTAATACCTAACAAAGTAGGAATATCACTTCCACCAATTCTTAAACCATTACTTCGCATTATACCTTTCCTTCAACTTATCCAAAGCAGACTTGAATTCATCTTCAGAAGAAGTTCCATTAAGCTTAAACTCTTGAGCAACATCTGAAATAGTCAATCCCTCAATACCACTAATGAAAACTCTTAATTGATTTTGATAAGTAAGTTTAGGTTCTACTTTAACCTCTGCTCCATTCTTAAAACAGTAAATAAGTTGACCAGAAAGTTTACTAACAACTGAAATATCAGTAATAACATGATCCTTAACTTTGAACTCTGAAACATAAAGCTCATCAACCACTTTTAAGCCCATTTTAGCAGCCACAGTCGTCACAAAATGCTTCGGAATACAAATGACAGGGCAAGTATATAATTCGATTCCTATGCCCCAGTTAAAACATGCTCTCTTGAATGAATCAGAAGCAGTTCCTTTCTCTGAATTAGTACCAAAATCACATTGACCATAATCACCTTTAGTTATCCAAGCATTCTTATCAGCATCCCAAATAGATACTTCACAATAAGCAGCTCCATGAGGATAAAGTCTAGTCCAATTCTTAGGACCTACAGTTTCATTAAGAATAGTCATATCAACTCTAGCATCTTTATAAAGAATAACTGAAATGCCATTATCAATTGGAAATGCCTTAACAGTAATCTCATCTGCCTTCAAATCTCTAAAATGAAATTCGTCTTTAACTTCATTCATAAAATCACCTCTACATTATAATACGATAAAAGGAAGAGTTATTCCTCTTCCTTACTATCTTTTGTAGATTTCTTTTCCTCAACAATTGAACCCTTGAATTCTATGAAATCTGCATTAGTTGTACTAGTATCAACCATCCAAATAGGATAGAACACATGAATAGTTTCTTCAATAGTCATCTTCATAATCTCTTTGACTAAATCAAAATCAGACAACTTAGGTAACTTAGATTTAAACTTCTTAAGAATTGCATATGCACCATAAGCAAAATCCTGTGGAGCACCAATTGCAGCAAAATCATCTATCTCAATAACACAAAAGTCTGAATCAATTAAGAATGCCTTATCTTTATAAACAATAATAATTTCAGAATTCCAACAAAGCAATCCACCATCAACAGATAAAGCACCTTGTTCCTTTAAAGACTTCTGAAGTTCAGGAACAGTATAAGAAACTAAACTATTAGCGTCCAAGTTACCTCTTCGAATAGCATTGGAATCTAAAATACTATCTACAGATGCAACTATATTAGCATCACGTAATCTACCAACCACACCAATAAATACATTCTCCTCTTTAGGAGCTTTAAATATCTTAGTAACAGTAGTTCTATGAGTACCAACAGTACCTTGAGAATCACCTGCTAAAACAAAACCATTCTTAATCTTCTTTGCAATAATAACACTCATTAAACACTCACCTCTTCAGTTTCCTTCTCTGACTCTCTATTATAATAAAGGTCAACACAATATTCCTCTAAAGCATCTAAAGCAACATCTGGCATTCTACCACTTCTATGAGTAGCTTCCTTATAAACCTTAACCAAATCATTATGAGTAAGCTTAATCTCATAATGTTTCTCAAGCTTAACCTTTGCTTTAGATAAAATTGCCATAGTCTCTTCTTCAGTAGTTTCTAGAATCTCAATAGTATTGAAACGTCTAGCAAATGCCTTATCAGAACATACAAACTCTTTATACTCTGTATTAGTAGTTGCACCAATCATTCTAATCTTACCACGAGCTAATACCGGTTTAAATAGATTAGAAGCATCAATAGCACCTTCGGCTCCACCAGCACCTACCATCATATGAATCTCATCAATAAATAGAATAACATTACGTTTCTTAGTCATCGCTTCAATTATTCCATTAATCTTCTCTTCAAATTCACCACGATACTTAGTACCAGCAACTGCAGAACCTAAAGATAATTGAATAACTCTTAAATCCTGAAGAAACTTAGGAACTTTCTTCTCATTAATAGCAACAGCTAACTTCTCAACAAGAGCTGTCTTACCAACACCAGGTTCACCTAAAACAATAACATTAGGTTTCTGAATCTTTAAAAGATACTTACACAATTGTTGTAATTGCTCATCCAACCCAGTAACCACTGTGTTATTCTCACGAACTTCTTTATTTAAATCAGTAAGACATCCATACTTCTTAAGTAACTTATCTAAAGAATTATCCAATAACTCTTCAAGGTCCTCAATTAAATCATCTATATCAACACCGATATTCATCAATAAACGAATACCAACACCTTCATAGAACTGAAGTAAACATAATAACATAATTAACGAAGGATCATCACTCTGTCTCTTCTTTGCCATTCCTGTATAAGCACTCAATACTTGTTTAAGAGCAGGAGTATAAGGAGTATTCTTATCCTCTACCGTACCCTTACCAATTACTTCTATTATAGTATCATAGAACAACTCATAAGAAATACCATGACGCATCATAAACTCTCTTGAACCACCGAAATCACTAGAACGAAGTAAAGCTAACATTAAATGAGATGAATCTACATAAGGATGTTGTAAAGCTAACATCTCTTCCTTTGCTTCCTTCATAATCATATCTTTAAATTCTTTCACAGTATCACCGTAATCCTTTCTAATTACCCTTCAGATAAACATCATTATCCTTCTCATACTCAGCAAGTTTGTCCCAGAACCCACCACGTGGAATGCAATACTCTTCATGAATTCTTCTCCACTCATCCATATCAATATTATCAGGATCGTATTCTGGCATCTTCTCACCTTTAGCATTTACATAATAAGTATCATGCCAATCATAATCAGACTCAAAACCAACTGTCTTAATATTATAACCACGATACTCATCACCACCAACAGTAATATAACTATCACGATTGAAAATAAATCTCTTAAGAAACTCTTCATCTGCTTCTAATAATCTTATAACAAAACCATTAGTAGCAAAATCTTCAGTATGATCTACACCAACCCAATTCCAACCACCTCTAGGAAAAATACTCTTAGTTCTTTCAGTACTCTTATTATTAATTAAATCAAAAATATCTTGAGGAGTTGGTTCAGAATCAGGATAAATATTAAACTTACCAGAATCAACCATACTAGTATAAATATTATTAATCTTAGTTTCAAACTCAATAATAGATTCTGCAGTTACCATACCCTTTCTATCATTATCTTCAGAAGCAGAATTCCAATCTAGGAAATCCTTAAGAACATAATAGACATAAGCTAACTTCTCATCCCAAGATTCAACTAATTTACTCTCACAACGACCAAAACCATAATCATGGTCTAAACTATCATATAACTCATAATGCTCTTCATCTACCTTATGAGGAATAACAAGAGCATGAGTACTACTTGAATTAGTTTCAAATACACCATCACGAATAAGTTTCATTTAAATCACCTCAATATTATTATACGAGCAGTTGGTGGAACTATTTAGAATAATCCACCAAACTACCAGAGTATTCTTGCTCCATAGAAAGCAATTCACGTTCACTTTGCTCTCTAGTAGCTCTACCCTCTTCTTCAATTTGTCTCATCTCATTAGCAGTTTCTAAAACTTTCTCATACATATACTTCATAGTATCCATATCTACAACACCACGTTGACTTGCCTTAGTAGCTCCAACTGAAACTTCTTTAGAAACATCAGCCA